ACCCAAGTCCAACCATCAATGTTAATCCTCAGATTAAGCCTGAGATTAACACCAATATAGGCAACAATGTTGGTATTGGAAACAAGAGTTTTTCTCCCTCAGCAGAGGCCAATCAGAGCCAAGGACAGAAGCAGGGTCAGAAACAGCAGCAAAAACAGGGACAGATTCAGGGACAGAACAATGATCAGGTGATTGCTCCTATTCAGGACACCGATATCACTTTTAATGCCCCTAAAATTCCCAAAACGGTTGCCGTGGGTTCTGCTCCAAACATGACGGATTCTGAACTAAACTTCATAAGTCCAAATGAAAGAGATGTCCAAACTGAATTACCAAGATTTGGATGCGGTACAATAAAACCCATAAAGGTTTCAGACTGCATGATAGAGGTAATTTGGCAGTCCAACGACATCAAATTTAAAGACCTTTACACAGAGGTTCTTAAGGGACTGAGAAGTAAGGAAGTCCAAAAATATCGTGCCAAATCTGTTCGGTACCAAATTCGTGAAGCAGCCAGCACAAAAACGTGGACAACTGGTGGAGAAGTTGCAGCCAACGCAGTTGGGATGGTTGGAACAGCAGCCGGTGGGATAACTGGTGGAATTTTACCCAAAGTTGGCCGATCAAAATCCTCAAATCTGTACACAGTTTTCTTTATCCTTGTACAGGAATTTAAGAACTAAGTAAGTTCTGTCAATGACTTCTATTGACAGTCAAATTGAATTAGAGTGTGACAGTGGTGTAAATTGGTAGCACGTGGGGATGTGGCCCCCAAGGTTCGGAAAACCTGCTCCGACTGTCACCCCATTTTTTAAGGTATCCTATGCAATTATCCAAGAATAGACGAAAATTGTTATTTTATGAGGGCGATTATATTTCTCCAGGATCAGGAGAGCACCCTCTGATCTATCAAGTTGAGGGATATGTAAGATGTTGTTACAAAACTTCGATGAATCCTTGTGACAAGAGGTGTAAAACCAATGGTCTACTCATGAAGCTCCATTGTCTCCTATTGGAGAAACATGACATCTATTGTTCAACCATTTCTGGCCAATGGTCAGGCAAAGGTTGGCAAACTGTTCATCCATCACCACAGGAATTGAAGGAGGGAAAACTAAAAAATGGACCATAAAATTGAAGACATACTGACCACTAAGCCAAAGACACCTAGATGTCCTGAAGGCAGACCTAGTGGCAACTGCCTTGTGTGGACACAAGAGAGTGGCATTTGGAAGGAATATAAGGGGGTTAAACATAAGGACAGAAGGTATGAGGTTCGGCATGCAAATAAGTGAGAATGACATCTACTATAGCTTTTGGAGGATGGGATGGGTGAGCCATTCCTTTCCCAGTTACTTTGTGTCTGACTATAACGTATGGATGCGACGATATGCAAATAAGTGAAAACGTTAAGTACCAATGCCCTATATCTAAGACTTGTGGAAAGTTTTGCATTCATGGAAACCCCCACACGCCAGACAATCTGTGTTTTCGGTTTCGGGGTTTTCGAAACGGACTTCACTTTTCCCAGAGAGGGGACGGAATTGAGAGGTGTACGAGTCATCCATGTAAGAAGGTAACCCATGCAAATAAGTAAGAACTCCAAATATCGATGTTCCTTATCAGGAAAATGCAAAGAGACTCGTGGTAAGCTTAAAGATTGTCTACATATGGGTGTCCACCTTCCAACAGCTTGGTGTTTTACCTACATCAATCCAGTGAATGGCAATCCTAAATATACATTACGGAGAGGATGTGGAACAATAGAATGTGAAGAATCAAAATGTAAAAGGGTGGAGTCAGATGCCTGACACTGAATATTTTATTCACTTATATATCACTGCCAAAAAGCTATGGTATAAGCAGAAGTATATGAGGAAGCCAAAGCCAGGAACCCCTGACTATGAACTCCTTGAGAAGGCAGCCCAAATAGTGGACGATATAGGAGGGGACTACGCTGGTTACATTAATTGCCAGATAGACGCCTGTAAGTGTATCCCCCTCTTTCCCTCACCAGAGCATTTGGTGACAGACAATGCTATCAAGAGGTATGCCAGAAAGAGAGTGGCTATGGCCATACCTTACCTCCTTAATGAGGCTAGAGATTCATTTTATGTGGTGGCCACAGGACGAGTATATTCTCTGGACAAAGTCAAGAGGCCAGTGCAGGAGGACAGTCGGGCCTACTCTCTACTTTTGAAAGCCCGAGGCCAGAAAGCTCCTAACGATCCTAAGGAGAGGGCCAAGCTTCTTGAGGATGTGGAATATGTGTTGGCAAAGTTTCACTTACTTGGAAGGAGCCCTACAGATTCCCTATTACGGTTTAAGGAGAAGTTGAATGGAACTGTCAAGGAATAGGCTGTTTCGATGTGTCAACCTGGAGACTTGTAGGTTGGGGGGATGTCGACACAAGTTCGAACATGAGTTCACTGAGGTGTGTCTAAAATCCTGTCCAAACGGACCCCATAGACCAAGAGAGTATAGAGGAGATTGTAAGATAGTTGAGGAGGAATCAAGTGGAAAAGTCTAAGAACAAGCGCATCCAGTGGATTTGGGATACCACTGGAACCTATTGCCTTAACATGTCAAGCGTCAACCACTTTCAAGTCTATTCATTTATTGGTGGAGCCAGAGTCATGGCCTATACAGAAGATACCAACTTTAGCGTGCATGAGGTTATGGTGGACGCTACTGTTCCCTCTTCACAAGAGGCATTACTGAAATGTAAACAGTGGGTAAAAGACATAACCTCTGTTCAGGAGGACGAATGATAACTAAACAAATAGTCTTAGAGTATCTAACTAGAAAAGGCTGGGAGTATAAGGTCGTCTCCTCAGATAAAGGGGATCAGGCTCTACTGAAACGATGTCCTCTCTGCGGTGATCAGGGGGGAACACACTTCTATATGGCAATGGAAACCGGACAGTGGTTTTGCCACAAGTGTGGGGAGGCAGGAAGCCTGTTTACTCTAAAGGGATTACTAAAAGACATCCAAGAGGTACAGGCATTTCATGACCTAATCCCCAAGACAGAAGTGGATGTGGACTTAATGCCAGAGGTTGAGGAAGCCCATAAGGATCTACTTGCCACACCAAAAGCTCTTAGATACTTACAGCATAGACATTTCTCTGAGAAAGCCATATCTTACTTTAAGTTAGGGGTATCCATTGAAGAAGAGAAGACTTGGATATGGTATCCTTTCTGGAGAAAGGATAAAATCCTCAATGTAAAGAAGAGGACATTGCCTCCAGAGAAGCAGTTCAAGCGCCATGCTGGTGGACCCTCCATCCTATTTAATGAGGATGCCATAAATCCCGATGAGATAATCATTTGTGAGGGAGAGTCAGATGCCCTTGCTTTGTGGTCAGTGGGTATAACCAATGTGGTCGGGGTTCCTATCGGAGCCCAAGGAATCAAACCCGAGTGGATTGTCCAACTGGATAAGGTGGCCAAAATATATATAGCCTATGACTCAGATGAGCCTGGCCAAATGGGGGCTGCCAAACTGGCCTCCCGTCTGGGAATTGAGAGAACCTATAATATCCGACTTCCAATTGGATTCAAGGATGTCAATGATTATCTGAGGAGTCACGGCCTGTCGGACTTTCAGGAGTTAAAAGGTAAGGCTGAAAAGTTTGATGTGGAGTCCGTAAGACCCTTAGCTCGAGTCATGCAGGATGTTATCCGCAAGTTGAATCTTGGAGAAGAGGAGGATGGTATAGAGTTTCCTTGGCCATCCCTTTCCAAACTGACAGGACGCATGAAGCCGGGAGACCTGTGGTGTATTGCCTCAAAACCCAAGGTGGGGAAGACAACGTTCACCTTTAATCTAATGTATCATATTGCCAAAAAGGGAATACCAGCATTACTGTTTGAATTAGAAATGCCTCCAGAGAGGATGCTGCCCCGAATTGTATCCTTACACCTCCGAAAGTCTGACTCAAACAACATGGAGGATTTGGCAACTGCCTATAAGGACTTGGCAGAGCTTCCCTTCTACTTTGCCCATCCCTATCATAGGGTTGAGTGGACATTCATAGCAGATACGATCAGGAGTTGTGTTCGTAGATATAACATTGGGTTTGTAGCCTTTGACAATCTGCATTTCTTAGCAAGGAAGGCCGAGTCCATGACACAGGAGATTTCAGCCTTAACTCAGAGCTTTAAGTTGTTGGCTGAGGAATTGTCAATTCCCATCTTGATTATAGCGAGACCATCCTATAGGGCTAGAAACAGGAGAATGACTTCTGAAGACTTGATGTGGTCTGCTGATATTGAGGCAGACAGTGATGCTGTCATTATTCTACATAGAGAAGAGAAGAATAGAACAGAGGGAGACAACCCCTCCTTCGAAGGAGTCTTTGAGCCATCCTGTCTGGTGAATGTGGATCGAATCCGATACGCAGCAGGTGGCGCCTGTCATCTAAGGTTCCATGATGAAATAGCAAGAGTAGAGGAGGATATAACATGAAACCAGAATATGATTGCAGCTTTGGTTTTGACCACAAGATTGAACGCCTGCGGTACAAATATATTGTAGTAACAGCGGGAGATCTTGATATTAACAACGCGATGCTTCTTAGAAGTAAGAAAGACGTAAGGGCATACCTGAAAGCGTATAAGGATATGGGAGGAGAAAAGATCCAAGCGATGCTAAAGATAGCGGAGTGGATTAAGTAAGGAGGATATAGTATGATATTAACCCCAAATGTTGAGGCAATAATTAAAGCCAAATCCAGAAGGATTTCCCAGAAGAGGAATCTCAAGTTGGAGTATGAAGACTTGGTTCAAGATGGATACCGATTTGCCCTGTCTCTGTATTCTAGATACCCAGACAAGCCAGAGGAGTGGATGTGCATCGCCTTACAAAATATGTATAAAAAGTTGTCCAAGACGGCCTATGCTAGGAGTAAGGTCATAGTGTCCTTTGGTGAGATATATGATGTGGCAGGAGAGGATCCTGAGGAGGAGATGATTGAACGGCTAGAGGAGACCAGATGATTAAACTTCTCGTCCTAGGAGCTCTGGGCCTGATCTCTGTCTTGTTGCCCATCAGACTGGATTGCCCAACCTATAACGTGAAGTTACAGGACTATCTGTTTGAGGCCCATTCTGTATCAAATATCGACTGGAGACTGGTTAAGGCTGTGGCCATAGTAGAATCCGAACTTAACCACAGGGCAAGAGGAGGTAAGGGCAGATGGCACGGACTGATGCAACTTTCCGAATTTCATGCCAGACAGAATGGGATTCAGATTTCAGACCTATATGATCCTATTGCAAACATTCATATCGGAAGTCGGTATCTAAGCGATATGATACAGAAGTATGGACTTCGGGGGGGTATTCAGGCTTATAGTATGGGGGAAACAAGATACTCTCAAGGAGGAAGAAACCAACGATACTGCAATAAAGTTCTTAAGATCTATAAGGAGGTAAAATGAAAGAACGGAATGAATATACAAAATATGATACCCGCTATGCCAACTTGTGTAAAAAGATAAGGAAAGAAGTAAATAATGGAGTTGAGAAAGATAAACATAGAAAGAACAAAAGAAATAAAAAACCAAGATGGGCTGGCGATGAGGGAGATAACTTCAATACCTTTTGTGGTTGTCACTAACTTTGATCACTGGTCTCCAAAGGAGAAGGAGGTACGATGAGAATCAAATACATTAAGGGATATCCAATGCCAAAGGGAGATTTCTTTTTTAGTAAAGGCAACCATAAGTTGTCGAAGGACATCCTGATCTGGAATCTTCCAAGATTGATAACCTGTCCGGGGGCAGGAGAATGTAAGGACTGGTGTTATGAAAAGAAGATTGAGAGGATGTATTTAGGGGCGGTTGCATCTAGAATGAGGAATTATAAATTTAGTCAACAAAAAGGATGGTGGATAAAGGTAATAAAATATCTCGAGGGTAGACCAGAACATTACGTGCGGATCCATGAGAGTGGTGACTTCTATAGTCGAAGATACTTCCAAGACTGGCTGGATATCATTACCCTTAGTAGAGGCAATACCTTCTATGCTTACACCAAGTCGTTTAAGATTTTGTCACTTAAACTCCCTCTACCATCCAATCTTATTCTCTTCCAATCCTATGGGTCTAATAATGATGACCTGATTAATCCTAATGGTAATACAGCTCGGGTCTTGGACGATCGGATGGTTAGACACAGGGGTGAAAAACTTTGTCCCTATCATAAGGCGGACTTTACAAAATGTGGAGAGTCTTGTTCCTATTGTATGACAAAACCAAATAAGGTCAAGCACGTTGCTTTCAGGAGGCATTGATGGAAATAAGTGAGAATCGAGAACCAACCATGTGGAGAATATTTAAGGAGGGATTTAAGGAGAAACTAGTTATATTGGGCACTGGATGGGCAATAGTCGGAACTGTGCTGCTTTGTTCAGCCGCTATTGGCGGAGCAATGTACGGACTTTGGTATGCTATTCACCACAGCCTATGGTGGTCATTGTATATAATTGGATTCATTTTACTTAATGTAATAGCATATGCTATTGGCAGGAATATGTAGGAGGAACTATGGACATATCTCAAAATGTAATCAAATCGTGTTACAATTGTGACCTGTGTAACGGGGTTAAGACTCCCTTTATTCAGGCAGACGGACCTATTGACGCAGAGGTGTTGATTGCGGGTGAGGCCCCGGGTGGTGACGAAGATTCTCAGGGAAAACCCTTTGTGGGTAGGGCTGGAAAACTTTTGCGAGAGGGACTCTTACAGCTCCCTCAGAATATTAAGGTCAGGATTACAAATATTGTCAAGTGCCGTCCTCCTGGCAATAGGAATCCCAAGGCATCTGAGGTCAAGGCCTGCTGGCCCCATTTCGAAGATGAGATAAGGGAGATGCCCAATCTCAAATTGATAGTGGCAGTTGGCAACATCTCATTGAAGGCAATTCTGGGCACCACTGGCATAACCAAGGAGAGTGGGCATGAATTCACATATGGGAAGTACAAGGTTATGCCCATCCTACATCCGGCCTACATCCTGAGAAATCAGGAGGAGCTTAAGACTTTCTATGACCATATTGACAGGATCCCAATCATCCTTAGTGGTCAACTGACAGACCCCAAAGATAAAGGGGTATACACAGTCATAAAGACCATTGAGCAATGGCGGGCTTTCAAGAGTGCTGTCTTGTATTCTCATTTAAAGAACAAATTTGCCTATGACATTGAAACCAATGGGCTCAATCCCTTTGCCCCTGACATGGTCATCAAGTGTATAGGATTTTCCACTGCACCCAGGATAGCATATGTCCTTCCTATAACTCAGATTAAGACCACGGTCATGGAAGAGCATGAAGTGTCTGTGAATGTTCCTGTGTGGACAGCTAAGGAATGGGATGAGCTCTACCTTGATCTTAAGTATCTGTTTGAGTCCAAACGCATTGGCAAGATGGGACAGAACATCAAGTTCGATAATATGTGGATGAAGCAGATACTAAAGATTGATGTCAAATCGTCTATGTGGGACACCAAGATTGCTGAGTTCCTTCTTCCAAAATCAGGTAGCACCAATCTAAAGGATATGGCTTGGAAGTATTCAAGACTTGGAGGATATGAGAACAAACTTCCCGACAAGCCCCATTTGGTAGATGGACAAGAATTGTGGGACTACAATGCGATCGATACTGACCTTGTCAGTAGGATACAACCAGAGCAGTCAAAGAGAATGGATCCGGGATTACAGAATGTTATGAAGACACTTATGATGCCTGTTAGTGACGTTCTGTGTAGGTTAGAGGCCAAAGGAATCTTGATTGATGAAGCAAAAGTCAATGCAGCCGATGGATTGGTGGCAGCCCAAATATCCACGCTTCTGTCTCAACTCCAGAAGGAGATGTCAGTGGCCGCCTACGTAAAGGTGTCTGGGGAGATGTTTAACCCCAATTCCCACACACAGCTCAGGGAGATACTCTACAAGTATGAGGGGTTAACTCCATTTAAGTTTACAGACAAGACGGGGCAACCATCCACTGACCAAGAGGTTTTAGAGAAGTATAAGGATACTTCTAACCTATGTAAACTTCTGTATGAGTACTCCTTATACAATCAGATGTCAAAGACCTTTATTAAGGAACTTCGGGATTATATGACTCCAGACAACAGGATACACACACAATATTGGCTCACAGAGACAGTGACGGGTAGAACCAGTTCAAGGAAGCCCAACCTCCAGAACATTCCAAAGGGAGACAAGGACATTGTGGCCATCAGAAATTGTTTCATCGCCGACCCTGACTACGTATTGGCAGAGTTTGATTTTAATCAGCATGAGCTGAGAGTGATGGCAGAACTTAGTGGGGATGACAACTTGAAGAAGGCCTTGTTGTCTGGAGATGTCCACACGGCCACAACAGCCAACATCCTGGGTATCAATCCCCAGAATGTAACTTCCGAGCAGAGGAGGTTGATAGGTAAAACCTTCAACTTTGGGATTATCTATGGGATGTCCCCTTGGGGAATCAAAGAACGGCTGGGTTGTTCGGAAGATCAGGCTAAGAACTATCTAGCAAAGTTCTTTATGGCCTATTGGAAAGTCCAAGAGTGGATGAACAAAATTAGAGACTATGTAAATCAGAATGGCTATGTCTATAGTATGACAGGCCGGAGAAGGCGCTTTCCCTCATGGGAAGCGTTAGAGGAGAAAAATTTCCGTGAAGCTATTAACTTTCCTGTTCAATCCTTGGCTAGTGATATTCTTTTATATTCCCTTATTGGTATTGACCTTCTGCTTACTGGACGAAAGTCATTTCTCACTCTGGAAGTACATGATAGTATTGTGTGTAACATACACAGGTCTGAGCTTGATCTTATTGGTCAGATCAAAGATGTGATGCTGTCCTACTTTCAGGACTATCTTCCAGATTTCAAGATGCCCTTGGAAGTGGATGTGGCCATCGGGCCTAACTGGGGGGAATTGGTGACAGTGAATGGAAATAAGTCCTAACACAAGATACTTCTTAGTCCATGACAATTCGTGGAGGGATGACGAGGATCCATCGTTCAAAGTTCCAGTGAGTACGGACTGGATAATAAAGCATGGTGGTTTTTTAACCCTCACCCCACGAAAGTATTATATACATAAGGAATGTAGAAGATTCAATGAGGTGTACTAAATGGAATTAAGCCCTAATGATGTTTTCTGTATAGTCCAAAATCCAAGGGGTTCTTTCCCTGACTTCTTCGGAGTGAGTTGTAAGGACTGCATATATAGGAAAGAAGGTGGGTGTGAGTTAGGAGAGAGGAAAAGGCGAGGATGGGGAGTAGAGGAAACAAATGGAATTAAGTCCTAACCTAAGACAATGTGAATTCCCTGAATTACTAAAGTGGAAGAAGAGCAGGGGGGTTATGTTTAAGTGTGAGGAGTGTTCGAAATGCTTACAGACCTTGATAGTCTTTACAAAGAATGTAGGTCAACCTACAAAAGTCTCTATAGAAAGAATGCAGCAGCTGCGTCACATAGAGAGGATCTTATCCAGGAAGCGGTGATTAAGGTCTATGAGATGTCTAAGTCTAGAAAGGAAATAGAGAATCCTGCCTACCGATATGCAGTTGAGAAGGACGCTATGAGGAAGTATTTAAGGAGATTGGGGTATTCACGGGAATCGTCATATAGGAAGGAGGAAAGTTTGGATGGAAAAGTCTACGAATAAGATTAGGGTCTTTAAGGACCGTAATGACTGGGAAAGCTACAAGAGGATTGTCATTGGGGAGAATCATGAAATAGGTAGGTTAGTTGAGAGCATGGTCTCATTTTCCATACGAGAACTCCGCACCGATGAGTGGCATATAACCTATGAGAGGAAAGAGGGAGCAAAAGCGATAGTAGTGGAAGATTTAAGGGAGAAAAAAGAATAAAGGAGGAGGATATGGTAGCAGGACAAGAAGATAAATTTGGAAAGAAGAACGATTCAGGAAAGCTCAGGATGGATTTGATTCCTCCGGAAGTAGAAGAGGCTCTGGCCGAGGTTCTCACGCATGGAGCAAAAAAGTATGATGATCGAAACTGGGAGAAGGGGATTAAATATAGTAGAGTGTATGCTGCTCTACGCAGGCATCTTCTGGCTTGGATGATGGGAGAAGAGATAGATGAAGAATGGGGACTTCCCCATTTGGCCCATGCCTACTGTTGTTTAACCTTCCTCTTAACTTATGAACTTAGGGGAATGGGAGATGAGTGGGATGACTTACATGAGGAGAAGAAAGATGCAGATAAGTGAAAATCAAGAACCTAAATGGTGGAGGGAGTATGACTGGAAGAAGAGCATCCTTAGGTGGGTATTGGGGATCGTGTTCTTAATCCTTCCAATTCTACTTATTATAGAATTAGCAGCAGTCATGTTTTTGGGACCGGTGTTCCTAATACAGTGCGTTCTCCAGGCTGATTGGGAGTTTGAGGAAGCAATTACAGACATGTGGGAGTGGGATGTGAAACATTTCGGACCAAGTAGAAAGTCAAGTAAAAAGTGGGGAGATTAATATGCCATTTATAAAACCAGAAAGACGAGAGATGGTGGATAAAAGGCTTAAGAAGTTTGGGACGGAAGACAGAGAGTGGGAGCCAGGGGACAAGTGTTACTACTATTATAAGAAGATGGTTGACCAGTGGAAGGCCAATCCCAGATGGACTACAGCCCACGAGATTTATAAAGAGATGCTGAGGTTTGTTAAGCCATATACACATAACGATTGGGATGTTGCTTACCATTTGGCATGGCAGGTATTTTTCCAGCTTTATGTTATACCCTATGAGGAAGAGAAAAGGGAACAAAACGGAGACATTTAAGGAGGTGATATTATGCCGATATACGAATACGAATGCTTGGAATGTGGGCAGGTGTTTGAGAGCATTGAGGTATGGAAGAGCCATAAGGCTACAGAGTGTAAGTTCTGTGGATCTACCAACATCTACAGGCTAATTGGCACTCCCCATGTGACAATGAACGTGGATGCCATTAAGCATAGTCTGCCAGATCCCACTCCCCCATTGACCGAGGCCAAGCCAATGGCAGGAAGTGAGACGGGTCTTAAGGACTTACCAAGGACAGAACTGAAGAACTATGTGAGAACCCACGATAAGCAGGGTAACACAATCTGGAAAGAGAAAAGACGCCAGTACGTGGATATGGGGAGGAAAAAATGAAAAGGGTGTATTTAGCAGGCCCAATTACTGAGGATCCCAGGACCCACCAGTGGAGACGAGAGGTGAGTAAGAAGTTGGGAGAGAAGTTTGAGATTGATGATCCCTGTGCCAGCAAATTTGATAGGGAAAGCTTAAAAGAGGCCGATGGGGATGCTGGAAAGATTCATGCTCTGGTTGACCAACATCAGTCTGAAATTCTCCTTCCTAAATCTTTTCAGGCTGTGGTGAAGGCGGACATAGTATTGGTAAATTTCTCCATTGAACCAACAGACCGTCCAATAATTGGGACAGTAATGGAGATCGCTTGGGCCTATGTGCAGCACAAGACTGTGATAGCAATTAGAGGTCCTGGATACTATATCCGACACCCAATGATTACGGGGTGTGTTCACGCATGGGCTGACACATTGGATGAGGCTGTTGAGATTATTAGAGAGTTCTACTCCACAAAGAGGTAGCCGTCAGAATGGCAATTTACAGGGACGAAAGTACTATAAGATAGAGAGGGATAAATGAAAGAACGATGTGCTTGTGGTTTCACGTGTAATCCAATGTGTGTGAGGTATCCCGAAAGGACGCAATGTATCGCATACTTCATTCCAAAGGAGAAAGTTAAGAAAGGAGGAAAAGATGCCAGACGAAGAAACAAAACCCCTAGAGACGAAAGTGGGTCAGGAACTAGAGATCGACGAGACCCGTCTCGAGGCCGAGATCGCCCGGCAACCAAGTAAGTTCCACTTCTATGGGTCATTATGGGCAAGGGCTTCCAAAAAGGTTAGGAAGGAAAAATTAAGGGTTAGAGCCCTCGAGGCCTCCCTATGCAAATCCTATAGGTCAAAGATGCTAACCGAGGACCCCAAGCTCCGCCTTACAGAAAGGGTTTTAGATGACTATTTGTCAGAAGAACCCAGCTGGGTAGAGGCCAAACGAAGACTCATTGAATTGGAATACATGGAGACAATGTTAGAGTTGGCCAAGGATGGCTTTCGCCAGAGACACCAAGCTCTCATTGAACTCCATAAGACTAGAGGTGAAGAGAAGTATTATGGCAACGTGTTTGAAAACATGACCCGCGAGTTCGAAGCAACTCAAGGTCAAATTCCAAGAGGCAAAAGGTCAAAGAGCAAAGGAGAAGAAAATGGAAAATAACCACAATAGAGATTTGTATGAGGACGAGATGAAGAGGCTCTACAACAGGAGCCAAGGAATCAAGGAGGATTTTAAGGGCATAGTCTGCCCAGCTTACCACAAACAGCCTTGCCGGTTGTGCTCCCTATGTAAGGAGATTCTGTTCGACAAATCCACAAAGGATACCCCTATTAGGGCCAAGGCCAGCTCTCTTAATGAGAGTCTGAAGTTCTATTCGAACATCATCTTTATGACTAACCCCAGTGAGATAGTGGTATTTGAGTATGGTAAGTCTATCTTCGATCAGTTGATCGCCGGTCAGATGGACGCCTTGTCAGAATGGAAGAACTTCATGCATCCACAATTTGGTAAGAATCTGTTTATCACAAAGATTGCCGGATCGACGTCATCCAGGCCGACCTACCATGTGGAAGCAAGAGCACAGATGTCTCCAATACCAGATCCTCAGGTACTACATCACCTTATTAATGATCCTAGGTACAATCTGACCAATGTAGTGGCTAATATGGAGGCTGGAAAGATTAAGACATTCTACCAGTCCAAACTGGCTACCCAGAGGACAGAAGTCAGATTCCTTCCTAGCTGGTTGGGTCCTCAAACATCAAAGTTCTTTGAGAAGGTAGGATACCACTACAATATTCCTCAGGAGGATTTTGAGGCAGTGCAGAGGGGTGAATATGATCCCTTGAGAGAACTCAGACAGACTAACTGGAAGATTCCCGGATCTCCAACACCCCCCTATGAGATTAAATCAACACCTGATGGGTGGGGAACAGTGGTGTCACCACCATTAGTCACAGCTCCCCCTCCACCTGTAGACCCATTTGCAGCCTGGAATACCCCCAAGGATGCCCCTGCTAGGGCACCAGTCGCCCCAGAATCAACGATCGGGACTTCCCCCACAGAGGAACCCCCGGTTTGTTTCGGTGAGTATGAGGATAATGACCCCGACTGTACGGTAATCTGTAAGGATGACGGGTGGTTAGACTCCTGTAAAGCCGCTTATGCAGAGAAGAAGGCTATGCAGGCAAGAAGAGAGGCAGCCAAGAGGGTAATGAGGTAATGGAAATAAGTAAGAATGAGACCGTAACATCTTGTAAGGAATGTAGGCACTTTGTTGGAATTTATCATACTCTCCCTATGTGTGGAGCTAAACTGCATACAACGCTCCGGACGGGAACTGTTGAGCACTTTCAGGAGTGGGATCGGGTTAGGTACCATTTTGGTTATATGGAAGAGAATGATGGGTGTTGTGGAAGTTTTAAACCAAAGGATGTAGGCGAAAGCTGAGGAGTGGGTAAGGGGAAAATATAAATGGAGGTTGATGGTCTGTGACACATTTTAGTAGTGGATGGACGAGAGAAAAGCAATCACAATATGAGAATGAAAGGAGGAAGAGTTATGAGCATATCTAAAAAGGAATTTCCAAAGACAATTTATGTCAACTGGGAAGGGGAGAAAGACGAGAGGTTCTTGTTAGCCAATGAGAGGATGGAAAACATTGAGAGTGACAAGAAGGTTGGCATCTATGAACTTAAGGAAATCAAAACCAAAAAGGTCACGTTTATAGAGGAGTTAATCTAATGAACATTGCGCGCTTAAAGAAGGTAGAAATAGTGTGGATGTCAGCCCATCGCTGCCATGCTCATGGGATACAGTATCTCCAACACCCAAATTGTTATGTACGAGAAAACCCAAGTATGGAACGCACGGCTATCGTAGATATAGAGGCGTCCAACTTGAAAGCTGACTTTGGGGTGGTGATATGCTATGCACTTCTTGATTTGAATACAGAGAAGATCACCTCTAGGATAGTTTCGAAAGGGGAGCTCTATGATAAGAAGCACCAACCTGACTATGGGGTGATGAAAGATTTCTGTCGGGATGTCAGGGAATATGACAGGCTGATCGGATTCTATTCGTCAGATGGAAAGTTTGATATCCCATTTTTAAGAAGTCGAGCTGTCTCACAGGATCTAGACTTTCCAGGATATGGGGAATGTGCTATGGAGGACGTTTGGCCCATCATCAAATATAAGTTTGCCTTAAGTAGCAATCGCTTGGTTAATGCCTCAAGGTTTCTTGTGGGAGCTTCAATGAAGACTAACTGGTTTGCCACATACTGGATTCGGGCCATCCAAGGAGATAAAACCGCCCTATCCTATATCATGGACCATTGTGAGAAGGATGTTAAAGACCTAAAAGCTCTCTACCTAAAGGTCTACAAGTTCAAACGGCATTCAAATACGAGTATTTAACATGAGCTACATCTGGTGTAAGAAGCGACAACAAAGAATGCATACCAGTGTCTGTGAGAAAGAAAAATGTGGAAAGAAAAGGAGGACATGTGAAGCCTACCAAGGACTTACGGGAAAAGTGGGAGGGGAAGATAGTGGACTTGGTGTCAGTACCCCACACGCTACACTTCGACCCAGAGTTACTGGGAAGAGAGTCAAGTTTAGGGGCCATCTGGCATTACCAAAACGAGATCCAACTAGAATACTCCCTGAAACCGAGGGACTTATTGACGACCTTGTTGCACGAATTTTTGGAGTCCATCAACAAGCGGTACGACCTAAGACTTCCTCATCAAAAGATACAAACATTAGAGGCAGGACTATTTCAGGTGATGATGTCAAATCCTGACATCTTCCAGGAATTTGTTAATGAGGCACGGTACACATATGAGAAAAAGAAATCCGGAAAAAACGGAAAGAAGAAAGAGGTTGGCTGCATGGTCAAAAGACGTGCGAGCACGTGCAGACGGGAAGTGCGAATGGTGCCCGGCAACAAAGTACGTACAGGCACACCACGTCATAGACAAAAGGTTTGAACCCTTACGATATGACATTGATAATGGGATTGCCTTATGTGCAGGGCATCATAAATTTTATATTGGTAGATCTGCACATCAAAATCCATTACGAGTATTTATATGGCTAAAAGAGCATAGACCACTCGCTCTTCAACATCTATTAGAATTTATGCCAGAGGAGGCTAGAAAATACGCATGTGTCCATTCAAGAAAAAAGAGGCGATACCGGTACCCAGTCTAACAGTAATGAAGGACATCTTGGGATCCTTGGTGGTAAAACCTCATGACTTATGCCATAACTTACAGTCAGGATGCGCCTGTATTAGTTGTCCAGCTAGGGCAAGAAAAACAAAGCACTGGCCCAGAGGATGTCCTTTAGAGCACGAGTATTCACAGACTTGTCATATAGGAATCTTTTTAACTGCCTGTGCTCATAGGGGATATCTATTGAAGGAGGAAGCTGATGGTAAAAAAGAAAGAGGTAAAGGATTCCCCATCCTTACAGGAAACGGTAGACCAACTACGGGGTTATCTGGACTCGAATAATGAGGGGGAGATGGGTCCTTCCTGGTTTTTAGATACAGGTAATTACGCCCTAAACTATATTGTGTCTGGAGATCCAAAGAAAGGCTGGCCTGGAGGCATGATCTCAGAACTGTTTGGAGATCCAAGTACAGGCAAGACACTACTGATTCTTAAGGCCTGTGCTGCAATGCAGGCGCTGGGAGGTCAGGTGATTGTGTTTGATGCCGAGGGCCGATGGGATGCTGGCTTTGCCAAACTGCATGGGGTAGATCCCACCTCAGTTATAAGGAATGTTCCTGAGACTATTGAGGAGTTTGCCACCTCACTGGGAAGGGTTCTAGATGGAGTTCTGGAGATGAAACCCATACCTAGGGTCCTCATGTGCCTTGACAGCTTGGCCATCCTGTCCACTCTCGATGAGATGAAGACAATGGGCAAGACAGAGGATATGGGTAGAAGGGCCAAGAGGATTAAAGCCCTAATGCGAGCAGCAAGAACGCGAATAAGGGATACCGAAGCCATCTTCCTCGTTTCGAACCACATTATTGCTAACCCCAATCCCTTCCAGACGCCCTATACCACTACAGGGGGCAAGGGGGTTTTCTTTCAGGCTTCTGTTAGGGTGGAAATGGGAAAGCCAAAGAAGATTACCCTGAAAGGTAAGGAAAGACCTATTGGGGTGACACTAACCTGCAAGTGCACTAAGAACAGTCTAACTCCTCCGTTTGGAGAATGTACGATGGATATGTATTGGAGTAAGGGGGTTAGCAAAGAAAGTGGCCTTGTTCCTATGATGAAAGACTTGGGAATTGTAGAGCAGATTGAAAATGGGATGTGGACTTACCAGGGCAACAACTTCTATGAGAATAACATTGAGGTTATAGTGGCAGAACACCCAGAGGTTTTAGAGGACTCCAAGTGGGCCCTGCCATATTTTAAGGTGTGAGGAGAAAATGAAAACAGTACAAACTAACTGGGATACCGACTGGTCAAATTGCTATACGATCCAACCAAAAAAATCCAGGATGCGGATGTGTAATGCCTGTGGTGAGGCACATGACATAAAGTGCTTCTTCATTCACAGAGGAGGCTACATAGGCTGTATGATAAACAGAGCTAGCCGTAGCAAATCTATGGCAAAGATCAAAGGAGGGACAAAATGAGCCCGTTACTTAGGAGATTTGTAGACGTGATTGTGGGAGTGGTTATTGGTCTACTTCTGGGCGTTGACATCCTGTTTGCCAGAAGTATTGATGTATCCAAGGCAGGAGTATCCTTGTGGATATTCATCTGTGTAGGAGCATTTATTATCCTCTTACAGTTGATTCCTGCTTTCATCCTATTCACTGCCTTTATTGGTCATATGGCCAAGATGGCGCGTGATAAGGTGCCAGTTGAAGAGGACGCAGTGGCCAAAGTGATGGATGAAATGCTTAAGGCCACCGACAAGCCGTAAGGAGTAGAGTGATGAAAAAGAGACTTGAACTCATCAGAACTCTAGCTGCTATCTTGAGCACAGCAGTTACCCTTTTAATTGCCCTAAAGGTTTTTGGGGTATTAGGATAAGAATATGGACTTGATAATTAAAATTTGGCCGTGGCTTTTCTCAGCCATATCTATCTTTGGGTGTTTTCTGAACATCAAGAAAAATGACTACTGCTGGTTAGTCTGGGAGGGAACTGCTTTTGGGTTCTCCTATTATTTTATCTTTCTCAGACCTGACTGGGGGTCAGCGGTCATCTGGCTATTCTACATTTTCTTTGACCTGTATGGATGGAGAGAGTGGAGGCGAGATGGAACTAAGTCCTAATCTAGTTACGTGCAAATACCAACTGTGGATTGATCAAGGATTTACGTACCACTGTTCGGAATGTATATGGAGGTCTGAGTGTGGAACTAAGTCCAAATGAGCGGTTTGATGACTTTTGTATCTTCTGTGGGATCCAGAACTGTCCTAACTGGAAGATGTGCTTTGATCTGGTCAAAGAAATAGATCGATTTAAGAGGGAACAACTCTATCTAGACTACGACAGGGCACTACGAATCTTTGATGACATAAGGAGGGAAACAAGAAACCATGAAAGCTACCGTAGAAATGACTCAGAAGTTTTTTGGCGATAAGTGCTCTAAGTGTAGGCACATGGGAAGGAAAGGCAATAGGGTTTTTTGTCTTAAGGGACAATCAAAGTCTGAACGCTGCATTAGGGAAGGGGGCTCGTGGTTCGATTCCGGATTCCATGTTGCATCTGAGGATTTAGCTGTTTTGATAGGAGATGAGAAAGATGGAATTAAAACTTGAGAGACATACATTCACAGATAGGAGCACCTTGGGGGACCTCTCCATAGATGGGGAGTTTGAGTGTCACACCCTTGAGGACACGGATCGGAAGATCGAGGACAATGGCTGCTCTGCAAAGGTCTATGGGGAAACCTGTATCCCTAGGGGAAATTACACTATTGATATTACTTATTCCCCTCATTTCGGGAAAGCCATGCCTTTAATAGAAAATGTTCCCTGCTTCGAAGGTATCCGAATTCACATTGGCAACCGGCCAGAGGACACAGAAGGTTGCGTGCTTTTGGGAACCAAAGAGGATGATGACTTCATTGAACACAGTAGAGATGCATTTAATGCCTTCCTGACCAAATTACAGGATGGCCTTAAAGAAGGGGAAGTTACTATTGAGATAGTATAAGGAGGTGAAGAAAGGTGAAAACTAAAGGATTATCATTAAGGATGCCTAAGGTAAAACAACCAAAGGACTTAAAGATTCCCAGTTTTAAGATGCCCAAACTTGGGATGAAGGCTCCAGACATTGGGATTAAACCCCTGAAGCCAACGAAGGAACCCAGTTTAAAAGTGCCCAGCAAACGAAAGAGTAATCTGTCCTGGTTTCCAGGATAAGGAGAGAGAAATGATTCTTCTATTCGGGGATATTCACATCGATTTATATAGACAGTATTCCTATACCCTTCCTGATGGGCGCAACAGTAGACTAGCAGAGCAAGAAAAGGTCATAGATAAGGTCTGTGAGGTCGCAGACGAGTATCAGGCTGACAGGATTGTCTTCATGGGAGATCTGTTCAATCAGTTAGGAGAGACCCTCCCCAAGGTTATCTATGATGCAGCCTACAGGATTGTAGACAAATTGAGACAACACACCAAGTGTGTTTGGCTAATCGTGGGGAACCATGATATCCATAGGGGGATTAACCTCTTCGAGCCGTTTAAGTCTATGAGTGGAGTTGCGGTAGTAGACACTGTAAAAGAAGTGGTATTTGATAGCTACCGTGTGGTAATGGTGCCTTGGGGACAACCTTTACCACCTATCAAAGCCGATCTGCTTTTAGGGCATGTGCCAGTGATGGGGGCCAAAACAGGGCTGGGGTTCTCCCTAACTGAGGGAGTCGCCGTATCGTCTTTTCAAACGTATACCATGTCACTTCTAGGGCATATCCATAAGAGGCAGATGTGGGGTTCTGCTATGTATCTTGGATCAGTAATGCAGAATAACCATGGGGATGCTGGAGAGGACAAAGGGGTCTATCTGTTGAAGGATTCCTTTATGATGAAATTTGTTCCTATTGACTCTCCCCAGTTCAGGACACTTCCCTTAGTGGGAAGTCAGGAAGACTGTGATATTATGTTAGAGAATATACAAGACTCTCCAAGGGCCTATTTCCAAGTTGTAGTAAAGGAGAGGGGAATTGTGTTACCTGACTTTGGACCCAATGTCACAGTCAAATACGAATTGGCCGAAGAGCCCGTGCGTCTCGAGCAGAAGACAACGGAACCCATTGAGGTTACAGTAGAAAATTTTATTAAAGAATCTAACACCATTATTGACAAAGATGAGGCTATTAAGGTAGCCAAGGAGTTGTTATGTTCCACCTAAAATCCCTTGTTATCAAAGACTTCCTATCTTTCAAGGAGGCCACGATCGATTTCTCAAAGCCCGGGCTGTACTTCATTTCTGGATTCAATGACAAGAATGGGGATAGTAATGGGTCAGGGAAGAGCAGTATTGTTTCAGCCATCTGCTGGGCCCTTTTCAACAAGACCACCAAAGGACTAACTGGTCAGGATGTTGTCCGATGGGGAACAGACAGTTGTTACGTTAAATTGGAGGTAACTGATGGAAAAACAGATTACATTATCGAACGAGGACCGCGAAACCTTGCTTTTTCAATTGGAGGCGTTTCACAACTTGGTAACAAGACTGATGTTCAGAGAATCATTGAAAGCACCTTTAGAAGTGATTACTTCACCTTTGTTAGGTCAACCGCCTTCTCTCAGGGGCAGGTTCAGTTTCTCGGTGCTTCCACTGACACCAGTAAGAAGGAACTCTTCAAAGGTATCCTCAACCTTGACAAGATCGACGAGGCCTACAAGAAAGCAGGTAAAAACCACGACACCCTCGACCTCGAATACGGCGATATTGAAAGACGATTGGCAACAATCAAATCTGAAATCCAGAAAGGGATTGAAAGAGCGTCAACCTACAGAAAAGCTCAAGATGAGTTCGACGAAGCCAAAGCCCTCAAGATCAAAGGGTTGGAAGACGGAAGAGATACATCAATAACAGGGAGTCCTCCCTCTGGCGTTGTCAAACAGAATATTAAGAACCAAGTCACTGTTTTGGAATCCCAATGTGGACCCACCATTACTGAGGCCAATGAGCGAATAGCCATGGTGTCCGCCGATCGGGCTGTCCTGATGAATCAGCATGACAATATGTTCAACCTGATGCAGGGTAAAGGCCCCATAGAGGATTGTTCCCAGTGTGTGCCCCTACAACAGGGAAAAGCTGCTATGCAGTCCCAACTGGATTCTTGGAAGAGAATGATTAACAAGTATGATAGGGAGCTTAAATCCCAGAGGGATAGAATAGCCAAGGCTACAGAAATGACCAATACCCTCTTTAGTCTCCAACAGCAGCTCAAGTCTATTGAGATGGAGGAGCTGAAGTATGAGATGGACGTCAAATCATCTCAAGAGCGTATCCAGTCCATTAATAAACAGATTGCTGACGAACAAGCCAAGGTATCTCCCTATGATAAACTCCTCCTACAACAGCAGGAGGACCTCCAACAAATGGGCAACTCACAGCAAATGCTAGAGGCCAGAAAGGTCCAGGTGGCCAAGGACATTGATCTCTTTTCCTACCTAAAGTGGGTATTCAGTAAAGCTGGGGTAGTGTCCTTTATCATTGAGAAGGCCTTTGGACGTTTACAATTTCTGGCCAATATGTATCTCTCTAAAATTACATCAGAGAGACTCTCCTTAGAGATTGCCCCCCAAAAGGAATTAAAGAGTGGCGCCTTTAGGGAGGAGATTGAGATTGTTATTAAAATGGACGATCAGAAGGTGAACTACTGGGGATTGTCAGATGGCCAGAGGGCAAGGATAAATGCAGTAATGCTCTTTGCCATTCGCCGGTGGGCCTTGGATCTTGGGGTAAACGCGTTTGACTTTCTCTTACTGGATGAGGTTTTGGACATATCGATTGATAAGAGTGGGCAGGAGGATTTACTTGACCTTCTTAAGGATATGAAGAAAGAGATTGGAACGATCGTTGTTATTAGTCATCAGGACGTCTTTAAGAGCTCCTTTGACCATGAGATTTTTGTCAGAAGAGACAAGGATGGAATCTCAAGGATAGTATGAAAAAAATAAAACCCAAGGTACATGTAGCTGAACCTGCCACAGCAGAGGAAATTCTGAAGTCATTAAGGAAATCGTATCCAGAATTTTATAAGAGGAAGAAACCCTATGGAAATTTCAAAAAATAAGGTCCACGTTAACTGCCGGAAATGTACATATTGGATTTCTTATGAGAAACAGGAGAGATGTGACAAGCTGAGAATTGCAGAACGTCTAAACCCTAGTGGTCTTTCCATGACATATGTGGAACACCTAGAACCTGAATTTGGATGGTGTAAGGAGTTTGAGAAGAGAAAATGGTGGGAGTATAAAAGGATAGGCCATATCTTTCTGGGCTCACTTTATCTTACCTATGGCCTTTGGATTGCATTTATCCTTTGCCTTTTCTATAACCTTTCCAGGATATTCTGGAAATAAACCTGAACTCTCCAAGGCATTGATCAAAAAGCAGGTAAATGGTCTACAATACTCTTCCTTCCTAAATTTGTTATTTCTTCCCTCAATAGCATCTGAAACTGCATGTAGTACCTCATGGACTAAAACAAACCTTACTTCTCTGGGCGTTAGGGATTTATCAACCCAGATATCTCTGGATCCAATATCCACTACAGCCCAACTACGTCCCTCCAATGGGTTCTTCTTCTTATCCCCACTTATATAGTGGATCCTATACTTCCAGGACCCAATCGTTATTTTTTTAGGTCTCACAAATGGCTGTCTCATTTGGCTATGAATATCCCCGCTATAATCCCTGCAATTATTCCCCCCAGTATTTGAGGAAAACTTATCTTTGGTTTTTGCGTAGCTTTGGCCAACTCCTGCCATTTGTCAGAGATCTCTTTCATCTGCTGAAATGCCTTATCTGAAGCAGCTGCTTCTCTTTCAGCTATGTCCGTAAGCTGCTTCTGGTACTTGGCTTCCTTTATGAGATCCTCATTCTGTTTAGTTAGATTAAGGTTGGCTTCTTCTAAGGTAGTTACAATGTCCTTCAGAATGTCTAGCTCTTGTTTGTCCTTATCTATCTGGCGAATGTCTTCATAACTAAACCAAGCTCCCTCATTTACCACTAGGACGGGGGGCACGGGTGGCACTGCCGTAGCCACGTTTGCGAAGATCAGCAATAAGCTCATCAATATCAGTGGGAACAACAATTTTTGAAAACTTGTCCTGCAGTTCATGATACCTCCTTTCTATGTCTGTATATTTAGCCTGTAACGCGATCCTGTCTTTTTGTACTTGGGTTAATTGATTTTGGATGGTAGCTTTCTCCTGTTTCAATTGAGCCTTCTCCTTCTGGAGATCAGCAACAACTTTACTTTCTACTTGCTGGTATTGTCGGGCTAGCATGTCGAATAACGTTTTATCTGTTCGGCTCCAGACTCCGTAGGCAATGAGAAGAACGGCTAACCCCAAAGCCAATAGCTTCCAATGATTTCCTATCCATGTAAACATTATTTTTTACCTCCATTTTTCCCATTGATTTTGTTTTTGTAGAGGTTTACAATGGCATCAATTGGGATTTCCCTAACTCCAGTTAGGGTTGTAATTCCAATAATCCCCCACATAGCATCAATCTTTTGTAGAAAGAGTAAGACAAAAATCCCCCCCAAGGCTAGAGTTTTAACACTAGTTATCTCTGTAATAATTTTCTTACCCCCCCTAATCAGGATGTCTTTTGTAGAGGTTACTTTTAGGTAGGCCTCTTGGTCCTCTCCTGGGGTATCACTTGTTATAGGAGTTCCTACTACAATATTCTTCTGTGGTTCTTCCTTAGGTTTCACTTTCATATCGCCTCCTTTATTTCCTTACAAATGTAATTCACATCCTCTGGCGTCAGTTCTAAATGTAGGGGTAAAGACAGTTCTTTCCGGAAGAACTCCTCCACATTTGGCAGAGAATCCTGTTTGTACATTGGATAGTAGTAAGCTGGGCGGTAGTGAACCCCCGTCTGAATCCCCTTCTCCTTCAACCTCTCCATCAATAAATCCCTTTTGTCTACCAGTATGGGCATTAAATGACAGGATGACAGCCTGTCAAATAGTGTGGGTAATAGGGTTATCCCCTCAATCCCGTGTAACTCATTGTAATACAAACTTACCAATAACCTCCTATACATATTTCCTTCCTCCAGATGTGCCAGTTGCACCAATCCGATAGCTGCCATGATGTCATTCATATGGGCCTTCTCTCCCACGAAGGGGACATTATAGTCCCAACTGTAAGAGGAGCCTGTCCTATCAGCAGTTGACTTATCGATCCCACACCATCTCCACTTCCTCATGTGATCTCTTGCCTCTTCGTTATCCGTAGTCACCATTCCTCCATCCCCTATAGCAAGGTTCTTAACCGATTGAAAGGAAAAACAACAGAACTCTGATGTTCCTCCAATCAGGTTTCCTTGATACCTAGCCCCACAAGCATGGGCTGCATCCTCTATAACTCTAAATCCGTATTTCCCTGATAGATAATGGATCGCGTCCAAATCTACAGGTTGACCTCCATAGTGGGTTACTATCACGGCTGCTATGTGATCTTTATGTTCTTTACACAAACTCTCTATGGAGTTTGGATCAATATTACCAGTGGCAGGTTCTATATCGGCAAATAATGGAGTAAAGTACTCCTGATCGATGACATGAACGGCGCTAATGAATGTGAGAGGAGAGGTGATGACATAATAGAGTTTCGAAGATGGGGGAAGGAAATTTAAAGCGGCTTTCAAGGCAGCTGTTCCAGAGTTAAAGGCAACAGCATACTTTGCCCTTACATAGTTGGCAAACTCCACTTCAAACTCTTGAGTCTGTGGTCCCAGACCGGTCCATCCAGAGTTCAAGATTGTGCAGACAGCGTCTGCGGTTTCTTTCGGATATACTGGTTTAAATAGTTGAATCATCTCTTCTCCTTATTATCCTCCTCTTCTCCTCCGTGGGAACAGGGCTATGAGCATCATGATAAAGGGCAAACTCTTTTAAAAAGAAACCCCTGAACTTCTTGACATCCTCAGCCTTCAGATAAGGGGTTTCTATTACACAGTCTGTCTGAACGTTAAAGGTACTATAGTCAGTGGATAGAAGGTAGTTCTTGGCCACACAGTCGTCATAAAGCCTACTTCCGGGATAGGGGGTGGCAATCATAACGTTGATGGCATCTGGCATCAATTCTTGGGCAAACTCTAATGACCTACACATACTATCAAAGGTCTCCAGAGGCATCCCTATGACAAAATAGGCCAACGTCAATATCCCCAGTTCTCTACAGTCAGCCACCACTTCTTTTATCTTTCCCCTCTTTAGGTTTTTACCCACCACTTTATTTCTAATAAAGTCATCTCCACTTTCGATTGCCAAGTTCACGGACACACACCCGGAGTCCCTCATCAATTTTAATAGGTCCTTATCTAATGAGTTAATATATAATCCGTTAGGAGTGTTCCATTGAACCTTACACTCTTTCAGCAAGGAGAAAAGACGTTCTGACCTATCTCTGTCCAATGTCAGGTTGTCATCCTCAAATGAGATGAAAGGGACATTCAGGGATTTAATTTCCTTTATCACGTTCTCTGGACTTCTAGCTCGCCAAGTACTCCCCCAAGAACTTCTGACAGAACAGAAGGAGCAGTTGAATGGGCAACCTCTTGAGGTTACTATGCCCACGCGCTCTTTGTTAAACTCGGGTCTATCAGGAAATGGCAGGGCATCCAAGTCTTTTATACGGCGTTCTATAATTGGACTCTCAATTCCTTCTAACAGCAATAGGAAAGCCTCTTCACCCTCACCCTTCACCACATAATCCACACATTCATTCTCTGACACTTCCTCTGGACAGGCAGAGGGATGACATCCCCCCATAACCACGATAGTAGTGTCATTGGCCATCCTCACCAGCATGGCAGCCTTCAAGGCGTTAGGGTAAGATACGGTAAAGGGAACTGAAATCCCTACGTAGTGGGGTTGGAACGTTTCTAATCGGGAATTCAACTCGGAGAACGATCCACTAATAATCTCTACATTCCTGTAACCCTTTGACTTTAGGTAACTGGAAATGTAGCCTAGACCTAAATGGCCAACCCCCTCATATGTCCATGGTAAGGAGTAGGGTGGATTAACTAGAAGTATCCTGTCTTTTAACGAAGCTCGCATATGGCAAATATCTCCGCATCCATCTCTGGATAGTCTTTACCCAACTCATAGAAACCATCCATCATTTCTTCCGTCCAACTCTCATCCATCTGTTTAGCCGATAAGGTTTTTAAAAAGAATCCCCCGGAGGCCACCACACTAAACCCCACATCTTGAAGTTCGCTTTTTAAGGCATCCAGAGTATAAACCTTCTTATGACCCACGGCCCTTTCTGGACCATGTAGTTCACACCTATACTTCAATAACCCCATCTTCACTCCCAACTGTCTATGAAGAGAATTACCGTTGGGGACCACAATTATAACTCTTCCATTACCATCCAGAAAAGTCTTAATGTCATTCAGGACATCTCTAGGCTTTTCAATATGTTCTAAACTGTGGGATAGGATTATTGTATTGTAAAGCTTGTTGGGAGGAAGCAATTTAGGAAGGTCCTCAAAATACCCATGTATCTTTGTGAGGTTAGGAAAAGGGGACAATCGATCCAAAAGTTGCTGCGATCCATCTACCACCGTTAGATCTTCAAAGGCGTTGGCCAGCCACTGAGTTATAGTCCCATCACCACATCCCAAGTCTAAGCATCTTCCGTTTAGAAAGAAAGGGCACATGACCCTATATCTGTATTGCTTTAACTTTCTATGGTGGAGGGACTGGAATTCACTAGAATAGATACTTACAAACCGATCTAATTCCTCATGCATGCTCTTCTCCTAATTTATAACCCACAGGAATTTTACACTTGACCTCAGTACAGGTCCTACAGTACTCTGGGGGATCACAGTAGATACTTTGGATTCCCTCAAGGATTTCTCTATATGCGTATTTAGATGAAACAGTTGTATACATCATCTCTCCATCTGCTACCTGACAACAGGGAACCACAGTCCCATCCCAGTAGATTACAAACATAGTGTCTATGGCTGGACAATTGGCAGTCCGGAGGGCCTTCTTACTATGAACCATTCCCCTCTGCCATTTAACCTTTAGGATATCATCCACAATGGCCTTTATCCTCCAGAATTCCTCGGTTGAAAAAATGACACACCGTAAAGATGTTTGTATGCCCAACCTATTCCCCAGTTCATACATCTTAAAGATCTGACATAACAAGTTTGGTGGAGTGTTAACATTGACGCTGAGATCAAGATAGGTAAGACCGGAATCTGCCAGATTATTCAGGATATAACTATTAAGTAGAGATCCATTGGTTGTAAATCCAACTTTAAAATTTTCTGAGGCAATCCGTACCAACCTAACGAGATATGGATGAAGCAGGGGTTCCCCCCAGTTATGTAACCAGACTTCTCCTACACCCAACCTCCTACACAAGCTTAAAGAATTCTCAAAGGTTCCCATGGACATTAGACCCAAGGGTCTCTTCATGGTATTCCTTAGACACCCATGACAACTAAAATTACAGTAATTTGTAACCTCTATTTGGCATCTCATAATTCAAATCCATAAGGTAGGGTATCAATTCCTCTTACCCACACTATGTCTTTAGGGATGGCATTGTATTTTGGCAACTCTCCCACAGACTCCCCAAATCCCAACTTGATGTATGTGTCGGGCATGTTAGCCCCATAGTGAGAAAAGAAGTTAGATGTCGTAAAGAACCTACCTGCATTAATCTCTGTCACCAAAGGCATCCCATACTTATTTTCCTTCATGTCAATACAGAAGATTCCATGGGCTCTTTTATCAATATTCCACATGGCCTGAGTGGCTATGACATTCACCCTATCATGGTGGACCGTAACTGCTACTGATGGGGAAGACGATTGCCCAGAGGGAAATAGGTTACCCATAAGATATTCCATTCTCTCCCTTGCCATGGAAGTGATGAGTTCCCCATTCAACCAAACTGACTGGAAAGCATACTCCTTCCCGGGCAGGAACTCACTTACCATAAAATCACTTGACTCCAGCCTTTTCGTTTCCTTCCAATAGTGTATCCAATCCAGTGCCTGCCGAAGAGTAGTGATAGGCAAAGCTGCCTTTGAACCTGCCCCCCTCACTGCTCTAAGCCACACCCTCTTCTCTTCTGATACGTCTTGAATCATTTTTATCTGGCTTGCCAGGGTATTCTCATTTACCAGACTGGTTAGAGGAGCAAGTCCCCTCATAAGAACTGCCGTCGTATACTTATTCCGGCATGCCTCTATAGTTCCCTTACTTGGTAAAAAAGTTACCGCATTTATCTTTTCCCTATTTCTGGAGAGAAACTCCACTTCGAAATCAGGTTGGGCATGGACAAAGTCAACGGATTCCTTACGCATTACCCAATTGAGGTCAGCCACTCTTCTAGCGTCTTGGGAGGTAAGGTAATCCACACGGTATGTTTTAATATCAAACCTTCTTTCAATCAGCTTTAGATGCCAAGGGTTTACATCACACCCAATCACATTATAGTCCTTTGTTAATAGAAGGCTCTCTATAAAATTGATTCCCGCAGGTCCGCCGGCTCCAAGAACCAGAACAGTTTTCATACCATACTCCTGAATGGCCTTTCAGTATAGATTCTGATCCCCCATCTCCTAATGTAGTCCCTAAAGTCGTCTGTCTCTCCGTCTTCCTCCCCCAGATATTCAAAAGTCTCAACATTGAAACAGAACTCCTTAAAATAGATCAGAGGGTACTCAATGCTTATCTCCGGCTCAATACCATGGAATCTGGCCACTGGCAGGTATCTATCTATAATCTCTCTTAACATTGTTACCCGCTCCTCCCTAGTTGGAGGGAGGATCCCCCTAATAAACTTCGCTGGATTCCCTACATAGACCCCCTTTATTCTAAGGTTATTCGTAACCACGCTTTGAGCCCCTATCACCACATTATCTACTATTTCAACCCCCATCATTATCACACTTCTGTATCCCACAATCACCCCATTCCCAATCTTAATGCCTGCAAACTTGGCAGGATAGCCATCTAGGACAGATAACCAATAGCCATGGGTCAGTAGGGTCACGTCATGGGATAACCCTACATCGTTTCCAATCTTAACTGGTTCAGCTATATTGATAGAGTTATTATGGAGGGTACATCTGTCCCCAATGGACAGGTTGGCAGTGGGGTTCTGACATCCTCCCCCTCCTACCCTTAATCCAGAAGTGTGGAATAGGTATTTACCGATCTTTACATTGTTTCCCCTAACCTGTATATCGTCTCCCAACTGGCTATGGTCTCCCATACTAAAGGTCCCGTTTAGGGAGATAGAGATATTATCGCCAAAATGAACATCCTTCCCCAGGTCAATTTCTTTTGCCTCTATTTCAAGGTGTTTATGAACATTCTCTAATCTCATTGTAAGCCCCCATTAATGTCAAGACTGGCTCCATTTATGTAGCTGTTCTCAATTAAAAAATTAACAGCCCTATAGATGTCTTCTGTGTCTCCAAACTCTTTAGTAGGAATCCTCTCCTCAATTTTAAGTTTCAATTCTGGGGGTACATCAAACCCCATTCCTACATTAAAATATCCAAGATTTAGATTGTTAATGGTTATTCCCTTGGAGGCATTTTCAACAGCCAAGACTTTCGTTAAGCCAAGGAGTCCAGCCTTTGAGGCTGCATACGCACTTGTGCCCGGGATCCCTAACCGATCGACAATAGACGAAAAGTTGATTATCCTTCCATACCCCTTCTTTCTCATTTCAGGAAGTACAGCCCGGATAACATTGAAGGTTCCAATCAGGTTTACTCTTATGATCTTCTCCCACTCGTCAAGATCGGCTTTGTGGGCAAAGGAATTATAATTTATTCCTGCACAGTTTATAAGCGTTGTATCCTCAAACAGGGAGAGTGAGTCTATCCAGGAAGAAACTTCTGAATAGTTTGAGACATCCACCTTAGTATAGTATCTGGAAAGAATGGGTGTAGGAGGGGTAGATAAAAAAGTACCACATACAACTTCCCCATCAATTAAGTACCTCTCCAGTAAATATTTTCCTATTCCCCTAGAAGCCCCAGTAATAATCTTCATGGTTTTTCTCCCGGCTGGTACTTAGGTATTCCAGAGTAAGCCTTCCTCTCTCCCCCAGTCAATTCCCTATCTAGATTATGCCACTTCCTAAGCTTTTCCAGTAAGGTTTTATCAACAGGTTCTGGTTGCACCTCATCTTGATAGCAACTATACCAGAACAAAAGGCATGTGATCTCTTCGGAACTCAAATCGACTTTCATTTCTTATACCACTCTATTGTTTGTTTTATCCCCTCTTCGAAACTTACGGAGGGGGCATAACCAATTAAACTTTTAGCCAATCCTATATCAGCCACCAGCCTCTTAACCTCTCCCAACCTTTCTTCCCTATGTATGATCGGTCCAGAATACTCCAGTTCCTTTGCTATTGTCTCTACTATATAATTTATTGACAGATCCCTACCTGACCCAATATTAATTATTTTCCCCCGTGTTGCTTCATTTTCACAAATTCTTACGGCAGCTTCAACAGTGTCAGTTACATAGGTAAGATCTCGTGTTTGCTCACCACTTCCGTTAACATAGATACGACCCCCTCCAAGAACCCCTTTTATGGTTTTGGGTATTAATCCAGAGTTCTTCCCGGGGCCATAGACATTGAAGGGCCTTATCACAGAGGTGTCTAAACCAAATGTATTCTGGTATGACAAGGCTATATAGTCAGTGGCCAATTTACTAGCCCCATAGGGAGTAGTTGGGTTAACTGGATGATCTTCTTTCATGGGACAAGAAATAGCCGTTCCATAGGCTTCAGAGGACGAAAACTGTATTAAGGTGTTGAAGCACCCCATTCGTTGGGCTTCACACAGGTTAAGGGTCATATTTACATTCGTTCTAACCACCCAGGCAGGATCCTGTAAGGATGACATCAACCCAACTACCGCCAGATTGAAAACTACGTCTGGCTTAGTATTTCCACTAAACATCTGTCTAACTTCAGGTGGATTAGACAGATCGATGTCTCGTATGAATGCCACTCTAATTTCCTTTGGGTTTTCTTTGGCCAGTCTTTCTACTAGGTGGCTCCCTATAAATCCCTCACCCCCTGTCACCATCACAACCTTGTCTTCTAGTTTCATTGTTGACTCCCTTGTTTATTGAGAATTTCTACCAGAGGGCCCTCTGTTACTTGTTTTTCCCTGATTAGACTTTCATATTTCCTGGCCAAATACACCATGGCAGGATATATACGTGGACTAGCGGCTAAAGAACTACCATGCTTTTTATAGTTAATCCCCGGGCTGTAAGAATCAGCAAACTCCCATCCGCGGATGGCTGCCCTAATCCAGAAATCCCAATCTCCCAACATTCCTTTCTCGTCGTATCCACCTAGGTCTTCCCACATTTCCCTTCTATAACAAGCACACCCATAAACCCGATTGGCTTCTAATAAGTCCTTAACCCTATCATTACTTACCCAGGCTCGGGGATATACTACTTTCTCCTCTACTCGGTATATCTCATTCATTCCCGTTCTAACGACCCCTATCGTGGGACGGGTAAACTGGGGTAATACTTTGGCAAAATAATCAGGAAATATAGTATCGTCAGAGCCCATGGGGGCTATAAATTTGCCCTTGGATATCCGTATAGCCTCATTTAGAGGTGTTTCACCCCCACCGGAATTACGTTCTAAAACACCATACTTGATGATATTTGGATACCTCTTGTGGTATCGTTTAATGATGTCCACACTGTTATCTGTCGACCCATCATCTACAATGGAGATCTCCCCTGGCATGGGATTCATGTCTAAAGCACTTTGTATAGCCCTTTCTAAAAATTCTCCATAATTATAATTTGGTAGACAGACTACTGTGTCTAATACAGATCCCCATTGAGTCATCATTCCCCCCTGACATTACTTGCCGTTGACTCATGGCCATCTGGAGACATGTCGTCATAACTCTCCAATACCAAGGGCTTCTTGGGATCGTAATTCGGATTGATCTTCTCGAGGAGGATGATTGGCCTGGTAGTAGTTTTGAATCCGGCGCGGGCATATACGGCTATGGCATCCAAATTGTCCATATGCGTCTGGACTCTAATCCTATACAAACGAAAGAGGTTAAAGGCGCACTCTGCCAGTACCCTCACAGCCTCCTCTGCATACCCGTGTCCCCGGAACTCGTCAAGAATGAGAACTCTACCCAACTCGGCAGACCTAGTTCCCATATCAATGTTGTATAGAGCAATGGTTCCAACAGACCTTCCATCCTTAAGTTGAATAATAAACATGTTGTCAATGTTTGATTCTCTGTACCTCTCATACCATGCCTTCTGCTGTTCTTTAGTAATCTCTTCTGCAGAAAAGAAGTTGTTACGGTTTTTATTTCTGGTTTCTCTTAACCACTCAATGTCGGCTTCATCAATTAAGCGAAGTCTTAAACGTTCACTCTCTGGTCTCATTTCAAACCTCCTACATCATTTTTTCTATGTTTTTCTTAACCCTGTCCAACATGTCCCCTAAATCCTCGTACCTTATTCTATCCCGCTTATCCCACTTTTCAATTGGCTGTCCCAAGTTTCTCTCCTCAATCTCCCGCCTCTCTTTCTGAAAAGAAATCCTCTGGTCATCAGAGATTTTAAAATCAAGGCGCTTTTCAACCTTCTGGGCATACTCGTGGGTATTCTTAAGTTCAGTAGCCAAGGCGTAATGTCCCTCTAGGAATCGATAGACACCAAAAAAAGCCCCAAGTAGCATAATAATTGCAAGTATAGATCCTACTATCTTCATTTCAAAACCTCCTTCCATATGTTCCCGATTGTATCGATCGAGAATCTGTCAACTACGTCCTTCCGAGCATTCTCACCTATTTTCTTCCTCACTTCCCAATTCTTCAAGACCTTTAGATAGTTCTCAAAGTCCTTAGCATCATTGTTAAAAGAAATAAACCCATTCCTCCCGGGACTGATTATACCCAAGTAAACTGGTATGGGTGAAGCAATAACTGGCAGTCCAAGAACCATCGATTGGGTCAGTCTGTTGTTTCCCTTGGCCTTCTCATAATCGGGAAGTTTTCCCAAATATGGAATGAGGATTATGTCCATTTCCAAAAGGTCAGTCCAGATGGTGTCCAATGACCATTGCCGATTGGCACTAGGATCCTTCGAAATGGTTATGTATTCATACCCCAATCCCTCAACCAACGATCGCATCTCATTAGCTTGGGGCAAATGCAGTATGGTTCCAAACCACCCCACTCTGTCCTTTCTAGGATAGGGATTGTACTCCCTCCTATAAAGGTCTCTAGAGGTCTCATAGGCATCTGGCATAATGACCACTTCGCGATTCACCCCGGCAGCCTGTAAGGCCAAATTAATGTAAGCAGATCCCAAAACTATGATATCGGCCTCCTTACAAAGAGGAACTCCCTCAGAGATTAAGTCATCCAGAATGTAAATCGTCTTAATTCCCTTCTCCTTTGCCTTCTTCATATACTCCACAGACTTTCCCAGACATACCTTCTGAAAGATAAGGTAATCAACCCCTTTAGTGTCAATGACTTCTTCAATTTGAGGTGACTGAAAAAGAAATGGGTTATAGGAGGGGGGTCTGTAAAGGATAGTGGATTCAATTCCGTTGTCCCCCATCCACTTGTGAACATTGATTCCCATAATTCTTGCTGAGGGGACGTCCTCGTTTCCTATTAGTATCCAGCCAACTTTCATTCTTTTTCTCCTATTTTACATAACAGTAATGGACACATAAAGTCTTCTCCGATTACCCGATAAGACCAAGGAAGTTTTTTCCACTCTTCCTCCCCACCCACAGAACATATAAAATATTTTACGTAACCGTCTAACCAACTATGAAAAAATATTCTTTCTTCTTCATACTGGTCAGGCCAATTACGATAGGTATTAAGCAAAGAACACACATCATAAGAAGGGTGGGTGTCAATATGTTCTTGCCACAACTCCTCAACAAAGGTCAAGTTTTTAGGAGGGGTATAAAGCAGGTCTTCTCTTCCAGGACAGTTCATATCTACTCCTACGAAACTAGACTCAGGAAACTGTTTAGCCAAATACTTAATCACATCCCCATCTCCACAGGCCAAGTCTACATAGGTAAATACCCCTAGGGGAAATATCTCCTGTAAGGCTTTTTCTATGTCTGGTCTTCTGTTTGCTGGGTGAGGTTGAGTATCAACACCCCACCATATATTAGGAGTTATCATATTTATAATTGTGCAGGGACAGGTATTGGTCCCATACTCCTCGCTTTTTCAAATTCTTTCATAAACAAATCCCAGTCATAATTCCAACCATAAGCCGGCTGAAACATACCAGTAAAGAAATGAACCTTATCTTCAAGCTCCCTACTAACCCAATTAGGAGTTGTTCGTAGAGTGTAATCCCCCCATTGCTTAAAATTCTGGGGCATCCTAATTCCTAAGTCAACATAGGATTTAAACAGTTCTGTACCAGGATAAGGTCGGGCCCAAAACATTTTGAATAAGGTCCTAGGATTAAGACTTCCAGCATCTCTTAGAAACATGACTGTGTCTTTAAAATCGTCTAACTCATCACTATCAGGAAATCCGGTCATGCAAGAGAATTCAGGAGCTATACCATGCCTAGCTGTCAAGACTGCAAATTCCAACATCCGATTTGGTGTCTGGTGCTTCTTGAGCCTATCTAACACGGTTTGATTCCCACTTTCTGCCCCTATGAGAATATGAGAAAATCCCCCCAGCACTATCTTATTCCAGATACTGGTCTTATATTTCACCATTATATTCACATGGGCCAATACAGACATTGGGATCCCTCCATAAAAACCCCACCTGTCACAGAACTCCTCTACCCTGTCAGTATTAATAAAAAATAGTTCGTCATCTATATCAATGTGGCGGAGTCCTTTGTAATTATCTACGATGTATTTCAATTCTTCAATTACCTGATCCATGGGTTTAAAAAACATCTTGTGCTTATATACCTGTTGGATAGCACAAAAGGTACACCCCCAGACGCAACCCGTGGAGGTTAGATACCCAAATAAGGGACCATACCTATTGATGTCCACACGGTGGAACGGAATCTTGGGGAATATGTCAAATGCCTTTTCCTGTTTGAATAACCTATTTGCTAGGTCACGTGACCTACTTTCTAGTTCTTTAGCCACCTCAACCACCAAGTCTTCCCCCCTACCAGCCACTACAATGTCCACTAGGGGTTCTTTCAGGCTTTCCTCTGGTGATAGGGTCACATGCCATCCTCCCCATACTATGGGGATAGTGGGGTCTTCCTCTCTTACTTTCTTGGCAGCCCACAGACCATCTAAGAGCTGTACCCCAGTTAGACTGCTAATGCCCACGAATAAGGGTCTCATTTTTAGGGCCTCAAGGAACTTCTCCCTTTCATCCAGCCTTCCATCAAATACCATCACATTATAGCCAGCAGCCGTCAGCCCGGGAACCAAGGACCATACCGCATATGGAAACCGGTGCCAACCTTTGTCAAGTTCAGTCATCCAGTTGAGTCTTGGATAATACAGGATGATTATTTTACTTTTCATGGTTCCTCTTGTAGTTTTTAAAGAAGTCAAAGTTTCTGTCAGAAGCCCTTTGGTAAAACTCCTCTGTTATACTTTCAGGAACAAACCTGCTCCCCTTATACAATTTAACTTTGAACACCTTATACTCTTGTTCTGCCGCTATTAGCATAGGCCAATGGGAATCCACCATTTCTCGATTAGCCTTGTATTCAGGGTGGTTTTGCCCTTCATTGTGTTGTTCAGTAGTATGGGGTTGCCAAATCACCACGTCGGGGACATACACATTCTTTAAACCCAATCCTGAAATCCTGGCTGTATAGTCTAGGTCATCGATACAAGTAGACTCATTCATATACCCAATCTGCTCAATAACGGAGGATTTAATCATTGTCCATGGGAAAATGGTTTGGTTTAGGGTCACGTCATGTTCAAGGATGACACCATCCCTCTCAACTACCCCAATATTCTTTGTGAAGTATGTGAATCGCTTGGGGTCAGACCAATACGAAGACCTTCGGCCACTGGCAGTGGCTATGTCTGGATAGTTTATGACCTGCAGCATAATCTGTAGCCAATCGTCCACCAGAATGTGGGCATCTACATTTACGTTTAGAACATGCTGACCTGGCTTTCTAAAAGCCATGTACTCATTCACCCCGAAGGCCGTTCCCACGTTGAATGGGTTGGTTACTAGACAATCAATATCCTTCTGGTACTTCAGCAATACATCCTTAGTCTGATCATTGGAGTTATTGTCTATGACCACTAGTGTATACTGGCTCCTATCAGTATGGGCAAACAGATGTTGGAAGCACTTGTCTGTCATTATAGGCCTGTCAATCACCATGATACCTATTAGAATTTTCATTCTAACACCTTAAGATAATTCCTAGTCATATTCTCAGAACTAAACTTCTCTGCCAAATTGGCCAGGGAGGTCTGGATAAGCTGTTTATTCGTTTGAATGGCTAACAACTGGGTGGGGATGTCTTCTATTGTAGTAAACCCATAGCACCATTCTCCCAACATCTCTTTGACCACATCGGTCTTAACATTATAGATGGTAGGGCATCCGCAGGCTGTGGCCTCCAGAATTGTGTTAGGGCTACCTTCCATCTCTGATGTAAAGAGAAGGGCATCGGCCCCCTTATATAACTGGGCCAATAAGGATACATCTTTAACGGGTCCTACATAGGTGACATTCTCAAAGGGCATAAACCGCGTAATGGTTTCGGCCATATCCACTCCGTAGTAATTCCCCACTAAGGTAAATTGTATATCTGGAAAGGCTCTAATGGCCTCTTCTAGGAGGTCAATCCTCTTGTGGGGGAAGACTGACCAATTGACATGAAGCAGATTGGGTTTGTCTTTAGAATAAGGATAGGAAACTACTTTCGTATTAAAGGTATCCAAGTCCACTCCATTATGGATGACAACACCCTTGGTGGTATCCACATAGGGTTTCCATAGATTTCGGCAATACTCACTCTGCCAGACTACCACATCGGCTTCCTGAATAGCTTCCACTTCTTGTTTTAAGTTGTTAGGATGGATATCCCCTGGCTTAATATTTTGGTCTGGTTTAAATTGATAAGGTAAATAAGACACAGTTGGCAACCCATCAACCCTGACTATAACCTTGGTAGAGGGGTAATCCTTTTTCAGGACTCTAGCCTCCCCGGCCCCCAAATAGGCAATAACCATAATTGCCTCTCCTGGAGCAGAGTCACTAGCCTTCGTAATTAGGGGTACAACAAAGGGGACAACTTCCCACTTGTCTGAGCTAACAGTGGGCAATTGCCTTTCAAGGGAATCGACGAAGGCCCCGGGTCCCCCATCAATTCTAGGAATTAAAAGCTTCTTACTTGGAGAGGGGACAGACCCTCTGTTAGATACAATAGAGTCCCTAAACTCCTCATACCTCTTGGCTATATGATACTCATCCTCCACATGCTCTCTTGCAGCCTGACCAATCTGATTTCTTAAATCCGGATTATCCTTTAATAGGTCAATAAAAAATAGAAACTCTTCAGCTGTAGCAGCAAGAAAACCTGTTTCTCCGTGCTTTATTGCCCTAACATAAGAGGCCGTGGGGGTAGCAATGAGGGGTATTCTAGCAGCCCCGGCAAGACAATACTTCAACTCACTTTTGCTATCAAGCCAGAGGGGTTGGAGCTCTTTTGGGAGCATATAATCTAGGTCACCTGGAAGAGGAGGATACAAAAGGATATCTACGGATTTCATAAGCCCATAAAAATTATGCAGGTGCATCCATTCTAAATACCTCTTGTTCAGATGCCTGAATTTATTGATAATGGATCTAAACTGAGCCACTCCTTCAGAACACAGAACTAATTCTACATTCTGATACTTCTGCCAATTCTTTTCCATCAACTCGGCAATCTGATACATCAGTAAGGTTCCCAGTCGTCCCCCACTAGTTAAAAGGATACGTACCTTCCTTTCTCCAGATAACATATATGGGGAGAGGGTGTCAAAGGTGGGCAAATCCATATGGGTTTTGACTACAGAAACACGGTTAGGGACTTTAGCCTCTTTTTTTAACCAGTCTTTTAAGGTAGGGGTGGACACAATGATACTGTCACAGATTTGGGCTAGAGTCAAAGGGGCTCCATGATTGGAGAAAAAGATAAAATCATCGGCATAGTAATGAACAGGAATACCATAATCATTTCTAGACTTCTTTAAAAACTCTATCAGTTCGGAGATGGGAGAGGTATCCTTGTTTCCACATCTAAATAGAATGATGTAACTGGGAACTAAATCCCAAATTTCCTTCCACTTTTCTTCTGGGGTAACAAAAATCCCATACTTCTCCTTTAGGAAGTAAGGCCCATATTCAACCAGAACTTTGTCTGTACAACAATCAAAGGCAGTTTGGAGAACACTAATATTCTCTTTAGAGGCCCCAATTAGTCCTACATCCTGACCAGGCATAATTTTCTTAATAGCCATCTGACTACTGGCCCCACTGGTGGTAATCATTGCCTCTCGATTCTGCTTGTTACCCTTCTTATGTCCCTTCTTGTATTTCTTTCCCATTTACCTTTCTCCGTTTGGAATCCCATTCCTTCCTCTTTATTTTATGCTCAGGATTAAATTTTCTTACTCTATGATACCAGTCTCTCTGTAGTTGTCTCGATTTCTCTAAATTATCCGTCCTCCATTTTCGCCCACTAACTCTACGCTTCTCCTTATATGATTCTGAATTAAGGTATTTATCCGTTCCGTTAGTCCAATTAGCACCATACTGCTTGCACACTTCCTGAACTTTATTCAATTCTTCCATGGGACTTTCGGAATATAGATGCATTAAGTTATGGCATTTAGTACAAAGGTACATGAGAACTTCCGGATTATATGATAGGTGGTGACCTACAATTTTAAGTGCTTCTCCCCGCCTACCCAAACATAACTCGCAACTCATTTTCCGTTCACCCTCCTCCAAACAGATTTATAATTTTCAGCTCTCTCAAAAATGTGGAGATTGATGTCATGATTTTCAAGGACGTACGTAAAAGCTCTTTGGGCCAATGCTTGCCTCTTGTCAGGATTCTCAATGAGAATGGACAGCTGATCAATCCAACTTGTCCACTGATTCTTCCAAGCTCTGATAATCACATCGTTTGGAATATCCACATAGTTTCCCACAGGAGAGGCCATAGATGGTATCTTAAGAATTGAATATTCTTGGAATTTCCTACAGGTCTTGCCCCTATTAAAGTCGTTATCCTCCAAGGGTATAATTCCGATGTCTCCATCCAAGTTTGCCACACTATTATAGAAGGCGTCCACATTGACAAAGGCGTAGTGCTCATATTGGTCACTTGGAATCCAGTCATAGGTCTTTGGGGGATGCCAACCAAAGAAGATGATTTTTAAGTTTTTATACTTTTTGCAGAGTGTTCTTAAGGCAGGTCCGACAATTATAGCATCGGCAGCATGGTGGGGGGTAGTAGTCCAAAGGATTCTGACCTCCTCGGGATTGTCTCTTCCCGGGGTCAAAAAGTCAGTAATAGTTGGTTCTACCAGGTTTCGTTGGACATAAACATTGGGGTTGAATTGGAGGCACTTTTTGCGCAACCATTCTGTAGAGGTTGTGACCTGATCACAAAGTCCCATAATCAATTGGTATCGATCGAGGACTAGTCCTTTATAGGTGCTATAGGCAGGATTTACCTTAGGTAGGGCCCAAACATCGTCATCACAGATAAAGATAGTGGTTCTACCCCTAGCCTTTAACTGCTTGATCATAAACACCGATTCAGGATGGTATTGCCTCTGGAAGACTATGATGTCTATGTCATTGACATTACTATCACTTATGGTTGGGCTATTGTCGATTGAGAGCAGGTTATACTGCTCAAAATATTTGGAAGGAATGAAAATATCGTGGTAGGCGGGTCCACTGACGTCTCCGGCAATGAACTTAATTCGAAGTTTCTTGTCATCATTCATACCACACTCCTATACACATTTGCCACCTCGGACTGGCGCCCAAGGTGGCGTCTGTGTTTTTGTGGGTTTTGGCACTTGTTGTAGATTAATGCCAAGATGTGCCTAAAATGTTCTAGGCTGACGGCGGGTTAATAACCGATGGCTATGAACCTAACGGTAAAGCCTGAAAGGTCTGTTGGAACGGCCACTTCGGACATTCCACCAGCTCCCGACCCATCGGCTGCTGCCTGTGCTGACGCTCCTAAGGCTATAACCTTTTCATTTGTGTAGTCATAACAAGCGAAAAGGGCCTTGTTTGCGTTCAACGCATGAACAGCTGAAAGAGAGGGAGAGAAGACACAGGACATCACCTTCTGTAATCCCATGCTGGTTGCTGGTAGTGATTCTCCCCCTGAGGCATAGGTGCTTGAAAAGGTAAAACTACCTATTGCGATCTTAAGATCGTAGCCTCCTATCATCCTCATGGGGCGAATGCCACCACCACTTCCCATTGATGTATACGTTCCGGTTCCCATAATTCATCACCTCCATAGTCCTGCACTTATCAATAAGTGTAGGTATTTTGTCTCATATGAGAGTAAGATAGCCAGAGGTCATCTGGCTATCTTATGTTGCTAATACAAATCTGGTCGTGTGGGCTGTCCAGGAAATTGTATCTCCTGCAGAGCCTATTACGGTAAGTAGAACTGTGTTTCCTGCACCTGCTCCAGGAGGAGCTTTTACTCCTAGACTGGGACTCCAGGTTAAAACAGTAGACCCAATTGCTTCTACTCCGACTGCGCCTCCACTAAACGTGTTTCCGGTTAGTAAGACGGCACTTAAGGTAACTGCATCAGTTGTAAAGGCTGCTTTGAAGTTCCAAGCACCTGCAGAACCTACATCTCCTACAGTACATCTAGCTAAGACCATACTATCAAACACTTGCGTTTCACCAGCAGCGAAGGCCCAACTTCCAAGTGTAGTTTTAGTGGCATCCGTTGTGCCGATAGTATCGATAGAGACTTCCGTTCTTCCGCCTGCCTTGGCAACATCTATAGCTGTTGCAGACAACTTGACTGTACCCACCAAGTTTGCCACTTGGATAGTACTAGCTGTCATACTGCCAGCTGACACTCCTACAGCCGACATTGTGGCCGTATAGAATGTACCGATAGCTGACAACCCAGTTGTCGTCAAATTGGTAGCTGATATGGTTGTAGCTGTCATACTGGTAGCAGACAAGGATGCTGCTTTGATGATACCTGATGCTGACAAGTTTTTAGTGTACAGTTCGCCAACATACATAGAGTCTGCTGACCCTGTGGTAGCTGACAAGACTGATGTAGACATGGATCCTGCATAAGCGTTTCCTGCTGACAGGGTTGTAGCTGACACGCTAACACCTGACAGGGTTCCTGTATACATTGCACCTGCATATATAGATCCACCTGACATGCTAGGACTAAACATCCTATCCCCAGACACACTTGTACCTGAGAAGGTTGACGTATACATTGCACCTGCATAGGCATTAGTTGCTGACAGGGTTGTAGCTGACAAGGTCACTACGTTCCACCATGTTCCTACATACAGCGAATTAGCTGACATAGTAGTAGCATATTGGGTTGTAGCTGATGCCGTTGTAGCTGACAAGGTTGACGTATTCATGGCGCCTGCATAGATACTACCTGCTGACAGGGTTGTAGCTGACAAGTTTGTAGTTCTACAAGTACCCCCTGAAAAGGTTGACGTATTCATGTCTCCAGCATATACAGAGGTAGCTGATAGTGTGGCAGCCGACGTCAAAATTGACACTTCAAAGACTGCAGCCGATAACATACCTGCTGCGTTCACATAGCCCTTTAAAGCATCCGACGTATCATACCACTCAAATACGTTGGCTGTCTGAGTTCCCTTTCGGGTTCCCGTTAAAACCAATCCTCTGCTATCAGGAGTAGTTGGACTTACATGTAACTGTCCACTTGCCGGTTCAGTATCACCAACAATTAATCTTTCTACGATTCTTCTAGTCATATTATTTCACCCCCTTATTTTTTTATTTTTCCTTCTACTTTCCAACAAAGATCTGGTCTCATTTCTTCTGTGGGAGTAAACTCCCAATTTGGATTGTTTACAAGCCTATCCATGGGTTTTAGAAGCACACAAACCATTCCATCAGAAGCTTCTTTAGAGAGGTCATATAACTCCCAAACAATCAAGCCATGCTCCTGTTCTAAAATACCCCAGTATAAACCGTAATCCCGTCGAAGAATGATAACAGACCCAAACTCAGGTTTATAAATTAGGATTACAACTGAATCTACTGAGGGATAGTATTTTAAGGTGTAAAAGGTCCAAAATCCCCATACTCCTATTCCAGCTTTCTTAATAACCTTATAGGGAAATGACAGTGTAACTATGTTTCCACCAGGATCCCGGGTTTGAATTACTTCAACAGCCTCTACCCCTTCCCTTATACACGAATCCTTAGCCTGGTCAAATGACTTAATTGGCCCTTGGGCAATTGCTATAGGGGTCAGGAGGAAAAAGGCCATAATTAGGGTCAGTAGCATATAAAGTTTTTTCATACAGGTATCCCGCTTTTCTGAATATTCTTCAGAATTTCCTCCATAAATTTATCTGCTTGGTCAGCTGTTAATTCCTGCTGATCCATAATTTCCATATTCTCAAATAAAGCCGCAAAGTATTTGTCCGCCTCTTCGTTGTAAACCACGGCCAACTTCCTATTTCCACTAGAAACCATGCCCCCAATCAACTTATCAATTGGTAAATAGGCGATATAAAAGGTATACATTTTGCCATCCTTGGTTACCTTAGTGGTAACTGAAAAGTCTCCTTGGATGTCTTTTTGTCCTTTTAGGGCTATCTCCTTGGCTTGTGTAAAAGACTTTGAGGGAGCAGCCATGGCCAAAGGAGCCAAGGCTAGGATGAAAATCGCCAATAGAATTGAGAATAACTTTTTCATTAGAGGACCTCCAGTTGGGTTGGTTGAAGCCATTGGTCTATAGAGTCTAGGATTGTAGATACAGAGTAAGGTTTGCAGGAATAAACGTCAATCGAAATGAACTTTGACCTAGGCCAAACATGTACTTGGCACCCGCTGGTAGTCCATCCGATAAAAGCCGAGGGTCCTGTTTCTCCTGTAGCCTCATCTTCATCATTTCCTACGAAGGGTCCCATAAAAATTGTCATTCCCAATGACCCCGAAAGGTCATATAGAAAGTTTTCCAAAACCTCTTTGGCATAGTCAAAATTGTCTAAATTTAAAGCAGTCAAAAACTCAATCGCGCATCTTTGGCGGTGTAGGTTAGGGCATATCAAATTTCTACCTCCTTAACCAACAGTTTTTTGTTTATCTTTCCCCTGCCCCGTGGGCAGTATTCAAGAGGGCCTCTTTGCTTCCCTCGCGATCTGTGGCCTCGTGATCTGGTGCTGTCTCAACATCAGGTGATTGCAATTCTGCCAATATCTTTTTGGCATCAGACTCCACTAGGGCATTCATCCTCTTAATCTTCTCTTCTAATACGCTCATTTCTTCCTCCTCCTTAAAATCGTGATCAATTGTCACTCCCACAGTTTACACAGTAGTTTTTTAGGTCTTTGATAACCGTTTTCAATATATCAAATCGCTTCTTGGATCCGGCCTCATTAAAGTTTTCTTTCCCCCTATAGAGTTCATATCTATTGAATCGTTCATTGGCCAAGGAAACTCCAAAGGCTTTTTGAGTTATCTTTGTCTCCTCTTCGGTAAGTTTCATATCGGTCATATGGGGGTGCCCTCCTTTATTTACTCGGCTACAGTTTGAAAATTCGTGAATTTCTCGACCTGGGGTACTTTAATCCCGGCTTTTTTAAACTCCTCGTTTTCCTACCAGCTGTCACCTTTTCACTTTCCTACTTTTCTTTCCATTCTTCCCATTCTTAAAGGCTCTAAGAATAGCATTCTCTATTAAGAGACCCGTCCTCTTTTCTGAGTCTTCCACAATCATTTTGATAGCCTCTGTTCTTTTATCACAGATTTTCTCATGTATATCTGCGGTTAGAAGGGGATGGTCAATTAGTTTGTCTGTATACGCCTTCTCATCTCGTTCCATAGTCTTCACTCTGCCCTCCATATTATTCCAGATATAGCCAATTAAGGCCAAGATAACCCCATTAACAATTATAATCCATAGCCAAGTTGGCATGTTCTTTCTCCTTATTGTGCGTTTCCATAATCTGGTCCTAGAGCTTTGGCCTGCATTATAGGCAGGTATTGATTGACATACCAAGCCTTCTCTTGCGGAGTCATAAATGACCAGTATCCTCCAACCGATGTAGCATTTAGCTCTGTGGGATCCAGTTTATAATCTTGCCCTGTCATTGTCATAAATGGAGTTATAGGAGGATTCTGCCACCATGGTACATTAGGATCTTGATAGGATGGACCTCCTACAATATCTCCAACCCAATCCCACCCCGTGGCATCATCCCTAGAGGTCTCATATGGGAGAGCTCCAGGAGGTTTATAGTAATTAGAATATTGTCCAAAGACAGCATCCAATAGTTTTTGTACTTCTGGGGTATACACTTCTCCAGGTACCTCCATAGAAGATCCAGAAAAGGGATCTGGAGCATAGGACATGGTTGGGGATGTAAGGGGTTTAGTTAAATCTACTCCATATTTAGCCGCCTCCGCTTGGATAGCTGCATTATAATCTTCTTTACCTGTTACTTGGTCAAGATATTTAGGGATTCCACCAGCTTCTGCCAATTTTTGATCTATCATATTCTGTATTTCCGGAAGCCAACCTTTTCCTCCAGCAGTCCCCCATCCATATTCTGAGTCATAAAACGGTGGACTATATGAAGCAAGATCCATTTGGGCTTGAGTATATGTCGCAGGTAATTTTCTCATATCCCAATTACTAATAGCACCAGCAGGAGAAGTCAAAAGTGGATTAGCAACATCTGCCCATGTCCATCCTGCATTTCTTCCTCCCCCTTCTGGGGTAAGATAGTATTGAGAGATCTCCTCAGGGCTAAATTGTATTGTGCTTCCATACTTTGACACAAGTTGTTCTTGAATTCTCTGGCGTACAGCATCCATACTTAAACTTGATTGTACGTCTTGTGGCAATGGATCAGGTTCTGCTCCTCCAAATATTAGATTACCTAAAATATCACCTATGAATGGTATTGCACCTATTGTATAGTTAAACCAAGAAGGTGCGTCGCTTGGACTTCCCTGGCCCGTTGGAACAATATTAAAGAGGCTCATGGGGCTTGGTAGAATGGCACTTAACAATTGGCCTGTTGGAAAGGCGTCTGGACCCCCGCCACCCAAAACACCACCTAGAACCCCCTTTAGGAGGCCTGCTATACTTCCAACATCCATACCTCCAACACTACCCAACTGTCCACCAGCAAGGGGTGAACCAAAATTACCCCCTGAGTACTGGCTCATGTCTAAAGTGTTACTCAACCCCAATAGATTTCTTAGATCTCCTCCATATGTGTTTAAAAGAGCTTGGCCACCTACCCCTCCAAGAGCTCCTAGAATAGATGTCCAATCAGTTCCTCCCCCAGATTGACTAGTAGGAGTGGGAGTTTTAGAGGGAGTCAATGTATTCTGAGACATGCTGGTTGGTTGAGGATTATACCCCTGTGTCGTTTGGGTATTCTGATTCAATGGAGAAAGGCCAGCTGGATTCTGTATAAGTGAGTTCAGATTGCCCCCAGAACTTGGATACAAGGGAGTAAAGGTATTCGGATTCAAATTCATACCAATATACTCCTCTGCCGTTGGTCCGGTGGGTTTACTCAGCCAATCGGAAAGGGTATTTCCACTATAGGCCACTATTAATCATTCCCCATTTGGTCTAGAATATTCATCGTATTTTCAATAGGAGCATGGCTCCATAATGGCCTACTGCCAGCTATCATCTTGGCCCTCGGGCTAATGGCCAAGGCCGGCTCTTCTGCCTGCAAGGCCTTCAGTTTTTCCATGTACATCGGACGGAGTTTCTTGGGCAATCTCTGAATAGTCTTTTCTAGGTAGGAGTACTTCATCCTGTCAGTCTTTGCCTGCATAATGGACTTGGGGCTAATATCTATCCCCGCATCCTGTCCATCCTTAACAGCCTTCATAAATTTCTCAGTACTACCTGCATTAATCGCTTGGATTCCCTGTTCAGTAAACTTAGACTTCTGCACTTGATACTCTTCGGAATCGATTCTCATCTGTTTTGTCAATTCATAGGCCTTTGCTCCCCTTGTTGAGGGAAGACCAAGAAATCCCATAAACTCCCTCCAACCATTGGTTTCCTCAACTGCAAATCCACCTTTGGTTTCTTTTACTCCTGCAGTGGCCGAATCAATGGCTCTCTGGGCTCTCTTAAACCATCCCGCATATCCAGGAATAGCAAAGATCATTGCCTCATCCTTTAGATCATCCCAGGCTTTCCTTTTATCTGTAGCATTACCCATAGTTGTATTGTACACATTCTTTAAGACTTCCCAGGGATAAGATACAAGCTTGAAGGGAACTATTCCAGCTGGTCCTAGAACGTGTCCTACTGTCATTCCAGCTGCCCCCATGGCTAATGGTAGTAAAGATAATTGCATTCCTAATTGGGTTACATACCTAAAGAATTTGGCCTCGTCTCCCATTAAACCTGCCTCTCTAATTCCTCTTGAAAAGAACTGGGCCATCCTGGTTGGATACGTCCAGAAGAACGTGCTCATTCTGGCCAGGTTGTTATTATAGATAGGGGCCTGAAAATCCTTTCCAAAGTGGAATTGAGTTTTGCCAACATCCATCCAGGCCCTGTATACATTAAATGGAACTTCCCTATCAGGGGTTAATCTTACATTGTCTGCCAATCCATAACGCAACCCTTCTCTAAAAGGTACTCCTGCTTTAGCCTGAGATTCTAAAGAGGCCAAGAAGGCCACTCCTCTATTGAAGTTTACAATGGCATGCAATGGGCTTAGGGCCAAATTGGTCATAGTGTCAAGGGCTCTGGTTACATTTCCCCTACCTAATCCAAGATCTTTCCCACTGACAATTGACCCATCGGGCATACGAACTTTAACCTGATCTAATCTTAAGCCTTCCTGCTCTAAGAACCCTCCACCAATCTTTCCAAGATCCCACGCTTCAGTCATACCAGGAATACTCTTCCATTCACCAGTAATCTTCATCTTAAGAGCTTTCACCACAGGGCCTGTTCCAAACTCAGCCCAAGTATTCATTAAGTTGATAACGTGGTTCATAGCTGACTGAGGTCCTAAGACACCTGCCACCACTCTACCTCGGGTAAAAGATATCGACTTCTGAATAAGATTTGTATCTCCTAGGTGGGTTCCTAATAGTCTATTTACTGGTTCCAGCATTCTCTTGGCAGTAGACTCAAACATATCTCTACCATAAAGCATAGAGTTTACATATTGGTCAGCCTGCCATCCTGGCGTACCTGGCACACTCTTCTCAGGCATATTGTCGTAAACATCATGGATATTCTTCAAAAACCAGTCATTAGCAGACTTATACCTCATTGTGGTCAAGTATTGTTTTACGGCTTCCTCAGGATCGATCAGGGGCATCTTAACCCCGGGCTTCCTCTCAATTTCATGGCCTATAAAAACCTTTTTGGGAAAGAACTGCTTAATATCCTTAGGAGTCATATCATAAGTCCAGAAGCCTGCCTTCCTAAATATATTCTGATTAAGAAGTGTCTTTTCTGAATCAGTTAGGAATTTGTACTCTTTCTTGGTCTGCATAATACTCTTAACTAAGCCAATCTCCTGCTCACTGGCAAACTCTTTTACGTCCTTAGGAAGTTTTTCATATTCCTTTGCCCCTAATACAGACTGCCTGAATCTTAAGTAAGCCTCCGACATGTCAATTTTGTGTGGGATGATGTAGTCCAGACGGTAAATACCCCTGGCTTTCATCCCCCTTAATTCTGCATAGTACTCCTCTCTGGCTTTTACAACATCTCTCCAAGCGCCAACATCAGGATCATCCGTCTTAAAGGTCTTTTCCAAATCCCATAATTTCTTTGTCCACTCTTCCTGAGTCATTCTTCCCAAAGCCCTTTTCTTGATGGCCTCCATTGTGACCACGGTTTCTTGGTCTTTGACCAGATTGTCCTTGGCCATAACATGCTTCCGGGCTCCCATCTCTCCAATCATCTTAAGATTTGGATCCTGTGAATTCATCATCTGACCCATAAAATCGCTCAAGGGAATCAACTTTCCAGGACCTCCTGGATATGCCATCATAGCAGGCATCCTAGTTTCTAATTGTGTTCTATAAGCGATATTAAATCTTTCCCTAAGTTGATCTGGGTCTTCATTCCTAAAAGTCCTGTAATACCAATCGGTCCATCTCTTTAACCACTCACCAGTATGGGTCTTTGGAGTAAGGTCCGTGGTGGCTTCAATGGGGTCAGCAGCCGAACGCCCTCTTGAGGCAATAGTGTCCTGACTTTCCTTACGGGTTTGTCTTGGCTTTTGAGCATATTCAATACTCTCTCTTTCGGCCACATTACGTTCTATGGCCGTCCTGGCCATCCCAACTTTCGTCTGTTCCTCATCTGGCTCTACAATTTTAGGTTCCTTCCTAGCCTTTCCAGCTTCCGCAGCCACTGTCTTCTCAGTAACTTCTCCTTCGAAGGCCCTTCCCTTAGACTCAGATAACTTATCAGCCAGTTCCCAAGCCTGACCTACTTTTGTTATTGTGGGTTCAATCTTCTTGGCATTCTGTAAGAGTAAAGCGTCAAACTGTTGTTTGGTCCTTTTGGGTAACTTATCATACATTGCTCGGCGTTTCACAGACTCTAGTAATACCTTCTCTGCATCTAATTCAGTACTGGGTACAGGAACTTCCTCTGACACGACAGTTGGTTCTCTGGGCTCTTTTTCTACTACCTCTGCCCCAAATTCCTTTTCAAATCTGGCAGCAGCATCTTTGTCAGATTCTCCCGGTAGTCTCTCAAAGACCTTTGCCGGAGGTTCTTTAGGGGCCTCAACGCTGGTAATCTTCCCTCTTTCTTCTGCTGAGAGGGCCTCAAGTTTGCCCTCTGGCGAAATGCGATGGGTAAGGTTGGTCACACCTTTGTTCTGGATAATCTTATCTCGGGCTGTTCTCTTTGCTAAGGCCACATCCTCTTCTGTGAAACCACGATCGAGTATTGCCTTTCTGATAGGGGCTAAAATCTTTGGACCTTGGGGTCTAAGTTCCTTCTCAACCTCACTAAGTAACTTAGTAACTTCCTTCTTCATCAGTCTGGTCTCCCCAGAAAATCCCTCTGCCTCCTTTTCAAATCCAGCATAACCTTCCAATTGATGTTTGATTTCAGACATCTTTGTGACAAGGTCTGCCTTCTCCATCCGGTCGGATACTCTTTTCTTATTCTTTATTGCCTCAAACCTGTTATCCAGTCTTTGCCATTTTGTCCATTGACTTCTGGCCCAAAGGGTATCTCCATCTACTCTTTTGTCCATTCCCTCTTTGATAGCAGTATCAGCGTCAAATCCATAGGCAGACGGCTTTTCCCATCTTCCTTCTGTCTTAGGTTCTTCTGCCATTTTGTCAAACACATCCAGGCCTTTGGCTGTCTTCATAATTGAGCTCTTCCTGGATGACTTAATAATTTGGGCAGCTTCCCTTGTGGTGAGTGTTTTTGCATCCTCTTCCTCTACCCCAAAGCGAACTAAATCCTTTACTTGGTCTGAAGTAGCCCGATTACGAAGTTTTGCTTCTTTAATTATAGTACCTTTATCATATTTCATACCCTTAGGAATGACAGATGGAACTTGTCCTTGCCCTGTAAGTCCAAGGATATCTGCGGTTCCTGGTCGAAGACCCATAGCTGTTTGAAGGTCAATAGGAGCTTCTTGCTGAGATCTCCCAAGAATATCCAAAAGGTTAGGAGTTCCCGGGGCTCCTGCTCGAGGACCTAATCCTCTAGGGGCTTCTTCTGGAAGAAGTCCCATACCAGGAGCCGTACCAGCCCTCTCATCGGGTATTCCAGGACCAGGTCTGGGTAGTGCCTCTCCTGGGCGTGCTACTTCTCGAGGTTTACCCCTTCCCATAGCCCCCATTCCAAGTCCTAATATTCCAGACTGAGCAACATCTTCAAAACTTTGTGGTTGTCCTGTTACAGCCTTACCAGCTATATCACCACCAGCAAATAGACTTCCTGTTCCTAAAGACCTACCAAGGCGCCCAAGTCCAAGCTTTCCCATTAATCCAAAGCCTGCACCGGTTCCAGCACCCAAGGCTCCCTGTGTCAGTGCTCCTTTTAGACCACCTTCTGGCGCCCCTTCGGCTGCCCCAATGGCTCCAAAGGCAGCTGCTGGGCCAGCAATTGGTCCTAGGGCAAGAGATCCTAGGGCAGATGCCCCTGCGTATACAGGTAAATCGACTGCTGCCCCTGCGGCAGCCCCAATCAGCTTCTTGACGAAGGATTGGGTATCAAGCTTCATATCCTCTGGTTTAAGGCTTTGTGACCATCTCTCAAAGACTTCGGGTTTAGAGATACCCAGACCTGAAGAAATCTTGTCTGCATAGTAGTCTAAGGTACCCAATCTCTTTGAAAGAGTCTCTCGCATCTTAGCCCAGCCGTATTCAGCATAACCAGGCTCTACTGCTTGAATAGCAGGACCTTGGGCTCCCCATCTTGAGGAGGGTTCTGCAACACTGGCCTGATCAAAGGAATTTATAGATAACATATTAACCCCTTATTTTGTTGGGAGGGGCGCACCCCCTCGGAGTACCTGTCCATAATTGATAATACCCCTGATTACCTCATCAGGCTTGGCATCAGCCTCCTGCAATAATTGATAGGCATATTGAGACTCAGCCAAATAAAGATTTTTATCCTTTTGAGATAATTTATAGTATTCGAAATCGTTGGCCGGCCATCCAAGCTGCTTCCAAAGTTTCTGTTTCTCAGCTGGAGGAATCGCGGCTGTCATCATTCCTTGAATCAACCACATACGCGACCCTTTTCCCATAGTGTATAGGGATTCATGTTCAGTAGGGGTAAAAATTTCCTTATTTAAATTCAGTTTTCCAACTGTAGCTTTATACACCTTTGGAATAGCTGTTTGAGCCCCCTTCATGTATGTTTGAGCTGTCATAGCCCCCATAGTAGGATCCTTGATTGAGGGATCTGCCAAGGCTAAAATCTGGGCACTCACAGGGGGGGCTTTCCACTGCTTGAGTTGGGCATCAGCTAGGTCCTTTTGGGCCCTATAAAAACTGGCCTGAGATTGTGCAGCAAGTTTCTGCATTGCCAAAAGGTCTTTATTCCGTAATCCCTTCGTGGCCTCCACATAGTCACTATAATCCTCATCAAGCTGATCAAGCTTCTTTTTCTTAGAAGCACTATCTGTCTGCTTCATTAATTCCTTACGCCTTTTCTGATACTCTTGCTCCATAGCATTATATCCCTGTATTCCAGCAGCCAAGGCTTTAACTGACCCATCATCCATATCTGGGAACATGCTCTTCATGGCAACATACTTTCCAAAGGTATCATCGGCCCATTTCTCAGAAGCATTTCTAGGACCAACTAATTGACCCGTCTTGGGGTCCTTTCTGGTATTAACATAGTCTTTAATCTGTTCAGGAGTGGCCCCGGGCATGTGTATTCTGGAGAAGTCGCTAACCCACTTCTCACTTTTCATAGCCCTCTCGGGATCAGCATTATACTGCTGGGTCAATAAGGCCAGAGCATCCTGCTTCGTCCTCTCATATTTTTGCATATCCATATCGGCTTTCTTCATTTCCAAGTCATATTGCCCCTTGGACCTTTGCAATTTGTAATTAACTGCCTGAGTCCATTTGGCCTCATCCTCTGACTGTTGCTGACGCCTATAGGCTACGGGATCCTGACCGGCTGCAGCCATAGACATATTAGTAAGCCAATCTCCCATTCCACCTGCTGGCCTCGACTGTCTGGGCAAGACGTCTTCAAGGTTCTCTGGATAGGCCTGTTCATAGGCCTTGGTTATTCTACCGGCCACATCTGGTTCGGGTGGAAGTTCACCAGGCAATCCTCCATAGGGAATCTCAGGCGCTGGAGCAGGTTTTGGTACTTCAGTGGCAGGCGGTAGCTTATCAGGTGTAGAGGGAACTCCCCCTGGGGCCGCAAGAGCAGCTGCTGCTGTCTTCTGAGCCGGAGTTCTCACCTGTTGTTTTATAACAGGAGGAGCTATCGGAGTAGGAGCTACTGGCGCTACTGGAGCCACCGGAGGAGTAGGAGGACCTGGTAAAGTATAAGCCCCTCCCTGTGGGGGTTTCCCCATTTCTGATAGGGAACCCTTGATGGCATTCCATAGCATTTCTTGTAATAAAGGAGTGTTTGATTGACCTACTCCAGGCCATCCATACATATTATCTCCAGTTGTTGGTACTGTATTTGCCATAATTACACCTCTTCTATTTAATTAGCCCCCTAGTCCAAGTGCGCTAAGCAGTGAACTAATTACACTAGTCTGCTGTTGCTGTGGGGGATATTGGTATTGTCCCGTTACTGGATTCCACTGTCCCTGTTGCTGAACTGAACCTGCTGCCCCTGTTGAAGACAGAAGTTGTCCTAACTGTTGGAGAAGATTCTGTTGACCATATGCCTGAGTTTGAGTTCCGGCTTGGGTACTGCCCGTTGGGGATGACGCATTGGCCAAGGCTAAAAAGTCAGCCAAGGTCATTTGTCCCCCAGCAGTTGACATATTTAAAGCTTGGCTATATGGGTCTGAAACTAAACCAGCCTGTTGTCCAAGGAATCCAGGAAGGGCTCCCATGGCTCCTGTTTTTGCTGACTGGTTAAGAATATTCTGTTGAGTTGTTGCCCCTGCTTGATTTTGTAAGGCAGTCATAATGGCCTGGTTTCTCATTTGATTTATATTGGATGATTGATCAACCACTCTACTTAAGTCTGCCCCACCTGTAATTCCAGCATTACTCATTAAAGGAGCAATCTGTTGTCTCAAGTAATCAGGGCCATACATCTTGTTAGCCATATTAACCATATTTTGATACTGGGTTGGGTCAACAAACTGGGCTCCATGTTGGGCTAAATATGTCGTTGGATCAATAACTTGCTGCTGCATAGTGGTAAGGTTCTTTTGACCTAGTCCAAGCAAAGAGGCCAAATCGACCTGATTAACTCCTGGAATCCTCAAATTACTAATGGCCTGCTGGGCTCCTTGCAATCCGGCAGCCTTCTGGGGAGGGTATTGAATAGCACCGGCAGCTTGGTTAGTGCCGGTGCTTTTTGTGCCAGTTCCACCCTTTAGTTTGGCCAAAATTCCGGCTATGGTTGTTGCTAAATTGGCATACTGACCAATTCCTCCACCCGCAGCATCAGCAGCACCATACACTCCTCCACCCCCACCAATCCCTTGGGTAGAAACATAACCTGGAATGGGAGTTCCTCCTCCTCCGGTATAATCACCAATGTAGTTTTCCATCGAGGAAGTGTCTGTAGGCTGATTCATATACTGGCTCCAGTCTATTGGAGCAGCCTCTCCTGTATCATATCCGTATCCAGCATATGGATCGAAAGCGTATTGACTCCAATCATATTGAGGTTGATAATCAATACCCACATCCCAAGATCCCATATCATAATCTCCCATTTTAATCACCCTTTTTTAAATTTTATTACTTACCATACTGGTATAAACCTAGTTGTGCCTGTATCGTCTTTTATAGCAATGTACCCGATAGACACACCAGATGCTCCGGCACAGGATACATAGGTTCCAAATGTATTCGCGTTAATAGCATGCTCATGCTCAAGAAGAATACTGTTCAGGTTGTCAAGATTCCCTGAGGCCCACTCAGACACTCTTCGTATTGCCACTTTCATTTGACCTGAGTCCTCCCCTTGGGTACCCAATCCCAAGCCATCTTATGAATCCTAAAAGGAGATCCAGAGGCCGTAGCCCCAGAAGTAGTGACAGTAAATTGAAAGGATCGTAAGTTCCTAGTGAAGTCAAGTCTTTTCTCGATAGTTGGAACAGTACTTGACAGAGATACAGTAAATGTCTTAATAGGAGTGACATCGTCCCAGTCAGCAAAGACAAAAACAGATAGGTCATAATCTCCTTCCTTCTCTAACCAGACAGTCCCCCTGACAACTCTCTTATTGTAGTTGGGCATCCCAAAATCTAGCCAGCAGCTAGTCCAATAGGCTATGACAGGGACTCCATTATCCGTATTAAATAATCCATACCTATTGATAAATCCGTCATAGGTTCCAGTAACAATGATCTCCGATCGAGCCCCATATGCGTCTCCTATCTTTAAGTCATAGTTTCCATAATCCAAGGGAAAGTTTTCATAAGCCAAGTTGGCTCCATATCGAATAAGGCTCAAGGATGCACAGGAGATGTTAAACTTAGTCCAGGCCGATTGTACAAAATCTAGAACGTAGATCCTATTTAGAAATATAGAGGATCCATAGGGAACAGACACCCAAACCTGGTCCTTATCAGGAAAAACAGTCGTCTGGCTCATATGCCGGTATTGATTGTTCAACTGCTTAAAGTGGTTTCTAATGTTTCCTGACAATTCTACTGGAGGGGAAACACCATCAAATTTATAAACTCCGTCCACTGCCAAGAAGTATAATACCCCTTTAAATTCTCTTGCAGAATTATGGGCCACACACCCAGTAGATGTTGATATCCTTTCCCCTTTAAATATGTCCACATCACCAGTGTAGTGCATTACAAAAGTCTTTGTCTCTTTCTGTACGACTACCAAGTTACCCAAAGATGAAATTGAGGTTATCTCGTCTCCATCATCGGCATCAAAATCTAGATAGTAGGTAGCAGGCCAATAACCGGGATTGCCCGGATAACACCACACCACTCTAGATCCCCGACGAGTTCCGTTAACATCTAAAACATTAGCTAATAAAAGGTGATTTCCATAACTCGCACAATATTTTGCTCCACTTGGAGAAGAGGCCGATAAGGATTCAACCAATGAACCAGCCTGCCCACTCCAAGCGTATGGCACCTCAGTATTTGGATAAACAAATACAGCAGAGCCCGAATAGGCTGTTACTGAAATTACATCCGTCCATTCTGGATCCCAACTTGCAGACGCAGAAGACACAGATAATATCGGAGTAAGGACAAAAGAGCCTGTAATCGTAATTGAGCCGATATCCGCGCTAGTGGACCCTGATGCTGGACAAAAGGCAAGGAATAGGCTTACTCCATCTATAGTCTGCCATTGAAATATTTTATTGATGGGTGCATTATACCAAGGAGCTGAATTTAATTTATCAAAACCCTTCCTTCTACTAAGAGTACCCCTAGGAAATAACTCTACATCCTGACAATCAACACAGGCCTGTGGACTGTATTGGTACTTCGAAAGGACTTCCTCATCCACCAACCCTATATTAAATTTGTCTATAATTAAGGGGGCATTCTGTGAAGCCCCTGCTTGGGAGAGAACTTGTCCTAATTGACTTAGAATATTAGAAGTAGTCATTAAATCCACTGACCCCCTAACCGATGCACACTCACAAAGGAATAGGCATAATTATTTGTACTCATATCATCAATTCGGGTTTTCCTAACCTTAAAACTAAGCCTGTCTCCGCCTTTGAGAGGAACTATAGTGGATAGAGAGACAGTTTGATAACTTTCTGCCCCTGCTTCTGCAATGGTCTCTTGAGTCTGGGCCACCACCGAAGAGGACGCATTTGCTTCATTCGTTACTATCTGCAAACGCAACACGGGTCTTACAGGAAACCAAGATTGGCTTAAATAAAATTGGCTCACATCAGCCGACACTCCACAGGCAGCCGTGTAGGGAGTAAACAGGCGATATGCTATACTTGTAATTCCTGAGGCAGTCTCAGCTGTCCAGTCGGCGGTTCTAAAAGGGTCAGTGTCCCATACATATGTATATTCTCCATATGCTGTTCCAGCTATGGATGTTAGTGTCCCCCTTGCCCAACCTAAAGCGGAATCATATATCTCAGGAGCAATTTGGAAAACTCCTAGATACTGAGACGCATCACATTCACACGAATGAGAATACCCGTAGGTGGTTACATCACAGGAACAAGGGGTATCACCATAGCAAGAATTATTACAAGTGCAAGAGCCTTGTCCATAACACGAACTATTACAGGTGCAAGATCCACTATACCCATAACAAGTATTATAACAAGAGGCACATTGCTGTTGATAACAAGTGCTATTACAGGTACAGGATTGTCCATAGCATGAATTATTACAGGTGCAGGTGAATCCCCCATAACAGGTATTATTACAGGTGCAGCTCTGATCACCTTTGCACCAAGCAAACCAATAGCACGTAATGTAGCATGTGTTACAATGAGGTCCATATAAGGTATAATTACATGTGCACGTTTGACTATAACAGGTGGCATTACAGGTCGTGCACGTTTGGCTATAACAGGTGTTATTACAGGTACATCCAGCCTGACCATAGCACGAGTTATTACATGTGCAACTTCCCTGTTGGTAACATGTCATATCACAGGAGGTGCAGGCCGTATCTTCATAGCAGGAATTATTACAAGTGCAGGTGGTAATATCATGGTAACACGTATTATTACAAGCACAACTTCCATTCCGAAGCCGAACTCTCCAAGTTGCTCCTATAACAACAGAAGAAGATCCTGCAGGTCCTCCAGTGGCTGCGGGAGATAGATTAAAGGAATCATATACTCCAGATGTTGCTGACTCATTAAAATAGTGCATTTCGTCGCTAACACTAGGATATTCCCACACGTTCTTATAATTATAACCTACCCCATATCCACTGGGAATCCACTGTACAGTTCCATTTCCAGAGGGTCGTGATGTGTTAGTTGTTACTTGTGTATTAGCTGCTGAGATGGCAAAACTAGCAATAACATGATAGAACCCATCGGCACAGGGAGTAAATGATCCAGATAATGCGTCCGCTGGATCAATGTGAAATTCATGTAAGGAGTCCCACAAAATCTGGTTACAGTCAAACCTACCTTGCCAGTCTGCCGTTAGGGGAAATACCGCCCCTGACAAGGTGGCCCGAGCCCGAGAGTACTTATTTGCCCATATCCCATAGAAGTCTAATCCGTCGTATTTCCCAAAGGTACCCGTCTGACGATTCCTAACCATAGCCCCAGAGGCCGGAGATAATTCAGAAATGTCCAGTGTTTTACCCACATAAACGACTCCTGCTCCCCCAGCCACATGTTGCCCAGAAGAAGCAGAGGTCAAACTTGAATGCTCAATACCAGACCAGTCTTCTATAGCATCAAAGTTTTCTTGGGTTACACCAGGAATTTCATATATTTTGTGGATAGATGACGGATATCCTGTTCTAAATAAGGACATTTACACTCCTTATGACATACGGTAAATATCAAGGAAGGTGCGTTCTGCTCCTCCCTGAATGGCCATTGACGTTGAATTATGATAGAATGTTATCTTAATCAAATCTCCTGCTGATAGATAAAGAACGGGTGAAACCTCCATGCTGAATTCATCTGTGGACAAAGTCCCTTTGCTCTCTGTTACTGTATACCGAATAGTACCTAGAGAATCCAGATGTTGAACCTGAAGGTAAACTGCTTTGTTTGCCACATCTGGAGTGAGACTGATTACGGGATTCACTAGATAGTAGCCGTCTGCGGGAGATGTAAAGGTAAACGTTGTAGTATTAAATGATGCCATACTGTCCACTCCTGAGGTGGAAAATCCCACTGTGGCAGTAGTTCCCGCGGATATGGTCTGGTTAGTTCCTCTATAAACATGTACACGAACGGTGGCAAATCCTGAGGAGGGCATTTGCCATTTGCCCCCAGAATAAACCCATCCCACTCCAGAGGAGGCATCATCAAGAACCACACATCCTTCCTCAGCAGTTAGGGGTAATGCCGAAGATGCTATAGAACCAACTAACCCAGATATTCCTGGCTTATGTCGTCCTGATGCAACCACTGACCATACTTGATGCTCCAATCCCCAAGTGTCTGAAATGGCAGTCCAATTAGCTCCATGTACAGTAGGGATATCAACAATTCGTGTTCCACTAATAGGTACACTTGCGTCCCAGCTCATTTTAACTCAACCTCGTGATGCTCAATTTAGCCTCATCAATACTAGAGGCTACCCCACTATTTTGCCAACACTTTATTGAGAGTTGGTCACCTACAGCCATCTGAACAACATCAACTACCGAAGTGGTCCTCTTCCACCTACTAAACCGTCTTCCTATTGCAGTAGCATAGGCACCATTAAAAATCCCAATAGCTTTTTGGTAATCGGTTGTAGCAGCAGCCCAGTGGGCAGATGCTCGAACTAAATAGTAACCAGCGTTAATTGCAGTAAATACTGTATAACTTCCAAATTCGGATAGTCCGTCGTAGGTTCTTTGAGCAGTAGAGTCATACCAAGGTACTGATGTCCAAATTGAATCTGGTATTGAAATCCCCGTATGGACTTTTCTCACTCTTGAGAAGGCTGAAGCGGTGGCACTTTCCCAAACTCCTCCTGACGTTAGAATCTGTAATTCCCCTTTCGTTGTATCCCAAGCCCATGCTCCCGTTCCCGGGGCTGATATGGTAGCAATTTGAGAGGTAGAGGACACTGCCAGAGTTCCTACTTGTCCCAATACGTGGGCTCCAGCGCTGGTCACGTTGTCCATATTATAGTGACCCTTCTTAGTCCAGTCTTCTATTGCTTTCCAGTTGGCCCGTATCTGCTCTGTGCTTCCACTAACTACATCAACAGCACATGTGGCAGCCGCTGCCCAGACCTTTGGCCATGCCTTCTGCCAGGACATTACACCCACTCCATTTTCTTTAGACCTTTGAGATCGCGATAGTACTTCTCTCTAGTTCCAACTTCAGACTCGGATAACCGAATTTTAGACTTACCCCTAGATTCAAGATTTATATAATAATCCATAATTAGAACTGCCTGAGACCTCTTTTCCCTTAGTTCAGGTAGGATGACTTCTAAAAAGTTCTTGGCCTGTCCATTATAGATTACCCATCTCCAGATCGTCTTCCCTTTCAACAACTTGTGCTTACGAAGAGACCCACCAAACTGTTCTTTCATCTCTTCTAGAGTTGGTTTCCAACACATTGATATTCCAATTTGAGGACTATAGTGCATGGTACCGGTTTCTGGTCTTTTATACCTAGATATTGTTATGTACCCTTCTCCATCAAACAAGCCTGCTACATATTTATTGTCCATATTTTTCCTCTCATCGTGTAAACAACCCACTATGACTTAATTTCCATCTCTCCGTAAGTTCCATAAGTTTAGGCCAGATATCCCTGTGCACCTCACAAAATGGAGTTTTCTTGTCGTACGTACCATACGCTACTTTTCTACAGTAAGGGCATCCACCCTGACACAAAACAATCCACTTACAGCCTTGACACTCTGGAAGATTTGCAGCACTCCACCTATGGGGGAATTTAAAATCCTTCCTATGCTTGTGAGTTCTAATATACCCAATAACCGTATCAGGATCAGCGTTACAACTTCTTATCATCCCATCCCAATCGATGGTAAAGAGCCACTCACCACAAGAATAACAATTTCTGGTTGTCTGGGAATAAATGTCAGCAAACCTTACAGGCATAGTAGAATCTACCATCCAGTTAGGCCAGGCTACCCTCTTGGCAGCAAGGAAGATGTCCATCATTTTGCCCAATTGACTACCGTACTCTCTAATGTATTCTGGATCTGATGACCCTTGAAACATCCTATTCATTCTAATAAAACAGGCATGCCTAACTGCCAATTTAGCCAGATCCACGGCTCTTGGCAAATTCGCGTCGTTTAACACCGTAAGTAATGCACACCCTCCATTCACTTCTTTAACCTTTAATATCTTATCTTCAAGGTCTCCCATACTACTGTTTGACGGATTCAGCGATACCCAAATTCTCCTGCTCTTCAGTTCTCTTAGAATAGAATCAGTGATCAAATCACCATTCGTGGACAACATATACTTAGTATCCCAAAAAGGATCTTGAAGCTGAGGAAGGTGCTTATTGAATAAGTCAACCATCAGCAAAAGGTTATCTATATTATTTAGAGGTTCCCCTCCTAAGAAAATTAATTTGAGATATTTAACTTTCTCCTCCTCGCAAATACCTTTAGCCCACTTAACCACTTCCCCAACTGTTTCTTTACTCATCTTCTCACCAGTATTGGAGGAATAGCAATGATCACACTGCCGATTACAAGCATTAGAGATATTTATATATAGCATCAACGCAGGCATCATTTTACCTCTCCTCTGACCAATTCAGACGCATGGTCGGCCTCAGATAACCACTGGGCTACAAGTTCCTTACCCTTATTGGGGACACTCTCTGCAAAATCATCTAAAGTCAGCTTCCTATATTTCTCACCATCAAATTCCAGAATAAGAAAAGGGACTCCCTCAAGATGTAATCTTTTTGAAACTGAGATGTGCTCCGAAAATCGGATATCAATAAATTCAAATGGTAATCCTGATGCACAAGGCATTTTAGACACATCCATCGCATCTAGAAAGGAATGCGATTTTGATCTAGAAGAGGGAGCATAGACATATATTTTATTGGCTACTCCAGACCGGAACATCATGTGCCTAAAGTTTAGTGATGAGTACCTAGAAAATTGGGTATGCCTGTATTTAGGATAGATTAATTGGGAATGATTAAAGTCTCCCTTACCATATCCATCCATGTTATTAAGTAGTTCAAAACTTAGGAGGCATCCTAGAAGGTCCAGATTTTTATAAACGTAAACAATAAATTGCCTACCTATTTCCATAGTTCTATAATGAGCTAACCCTCTCCTAACGGCCTCACCGTACTCATAATCTTCAGCGAAAAACTTCTTAGTTGCCATCCTGTCTTCAAGAAGGACATCATTGACGTCTATATAGGACATCCCACGAATGACAACTCCTCCCCTAGGTATTAACCTTGAACAACCCTTTAACTGAAACATCTCTTAGTTCCTCCATCCTGTTACTGATAATACTCAGTTACCTCAATTAGTATACTCCCTCTTAAACAGGGAAACCTAAAGGATACAACTTCTAATCTTCCAGGAACCATACCCCCTTCAAACACAGCAATCTCCTGGATTTTCCAGGGAGTATAGTAGTAAGATCCATTAATCTCCTTCTCTAATTCTAAATTTCTTCCCACTTTCAACCTATCCTTAAATTCTCCAAGCACCATGGGAAGTCTTTCTAAGGCTGGCCTGTGTGAACCCAAAATCTGATTTATAGAACTCTGGAATTGAATTCCTGTACGAGGGTCTTTAACTATTTTAGGGTACACATAACAAGGGGGCCTACCCAACTTGGGATTTACTTGGGCAAGAAAGAAGGATATCACTGACGGACCCCTAGCCGCGGCTTCAATGGGGATTTTGGACTTCAACATCTGGTCTTTCCATATCTTACGTCTTAGGTGTGTCCCTGCCACAAGCAAGGTTGCCACTTGAATATACCTGTCTAAAATTAATGTGTCTTTATAAGGTTCCATAAAGGCAGAGGCAAAATCTAATGCCTTTTGTCTTATATCCTTGTGAACCGAGACAGGGCGCATTCGCTCAACTGGAATACCTAATTCTTTTATAGAGTTTATCCTAACATCAATATTCTCTTCTCCTACTTCCTCTATTCCCCCTTTTAGGTATTTATGCCACATACCTGCGTGAGGGGGCATAATAACTATCGGATCACCCAAAGACCGGGCATAGTTGATTACGGCCTTATGGCCCTCATGGATAGGATAGGGCTCTTTTTGAATAAGAATGGCTATCACTTATATAAGCCTCCTAGCAATTTTCTCATCCAAAGGCCCATTATATTGGGCGTTATAGCACACGCACGTCATATCATTCGATTTGTCCCTATGAGTAATCTCTTGGTCTGTTCCCTCAGCGTAACACATATTATAACAAATACAACCCCTTGTTCCCTGTTGGGGTGGGGAAGGAAGTTTCTCTTCCAAGTATTTTGAGACATTTCTTTGCATCTCAACATAGGAACAAAGTCCTAGATGGGGTGTATTAATCTTTCCTGTAAAGTCGAAGTTCACTGCGTAACATCCCCCATGACAAGGTGTGTCCTTAAGTCTTGGACACTCTCCACATTCAGGCTTCCAGTCTGTGGTGAATAACTTTCTAAAGTCTGGTTTGGTGATTCCAACATCCACATGTCCAATACAAACTTCCTTTTCAGTCCATGGTCGCATGTCATTAAACTTGTTAAATCTGTGGCAAGGATAGATGGCCCCATCAATGTCTATTCCCGCATAGAACCTTCCAGCCCCACATGGCCATTTAGAATTGTCAGAACCCTTATAGGATTCGAAGTGTTCTACTTTCAAATTCCTTCCCTTGGCCTTCTCTGACACCATGTAATCCACTACCAACTTACATTGGTCCTCATATGTCTTCCACACCTCAGGAGTCCAATTGCCTTCATAGACAGGAGAGAACATAACATATTCGAATCCAAAGTCAAAGAGGTATTTCATATTCTCAAAGAAGTCAGGGACTGTTTCCACACTGGGAGACAACCGGGCTCTATAGAAAGGCCATTTCTTTAGGATGGACTCCAGGTTCTTCATTACCACTGAATGTGAACCCCTTCCATCATGGAACTTACGGTATAGGTTGTGGCTCTTCTCTTGCCCGTCTATACTGACCATAAAGAATATCTTGTGTTCATCCAGGAAGGCAAATTTGTCAGGGGTCAGGAGTGTACCATTGGTCGTTCCACCAAACATCAGATTCACTGATGGGGGTTTCGTCTTCTTCGCATACAGGGTTATCCTCTTCAATAATTCCCATTCTAATAGTGGCTCCCCTCCCCAAAATCCTATCTCAACAGTCTTTCCTTCTTGGATGGTGGCCTTCTCGGCATTGTGAAATAGGAAGTCGACCGATCTCTTGGCCGTTTCCCATCCCATTCTGCCAGGACGGCATCCGTAGGTAAAGCAAAAGGCACACTTAAGATTGCAGGCCCTAGTCAAATTAATACTACATCTGGTAATTGGAAATTCAGTCATATTCCCTCTCTAATTAAAATAATTGAAAAAGCTCCCATCTGGAGGAATAAATTCTACCGTTTCATGACTCCTTACAACATATGCTCCTGATATCTCTTCCACTTTTCAGCAAGCTCAAGTAACCGTGGATAAATTGTTTTTATCCTCGATATATTTTTCTATTTGCTCCACCCGCATTTCAAGCCGTCTTAATAAATCCATAACCGCTTGTGGGGTTGTTCTTTTCAGATTTTCTTTCTCCATCATGTATCTGGAAATTTTGGTTTGTACCTTAATCCATCTACAATTCTTATCTGTGGGTGTATTTATATCTCCTGTGAGATCATAATTAGTCGCTGGGCAACCACCACAGCAAGGAGTAGTGTTAGCAAACTCGCATCCTTCACAGGTTTTAAAATTAATAAACCTATCTATAAATTCAAGATTAATGATACCCAAGTCTACATGACCGATACAAGTTTCCTTTTCTTTCCAAGATTTTCCATCAAATTTACAAAATCGATGACAAGGATATATTCCTCCATCTATGTCAATCCCAATATAATGCCTCCCCGCTCCACAAGGGTATTTTTGATCCAACTCCTGACCACAAAATTCATCAAACTGATGAATAAAAATATTGATCCCTTCTCTCTTCTTTTCGGATAATAAATCCACTACTTTATAACCTTCATCTTCCCATTTATTCCAATCTTTCTCTTTCCAGTTTGCCTCAAATACAGGACTATACATTACATTCCTAAAACCCAGATCTATTAAGAATTTAATGTCGTTATAAAATCGTTTAATACTTTCTGGATAAGGGGATAATCTTACAGCATAATCAGGCCATTTCTTCAAAACCTTCTTCATATTTTTTACTATTAGAGCGTGAGACCCCCTACCAGATCTAAATACCCTATATTTATTGTGACTTTCTGCCGTGCCATCAAGAGATACCAAAAACTTAATACCATGTTTTCCCAAAAATGTAAATTTCTCTTCAGTTAGGAGTGTACCATTGGTCGTTCCACCAAAATGCACAGGAATGGTGGTTCTTTTCGATACACTTTCTGCATACAAAGTTATCTTCTTCAACAAATTCCATTCTAATAGTGGCTCCCCTCCCCAAAAATCTATTCTAACCATTTTATTTTCTTTTGTACGTTTAGCATTATTGAAAAGAAAATCTACGCTCTTTTTTGCGACAGCCCAACTCATCCGTTTAGATGTGTGCCCATACGTAAAACAATATTCACATCTTAAATTACATTCTTGAGTCAAGTTTAATGACGCATTGGAAACTAACATATTTATTCTCCTTTCATTATACGTTCTTGGTATTCTTTCCATTTTTTAGCCAATTCAAGCACCCTTGGGTAAAGAGTTTTCAGCTCCTCACAAAATGGAGTTCTCTTGTCGTAAGTTCCGTAAGTCAACTTACGACTATAAGGACAACCACCTTGACAAAAGGTTATAAATTCACAGCCTTGACACTCAGGTAAATTCTTTGCACTCCATCTATGAGTAAACTTAAAATCAGACAATCTGGAATGAGTGTAGATTGAACCAATCTTAGTACTGTAATCAGCATTACAACTTCGGATTACTCCGTCTGGGCCCATATGAATAGACCATTTTCCGCAACCATTTGGATTTGATGGTTTGTCCCAGGTCACCCAGGTGCTCTCAACTATCCAATTTGGATGCATGGGAACTGGAGCAGCTAATAGCATATCAAATACCTTGTGCATCTGTCTTCCATATTCCTTTACGTAATTTGGGTCTCTACCACCATCATACATCCGACTGATCCGTGTTACTCCACCATTTCTAATAGCAATATCAACCAACTCTGGTAGCCTTGGCATATTCTTTTTATTCAGTGTAATTGCTAAATTGCAATGCCCGCATACTGCTTTCAATTTCTTAACCTTCTCTTCCACACTGATGAGATTATCATCTGTAGGATTAATGTAGGCCAACAATCTATGGGCTTCTATTCTTCTAAGATTTTCTTCCGTCAAATAATCTCCGTTAGTAAATAGAATAAAGAGACGATCCTCATTCTTTACATTGACTCCCGACGCCCCTGTCCTTGCTCGGACATTTTTCAGATGTTTTGGTAAATCTCTTTGCAAAGTCGCTATCAGATGAAACAGCACATCAGCATTCATTAAAGGTTCCCCACCAAGTATCGGAAATGAAAACAATTCTGCTTCCTCTACTTTGGCTAAGTTTACGAGCCATTTCGCCACATCATCAGCTGTCTTTATTGACATTTTCAAATTTCTATCTGCCTGCAGATTAGTATAACACCCTTCACAATTACGGTTACATCCATAGGTCATAAAAATGTGACAGATCAATGCATAACTGCTCATTTCTTTACCTCCTTTGGTAATTCGATTGTATGCTCGCTTGTCGGAATTTGCCAAGTTTTCCTGGTTAATTGTGCAAACTTTCCAGGAAACCAATCCTTCTTAGACTGATGTATTTCAATCATGATTCCGTTATTTTTAATATCTTCTGAAAGTATTTTAGTGGTTGAATAATCATAGGGATTACCAGTTGTCCAGGGTGCTGTAGACTTAGCACATGGAAATTCAAAAGAATTCCCCTTTCTCCATAACGGAAGGATAGCATAAATAGTATTCATTAAATTATTTTCAAAAATGTAATCTCTAAATAAAGCTTCAGACAACGCATAATCAAAGGTTGCTCTAAATTTAATTGACGGATGGAATTTCATTGTTATCTCATTTTCCAAATGAGTTTCCCATTTATCAAAAAATATTATGCCGACAAGTTCTTCTCTTAAAAATATGTAAACAGCAGCTGCCCATAAAAGTGGAGGTGTCGCATATGTTTGCATAGTCTCCCTAGCTTTATTTAATAATTCTTTGTTATCTTCTTTCCATTGTCCCACCTCTTTCTGAAATGCAGCCCTCGTCTCTTCGGATGTATCGGCTACATCTTTGTAAACAAAATTCTCGATTGTAATTCCGCCCATTGGTAACATTCTTTTGATTTCAATTTCCTGCAACATATTTATCTCCTAATAAAACAACCAAACATCTGGAGCATATTTTAGATTATAACAATTACAACCATAAACTGTATTGTAGCATACACTACAACCATAAACTGTATTGTAGCATACACTACAACTATACCAAAACCAAAAACAACCACATTCGAAATCCTTGTAGCAGGTGTGATATGCACTTGCACATGTTGAATAACAAATACATGAGCCGTATGTAGTCTGATTACATGAACAATCATATACAGCCACATTACATGAACAAGTATTTACAGCCATGTCGCATATACAACTTGGCATTCCCATTATGGCACGCTCACTTTCAGCTCTACAGTAAGGAATTTTCCTTCATTTCCAGCTGCTCCGATTTGGTCAATAAACATTGTTAACATGTTGCCTGCAGCAAGGGCCGTTTCCGAAAACGCTGCCGCACCCCCACCAGTATATGCACCAGCATTAATCTGTGGTTTCGTACTAAAAATAGTTGTTCCAATCCCTCCTGCTGCTCCATAATGGATATCTATTATGTCTGCATTAGTTCCTGGAGTAGTTGTAACAATTAAATTCACGCCTACCGCAGTACAATCAAATGGTATATAAAATTGAGAACATACTGAAACTGTTGCATTTGCAACTAAAGTTCCTGGGACGCTCCAAACTATACATGCAGCACCACTGGCTACTACCTGTGCCAATGTTTTACCAAATAATAGGGTGGAATCATTGGCGGATAAAGCCGTAGAACTGGCTCCTAAGAATGCTGACGCAAGATTCCCCTGTAACATGGCTGAGTCAGAAGCACTGGCTGCTGTTCCAGAGAACCCTGCTGCCGATATGGTTGACGAAAAGTAAGCACTGGTACCTGACAGCATGTCAGTAAAGGCAACAGTACCATCAGACTTAACATCTCCAGCTCCTCCACCCCCACTGGCCACTACCTCTGCCAAGGTTTTTCCAAATAATAAGGTGGAATCGTCAGCACTGGTTGATGTCCCACTAAACTTGGAAGCTGATACTGAAGACGAGAAGTAGGCACTAGTACCTGACAGCATGTCAGTAAAGGCAACAGTACCATCAGACTTAACATCTCCTGAACCCCCACCCCCACTGGCCACTACTTGTGCCAATGTCTTACCAAATAGTAAGGTAGAATCGTCAGCACTGGTTGACGTCCCACTAAACTTCGAAGCAGACAAGGAAGAAGAGAAGTAAGCACTGGTACCTGACATCATGTCTGTGAAGGCAACTGTGCCATCAGACATCATGTCTCCAGCACCACCCCCACTGGCCACTACCTCTGCCAATGTCTTACCAAGTAAGAGGAAAGAGTCAGAGGCACTCATTGTACTAGCCGTGATTGTGGTGGCATAGACATTAGTACCTGAAAAGGTAGTAGCAAGGACTGTACTACCTGACATAATGCCATTGACATCTAGAGTGTGGGCAGGACTCCCTGTCCCTATGCCAACGTTGCCTGTGGTATAGACGTTAGCGGCTGATAAGGCAGTGGCTGATAACGTTCCCGTAAAATAGGCATTAGTACCAGAGAACGTGTCTGTAAAGGCAACTGTGCCGTCTTTCCTGGTGTATACGGAAGGTAGGTTACCCCCTAATCGTGAGGAGTCATTGGCACTAACTGCATTAGCATCATAGGCTAGGAAAGCCGTATCAAGTTTACCATTAAGTCTAACAGAGTCATTTGCACTGACTGCGTTAGAACTGGCTCCTAAGAAGGCTGTCGAAAGGTTACCTGCCAGTCTGGCAGAGTCATTAGCACTGACAGCATTGGATGAGGCACCCAGAAAGGCTGACGCCAAGTTTCCCTGTAATAAGGCAGAGTCACCTGCTGACCCACCAACTGTTAAGAAAGCTGTAGAAAGATTACCAGCTAGTCTAGAAGAGTCAGTGGCACTTAAGGCTGTCCCCCCTGACAAAAGGAAAGCAGACGAAAGGTTACCTGCTAGTCGGGCTGAGTCAGAGGCACTTAAAGAAGTACCTCCTGACAAGAGATATCCTGCTGGTAGGACTCCTGCCAGCCTAGCAGAGTCACTAGCACTAGTTGCAATACCCCCGGATAACAAAAAGGAGGCAGCATGATAGCCATCTACTTTATCAGCATCCAATCCCCCACCTACCCCTGGGCCAGTAAAGGTCAGTCCATGAGCATTAGTGGTTAACTGACGATGATAAGCTCCTGAAGAAACCTCTGTGTCTACATTTGCCAATCCCGTATCAAAGTTGGTGTATTCAGATGTCCCCGAGGCTCCGAATGATGGTCGGTAAATATAGTTACCAAAATTTCCCAAATTAAGTCCCCTTCAATTTATTTTGTCCACGTAGAACTAGGTGGTACTTTCTTTGTCCAGACTGATGTAGGTCTGGAAGTCACATCCCACGTGTCACTAGGAGGAGTAGTTTTCCCCCACTCAAAGCCAGAATTAAACCAACTTCCAAACCAAGGATCCCGAAACCAACGACCCCTACCGGTTGCTAGAAATACTACTTTGTTTATCCAAGATGTCACTGGTTGAGTAAGTTTAGTCCAAGTTGTCATTTTAGTTGTTTACCTTCATCATTCTTTTCATTTGTTCAATTGAGAAGTCCTTAGCTGTCTTAAATCGAACGATGGTATCCTGCTTCTTCTTTTCTTTTTCCTTATTTACAATCTCCTGTAGTGAGGCTACATAGGCAGGAGCAAACTGTTGAACTTTGGCTTGATCATCTAAAAATAGAGAACCCCTCATCACAGCTCCAAAGATGACAGTTTCCGGATGGAATCTCATAATATAATTTTCATCAGCCGAGACTCCTACATCGGTAGGCTGGGCATAGTATTTCAGAGTGATGGTGTAGACACCGTCTGGCTTTGGATAAAGTTGAAACGCCATCCCCCGATCAATATAATAGTCTGGCTCACCCAATTCTAAGGAACTAGTGGTATATAATAAGGGATTGGCTGTATCACTATCCACTATAGCCACATTGTCTCCATGTAGAGAATCAAACTCTCGGGGATCAATACGGACAAGTTTCTTAGTCCCCAAAAACATATCCAAGTGCCCCATATAATCATCGGGTAAACCGTAGTTTGAAGTCCCACCTGACGTGCTGATAGTGGCCTCCACATAGAGATAGTTAAAGTTATATTTTAGGGCTATATCTTTAATTGTGTCGTTTATCCATCCACCAATCTTGGTAGAGGATAAGGGCGCAGAAGTAGAATCCCCTAGATCGGTTCGATCGAGATAAGATGCTACTCTGTCAACTAGTACCCCATAATTCATACTTCTCACAACTCCTGAGTGTAATGTATTTTTCTATGACAATTTGAACAAACTAAAATACACTTATCTAGTTCGATTACTACTCGTTCCCAAGTCCACGATCTCATCACCGAGATTCCAATATCTTTTACCTTAGGGTCTTTATGATGAAAATCATAGATGGCTTCAACAGGGTCTTTTAAACCACAAATAGAACAGGATCCTCCCAAATATTCAATGGCTAGGTGCTTAATCTTTCTACGAGCTGAACGGTGTCTCTCTACTGCCCCCTGAATACAAATCCCACATAGTTTTCGTTCAACTTTTGGAGGATGCTTTCCACATTGACGACACATCCCAGCTGACTCATTCCTATTACTAAAGACTCTAGATGCTCTGAGTTTGTCTTCTTTATGGTTATTCTCTTTCATATTAGATAGGATAGAGCCCAACCTGTTGGATTGGGCTCTATATGTCACTCTTTAGGTATTGCAGCGACGGCGGGTTTTGGGTGGGCAATTTTCATATGGGCTCCAACATCATAGCCTGAGGGAAACACTTCATCACACTTTTTGCACTTGAAGACCCTCTTCTCCTTTGGCTTGAGCTCCTCTCTAATCTGAGCCATAGCCTTGGCGATCTCATCCTTTATAATGGTCTGAAGGTCAGGAGATGTAGCCACTACCTCAGTTGGCCTTGTTGGCAAAGGGGCTTCCTCTCTAGGACCCCCTGCTATATTAGTCGTTGATCTGGCTCCAGATACGACCACAATTGACTTACGATTAGCCTCAATCTCTTTCAACCAGCCAGGTCCATCCTGCACGGAAGTAAATTCGGCTCCATATTCCCCGTGAGTCAAAAGCTTTTCAATGATATAAGGGTCTTCGGTTGAAAATTTGTTATTACTAAATTCAGCCGTTGCACCTCTTATTTGGGTGACCCTTCTTTGCTCATCCATTACCCTATCCGCGGGTTTAATAACAATTCGTAATTGCCTTCGTCTTGATACAAAATCCATTGTGTCCTCCTTATTTTGCAGCTTTCGTTAGTCTCAGCCGCAGCTTATAGATTATATCTTGATTGTCATCGGGTGTTTCAAGTCTATTCTTCATAAACTCTACTCCGATGTTTACCTCTTCAATTCTCTTCTGACTCCTTAGATGAGGCAGAATACTTTGAAGAAGATTGAGTGCTCGCTTATCCCTCCATTTGGCCCTCCATTGTCCATCAGACTTCGGACCTATTATGGCCCCTGCCATAATTTGAAGTTGTTCAACGAGCTTGAACTCTTTTGCTGTTATCCAGACATACAAGGATGACCTTGAACCCGTCTTAGGGGTTTCAATCCTTACACATCCTCCCATGTCAAATAACCCAGAAATATAGGCCAGGTTAAGTTCCTTATTCCTCATGGTTCCTCCCTCTAGCTTGAAAGTGTTAAATTGTTAACGGTTAAAGGTTAATAGGATTAACCTGTTACTCCGTAGACTTTTCCCATGGTCCGCTCCTGTCGGAACTCAAGACCCACTTCGCAAATGTACTGATCCTTGTAACTATCGTCGCCAGGGAGCTGAATGTCAGTCTCCATCTGGACGTCCCTATTTTGTAGGTAACGATAAGCTAAATTCTCAAGTTCAAGTGCATAGGCGTAACCGCCATAGTAGGATGTTGAACCCCAAGCAGCAGGATAACCAGCAGCAAAGTGTTCCAGAATAACATCTTTAACCAAGTTAATCGATCCGTGTGGAGACAGGTACTGTGTAATAGCAATACCATATGTCTTGTCCTTGGGGAACATTTGAAGTTTCCCCTGTGCCCACTGACTCACTACAGAGAGAATCAAAGGAGCGCAGAACAAGTATCTGGTAGTACTACCATACCTGAAGATCGTCCTCAAGAATGTCTCAAATTCGGATTCTGTCATAACCCCACCCATATTGGTAGAGTTAGTGGCTACAAAGTAGTCCACCCCACCAGTAGTTCTCCGGGCATGTCCCTGAGAAACGGTGGCTGACCGATTATCCTCAACTGGATATCCAAAGAGGAAAGCTCTTTCTAGATCTCGCATCAATTCAATACCTTTCTTCTTTCTCTGATAAGGTCTGTCCGCCCCGCCATACAATTCTGTATTAGCTAAAGACTTCGTGATCTCAACAGAGGTTCTGAAGATCTGGAGGTAGTTGGCTACTTCCACAGTTTGAGTTGATTTGGTCACTAGATCGCTATACGGTGATCCTTCCTGGAAAGCTGTGCCGATTCTGAAGAACGCATCACTGGTGGAAATCGCCTGTGCGGATGCTCCAGAAGAGTCTTTTCCATACCCCCTGAGTACCGTGAATGCTGAACCAGAAATACTTTGAATTAGTATAACCTCACCCGTCCTAGGGATCTTGATAAGGTCAAACTTATTAAAGTAGGCTGATTCTGCATCATTGTAACCAGTAAGAGCAGTAGCGGAAGAAACCGCTGACACTGCGAAAGTTGACCATGTTGGATTAAGATCGTCCTCTAACCAAGAATACTTGGTGTTGATCGCAACCTTTTTATTAAGCTTACTAACCAGCACGTATAAAGGTGCAGCATTGGGCTCCAAAAGGTAAATCTTATCGGCGATGTCAATGACTTTCTGTGCACTCAGTATGCTCTGAGTACCGGTAGCATTGGTGATCATCGTTAGATCTGCCATTTATAATTTTCACCTCCCGAGTAGGGATTTAAACTCCGACGTCAAGACGTCGCGGACCTGCGTTTAGCATGTCCTGAAACTCTTTCTCTTCTGGCGTCTGTGGGGTCTGTTTCGGAGGGTTTCCCGCCCTATCAGCCGGATTCACAGGCGGACTTCCAGTTGAGGAGATGCCACCCGCTGCTTGACGTTTTCGAACACCTTCAAGGATTTTAGAAACCATGTTCTTCTCCCTCTCCTGGTATTCGGCGTCTAGCTTTGCGCGGAGCTTTGCTTCAAGCTCTTCGACATTGACCTGCGGTGTAGGGGTGATCGCAGACTGAACTCTCTTGTTAAAGAGATCTTTGGCCATCTGATAGACAACTGGGAGAGACCCAAAGTCCTGATTGAGATCAGTCCTTTGTGCCAAAATCTCAGCCATCTCATTTCGATAGTTGTCAAAGTCAGGATGCTCACCTCTAAACTTGTTGATGAAGTCCGTCCTGGTTCTCCAAGTATCATAGGCCTGTATTGCCTGCCACACAATTTGTGCAGCTTCTTTACGGGATTCCGATCTTGGTTTATCCAGAAAGGTCATTTCATCATCTTCGGACACCGGTGGTACAGAAGGTTGTGGAGGAACCTCCCTCACTGGTACCCTAGCAGGCCTAGCCGCTGGCTCTTGCGCAGCCTGCCTGGCCTTCGCTAATTCATCGCCCTGTTTAGCAAGTCGGGTTTCAAGTTCAGAATAACTCTGAACCATCTTACTTATCGACTCCTTTACGTCTTTACTCTTAAACTTGTCGGGCAGTACAGCTAAGAGGTCGGGTTCTCCCGTACTCGGTTCAGCCGGAGGGGCTGCATTCGGGTCTGGGGCCGTCGGTGCGGCTGCTTGCGGAGCAGTTGTCGCGGGATCTGCTGTTCCGGCTGGGGGTTCCCCTTCACCTGTAAACAGCACCGCTAAATCGTCATCAGAAACATCTAGGCCTTGGTGGATTCGCTCCTGCAATTCCTCCAAGGTTTTCCTTTTGTTACTTGACATAATTTTTTCCTCCTTATGCTTTTTGGGCCTCTTTAATATCTTTTGAGGCTTTTTGAGCATCATTTATGGCACGCTCAATAAATGATAATAGGTTTTGCAGTTCAACTAGTTTAGCCCTTTCCTCCAAAAGGGTCTCTGGTTTAGCCGCCAATAGCCTATCCACACTTGTGTGTGGATCTATAAATTTCTTGCGCAGAACGGCCCAACCTGGTGATTGGGTCATTGCAAGAATCGCACTGCCTTCTACCAAATCCAATTTGGCCTTATCTGGATTAAAGGGCTTCGTTGGATTTCCTTCCATAAAACCTGGTAAATCTTTTCTATCTAATCCCATTATTTATCTCCAATTTAAGCCATCACTTGGGCTGCTGGCATTCCTCCGGTACGGCTCATTCCGCCACCGGATATCTTAAGCATTTCAGATAACTGTCTTTCTAATGGTTGAGTCCCTCTTCCTGGTTGAGGAACTTGTGGAGGCATTTGGGATGGCGGTCCTTGGGACTGCCCTTTGGCCTGTGGCCTCTTGGCAGGTGGACCCTGCGGCCCCTTCTGTGGTTGTCCTGGATGAGGTGGTCCGCCTGGACCTCCCCCTGGAGGGGGGCCTCCGCCCTGTTCTTGGGCTTGGGCCAATATCATCTGGGCATACTTCACTGGATCTTCAATCAACAATCTAGATTGATTCTTCAAATCAAGAACATCCATAACTAACTTACGAAGTTCAATCTGATTGACAAAGGGATCCTGATTAAACAACTTATAAGCCTGCATAATCTGCTGGATCCTAACTTCCTTCACAGCCGTTGTGGATGATCCCATTGGCTGGAAGTGGAACATCTTTAAGATCTCATCTAGGTCTTGGGAATAGAATAGGTCTCCTTGATTCCTTTGATAGTCACCCTCACCAACAATCTTTATGAAATCTTCCCTTGGCAAGAAGTGATAGTCTAACCACAAGAATGCTTTAGCAATAGACCTAATGATAGTAAACTCCACCAACTTCACCACTGTATCAAACCTAATGTTACTGGCCTGCTGCAACCTGACGATACCAGTTGCCGTCTCACGCCTTGGAGGTGTGGCCCCCCTGGAATACTCATATTCACCTGTTGCATTGTCAATGTCGCGCTTGATTATTTCCTCTTCCATGTAAGCCGATTTTGTAACATCTCGGGTATCCAAATCTTTAATTGCTGTTACATCGTTGGTAAGGATAACATTGCCCGGGTAAGAAACAAGACTGTCAAAATCAATATCAGCATACTTGTTAGCAATAAACATACGATTGATAATGAGGTTGACGTTATCCGCCCGTTGGTTCCTAACACTGTTTAATTCCTCCTGAAGACTCTCTGAAATCTCTGGGATACCAATGCCATAGAGTTCATGCTGTACGGGTATGTATCTTGCCATCATGAAAGGCAATAACTTGCCTAATGGGTTGTCTTCTTCCTTCAGCAATACCCTTCTGGCGCCTACTGTGTAGATCTGATCACGGTCCCAGTATTCAAGAACTTCTATTATTTTACGGTCTGGGTCAAAACCATACTCATCTAGAATTCCTACGCTGGTTAACCTTTTCCTTTTGGCCTCGTCTACAATGGCCATGCTCTCTAACATATTAAGGAGCTGGGGCACATTCTTATAGAACTTCTGTGTATACAGACTTTCCAACTCGTCATAGTCTACATATGACAACTGGATAATAAACTTCATTCTCTTAATTGACTTGGCCCTGTAATCTGGATAGATATTAAATAGGTCAACTGGCTCCATGTCAATATAATTAAAGGACACAAGATCATCATCACCAAACCTAGGAATTACCTTGGCAAAACTTGTTCCATAGATAACAGCTTCTTTAAAGAACTCAAGGATCTTAGAGAAGAGTTCCAACTGATCTTCATCAAGCTGATATTCTAAAACCTTCTCTAGCAATTTGGCCAGCCCGCCATATTCTCCTCCCCTTGGCATAACGGAGATAATGGGGCGTGTGTTGAAAAGGGTGCCTAGCATTTTTGGCACGATACTTTCAACAATTGAAAATATATACGGAACAAAGATATTCGATTTGAGTGTCGTGGTCTGTACGTCTCTATAACTTCTATATAATTTATAAAACCGCTTCCATCGACTCTCATATGGATCTCTCCATCGTTTGATTATGTCAAACAGAGAGGTCACCGAATCTACTGGATTCTTCCTGAAATCTGAATCAGCCACTTGTCTTCTCTCCTCTTAAAATGACCATGGATGCCATTCACATCTTTTATCCCAAGGCATCGTCATCGATTCTACCCAGTGTGTTAGCGATCCTAACTTTGGGTTAACATCATCTGGCTCTGGAGTATATAATTTAATAAATCCTTCTTGAGGGGCAAACTGTCCAGGCATTAACTGTCCCATACCACCAATTTTACCCTTAGCCCACTCTGGAATGACGTATCCTGACTTATCAGGCACTATGACCTCTGGACCCTTCTCACCAACAACATATGGTTGATCTGCTTCAACAGGTCCTCCATATTGTCTAGATTGTGGTTTAAGCAGACGTTGCCTTCTTGTTAATTCTTTATGCCACTCTGGAGTAACATCCTCAATAGTCCGCCATCCACCAGGAGATCCCGGTGTCTCCCAGAGATTTCTGAGATGCCAATCTAAGGCATCCATATTAGTCTTCCCACCCACGGGTAGTGTATGATGACCTTCAACCTTAGCCTTAGCAGATCTTCCTTCAGTAAAAGCCTTACCTGCTGGAGTTTCAGCCGTAGTGGCTCCTTTCGATTTCCCAAATTTAGATTCTGCCTCCCTCATTAAGTCAGAGGCTATACCCTGACGCTGATAGGGTTTGTCTACTGCTACTCTACTTACTGTAAATCCACCACCAGGAGTTTTTCTCACCCAGAGCATACCCACATCTTTACCCCCCTGGGTAGCCACAATCATTTCGTCTTCAGGTTGCATTCTGGGAGAATATCTTTCTTGCTGGTAGATTGTTCTGTCCTCAAACTTTAAGTCTTTAGGCTGATTAAACTCCCACGATCGGGCTCCTGTCTTGGGGTCATATCCTGAGGGACGTGGAATCCCCTCTTCTTCCTTCGGAACTTTGGGGATATCACGTTCTGTCATTCCCCCACCTTTATAACTTTTTATAACCCCAGACTGCTTTCTACTAATAACCTTCTTCATCTCTGAATCAATCAATCCACCAATGTCCTTATCAGTATACTTACTCTTGGCTACATTTTTTGCCACAGGGTCCAGCCTATCCATTATCTGGTGAATAGGTTCTTTTTTCAGAGTTGGAAGGGTATTATCTTTGAAGTCGGAGATAAAACCTTTAATATAATTTCTAGCAGTTGTTATGGGATTATCATATTGTTCCATCTTTTCCAATTGGGTATAAACTTTATTTTGTTTTGCCCCATGTCCCATTATAGGAGTCCTGTCTATCCCAGCCTTTTTTGACTGCTGTTGGGCAACCCACTCAGCCACCCCTTCATTAGACTTTTGAGCTTTCATCACTTCTTTTAATTGCCATTTCTCCACTGGCTTTAGTTTGGCATTTGTGGCTTCCTGATCCCATATCATATTCATAACCCGATGACCCTCATACTCATGTCCCACAGTACCCTCTATGGAATAGGGAAGGATCCCACCTTCAGGCTCCAATATGACAGACGCCTTCTTTGTAACACCAAAGGGATCATTTTCAGAAACCCGTGTTCCTAAAACGCCCTGCGTCCTCTGTTTAGTACTAGCCCACGATTCTGGTCCAATCTCGGCTTTTACATCCTGCATCGTTCTAGGGTACCTTTTTTGAAGATCACTAGCCACCTTTTGAGCTTGGGCATATGATGCCTCACGGGGAGATGCTATTGAGGAATGCACAGCAGTAGGTTGAAATAAAGATTGAGCCAAATCTTCACTAGGTTGAACTCCGGTTAGCTTTTGTAGAGCAGCCCCTGTGGGTTCAAACTGCTTTTGAAATAGTGCCTGACTTAAAGGATTCTGCTGAGCCCTAGAAGCAACACTCTCTGGCATTCCTTTACTAAGAACCGGCATTCTATTACGAAGAGCATCTAGTAAATTGATACCTTCCCCAGCAGCTCCAGGAGCCTTTGCAATTTGCATTCCCTGAGAAGCCCCACCCAACATCATTCCAGTAGGATCAGCTAGCTGTAATAATTTCATTAAGAACTGAGGGACCTTAGTAATATCTAAATTAGGAGCAAAGGGAAGACGCTCTGACCCAGGTGTAGGAGGATTAACTATATCTGAAATCCTGGGCTGAGGAACTTCCATTTGTATTGGAGCAATTGACAACTTCCATCACCTTATTGTCCTGTATAGGATGTCCCAGTTGGGTCTCCTTCTTTTGACCTCTTCACTCTTTCATTATAGACTGTAGTGTATTCAGGGCAGGTTGACTTTGTCTTATGCTGCTCAGTCTCTACAGACTTTTCCCAGTCTTTCTGCATAGAGTCGTGAATCTTCTGCCACCCTGCTTCAATAGCAGACGTAGCCTTGTCAATTAAACCATTTGCCATTTAACATCACCTTTTAGAAGTAACCCGTAATTGGACTAATCCTCACTGGCGTCTTTGGTTTAAAACCAAATCCAGGAGGCCTGTAAACAATATTACTCATGACCAAATAACGAAGGGCATCCAGTAAGTGGTCATCTTTCTTTAAGGGCATCTCCTTGGGATTATACTTATCCCTCTTCCTTGCCCAGTCTGCCCAAACATAATGCCTAAACTCACGAATGAGGTTGGCACAATTTTCCATCACATACAGTTTAGGAAGTTGCCCTCCCCCCGGACTAATTAAGGAAGATAACTTTAGGACGCCAGGCTGCCAGTCCTTAAAGGCTGGAATAGTTGGCAATCCCATCATCTTCATTTCATCGGCCACACTTCGTCCCGAAATGGATTGTGGAGCATGGGCACTGGTGTCAATAATGGCTAAGGCAGGGGGCCATCTGGTCCCCAGCTTAGTCTTAATCATTCCTACCAGATCCTTGATCGTACACTGTTCCATAATCTCGTCAAAGACAATCCAGACATTGTCCCTAGACAAGCCGCTGAACACTACTCCATGTGGATTCCGATCGTGGGGATCTATTCCCAATACAATCATCCAATCTGGCTTGGGGGCTTCTGGACGGAGCATATTCACATTACCAAAGTCCTTATAGATGAGACCCGACTTGGCAATAAAGAGTCCATACAGAGCTGACTCTAATGAGTCCTTCATCGCAGGATCGTTCTTGACAGATTCAATGGCTGCCTTATCCAAATGCGGATTCTCAAATATGCTTACATGACAGTGGCTAACCGCCGGTGGTTTGGCTGACGGATTATCGTACAGCACATCATAAACCCATGTAAGTCCATGTAGAGGCGTGCATGTGATAAGGATTTTTCCATTAATCCCTCCTGATACAGTCCTCATGAAGTTTGACTCATATACATCTCTGGGTGGCTCTTCGTCCATCCACACTAAGTGTCTCTCTACTCCCTCAAACTTTTCTATATCTTGGTCGTAAGATTTGAAATCAATCTCTGTTCCATTCTTTAGTTCTAATACCCGGGTCTCTGACCAGAACTTCTTTACAGCATGTTTTGGTAACCAGGTCTCAAACATGGGCAGAATGATTCCTGCAATCCCACTATTAAAGTCTACACTGCAGACCCTGATCTTTAAAGGAGGCTTGGGAAAATCCAAAAATGGATGGATCCCCAAGGCTGCCCAACAACATTCAACTACCCCGAAGGTTGTCTTCCCACTTCTCTTTCCCCCAAGGATAAGTCTAGTCTTTGAACCATCTTGGTGCATGGTCATTAGCTTATCGCTGTTAGGAGTGTAGGATAACAACTGCTGAGCAGCTGCCAAATGCCTTTGGGTAGTTAGGTCCTGTGCATTAAGGTTCATTCCTTACTCCTGTAAATAAAGTTTTACAGTAGCAGTAGGGAGGTCGGCCAAAACGTCAGCATATGCGCGACCACTTACACATCGTGCATCTATATTTCCATCCAGAAATTTATACCTTAATGTACAATTGGGTTCAATGATAATTCCAGCCGAGGTTGTACTTCCTTCAAGAAAGAAGAAACTGGTTGCCCCTGTAAGAACTTCACTACTTAACCACAGGGAATCCCCGTCAGGATCAAGAATCTGTACATTTGCAGCCGATGCTCCTGAAGCAGAATGTCCTGCTGTAGTCCAAGTATGCCCTTTAACCTTTACACCCAATAGTCTACCCAAGTATGAAGTACCCAAGGTAGTATCTACAGCAGTAGCACCACTAGAGGCAAAAGCAATGGAAATTTTCTGAGACTCAAATTGCCTTGACACTTACATCACTCCTTTTTATCTTCTTTTGCAGATCCTTCTACCTTATCCTTTAGGAACTCGGCTAGGACCTTAATAAGTTTTCTATAATCTTCGAATATCAATTCCTGGTGTAGCATCCCAGCATCAAGTGTTACCTCATAACCGTTGTCCATCTCACGAATGCTCACATGGCGCTTAATAGGAATCATAGTTATTGCTATGACTTCCAATGTAGGTGGGGATACTGACTCACCCTGGATTCCGGGTAATGTCTCTTTCATTTCTCTACCTCTTTCTTGGAAAGATTATCACGAATCATGTTTTTGATTTCTTCTGGATCCATAGAACCAAATACTCCCAAGTGCTGCAGCTCAACCCTTTCCGGTGGCTTAAGACCAGCCCTATCCAATATCTCTATGTTGGCCTGTAGCCTCACTTTCTCCTGCTCAGCATTAGTGGCAAGATCTAAAACTCTCTCTTGGGCCTCAGGGGCAAGTAGAACAAAGCGTGCTCTGACATCCTGCTGGATTTCCTCAATCATCTCGCGAATCTTGGGTTTGCGTAGGAGTTTTTGGGCATCCTGAGATAGGTAGGCATGCTTGGCATTGGGATAGGCCTGTCTGTAGGCATCGATTGGCCTCATACCTTCAGCAACGAGTTGTGCGAATTTCTGGTTTCCATCTGTAAGCTCTGGCTTAAAGGATGGGACGTTTGGAGTATCCATTTACTTTCCTGCGTCCCTCCTGTGGAAGAGAATCATATTTTTCCTTTCTACTCTTTTTTTGTTTGGCATATGCGTCAGGATATCTTTCATTCCACTTTCCATTTAACTTTCTGTCCTTAACTCCATTCCTCTTTTGCCTATGACGATACCAATCACTCTTCTTATACTTTTCTATGCCATTCTCCCAATTATCCCCATAAGTAGTAATTAGATCAAAATAGATATATAATTTATCCCTTGGGCGCTTGGCCCCAAAGTGTAGGAAGGAGTGGCATTTTTGACAAATTTGAATAACAATTTCAGGCTCATAACTTAAATGATGCCCTAATAAGGGGTGTTCTTCCTGACAAATCCCGCAGATACCAATTGTATTACTATAAGAATCTCTCCTCATATCAAGTCGCTCCAGAGAACAGGCGTTTTGGTTGGGTTACCAGCAGCATCTTCCTTTGGTTCTTTCCCAAATTTAGTACGTTTTGTTTGTCTAATATGAGAAAAGTCTGATTGGATTGCCGGTTCTGCTTTAGATGAAGGACTACGATAATAACCGGGTAAAGAAGGAATTATGCGAGGTTCTCTTGTGCTAGTATCTAAGAGGGCATTTACGTTTTTAGGGGCTTTGTGCGATTTTGGTTTGGGGCACTTAACTCTTGTAATTATGTTGCATCAACTCTTCTATGTAATAATTTTAATTCCTCATACATTAGTAACTCCGGGGCCGTGTACGGCTTCTCCCTCTCCATGTTCTCTTTTCTGTACCCCGTCTTTGGGCAGATCGTCCTTCGGAGTATCCGATTGCGACAGCCTGTTGGGGGTCAGTTACAGTACGGCCAGAGCTCGAGCGTAGCTTTCCTTCATGGAATGTATCCATGACAATCTTCTGCTGTTTCTTTCCAGCAGCATTTAACTTCTCTCTTCCATTCATCTTAACGACCTACTGGAAGTATCCGGAGAAGTTCACATACGCATAGGCATCCAACGGATACCCACCAGGGACACTTCCCCATGGCTCCTGCGATCATAGCAACTGTTCCTGCTATGGCGAAAACTCCAATAACTGTTAACATAAAAACCTCCTCTAATATTTATCCCGCGACGGAACAGTGGCCACTGGAAGACCTTCCGTTACGGCCCTATTTACCCTTTCTTCGGCTTACCCGTGCACTGGTTTGGCCTTCTCGCCTCCGAGGGGCTTCCTAGACATCACCTCAGTCACTACGGCTGAGGATGGACTAGGTTTGCTACTTAATTTCAATCTTGGGAAGGTCTGCTGGGATAGCCGGAACATTCTTCCGATGGATTGCAAAGTACCAATAACATATGATACCTGCGATCGCTCCTGCGATAACTCCTACAACGAAACCTCCAAATCCTGCTAAAAATGTCATTTTACTTCCTCCTTAAATCTTTGGGATTAATATGGTTAATGGGTGTGGTGTCCTATAAACAGATGGACTCCATTGCTCATTTCCTGCCACGACCTACTGACTGCGCACCTTTGTGCTTAGAATTCCAGATCCGGGCAGCCTTCTTCTTGGCATCCTTATCTGACATTCCTTCACTTTTGAACTTGTTTCTCATTTTGAGATACCCTGCTGGCATTTTTTGTCTCCTTCTCACACTGATAAAGCTGGTCTAAATCTAGACCATAGTTCTTCTCGTGCTTTCTGGCATCCCTAAATAGGCGTCTTTCCCGCCTACGGATGGCAATTAAGTCGTTCTCTAAGAGCTCCGACAGTCGCTTTGCGTCCGCCGGAGTTTTGCCTTCTTTCCTATAAAGCTTCTGGATCTGATCTTTTGTATATTTGGGGTTTAACTTAACCATATCCCATACTCTCTATTACGCTCCCAGCCGTATATTCTTCCACTCTGACGGCTAGAGGATAAGAGGTTCCTTCTTAACACCCCCCAAACGGGAAATCTTCTGATGACGGAGGCTTTCAGGACAAAAAACCACTCCACAATTGGGGCACTCAATCCACCCAAAGGGAGCCGCCATTAGGGCAGTATTAAAGTAACTGAAGTCTACCACTCGGGTTCCGCAGTTTGGACATACATCCTTAAGGATATCCTGTATGTCCTTCTTCTCCTGATGGTCTACTGCTGCTATTTCAGCCTTCTTTTTTTCAGCTTGTTCTACAGACATTTAAGCAGTCCTCCTAAACATCAATTCTAAGTTCCATTTGAATATGGGGATATAAAGATACATTCGAAAGAATAACCAGGTTCCAAAAGCTGACAGGGTAAAGTATCTACCCCCCTCATTGAACATAACTCCGGCTACCCTACAATACTGAAAAAGAGGTGCCCCCATTCCACGCCAGTAGCTCCTTTCGTTGTACCTTTTGATATTCTTCTTTGTAGGCTTAATTTCGTAAATGCAAGATTTATTTTTCTTCATATACCAAGACCTTGGAGATCTTACAGAATGTACAATCTTCTTCATTATCTATCCTCCTCTTATAATAAGAACACCATAGGATGCCATTCTCGACCAGCAATGGACAGTTACGACAGTGTCCTAAAGGATAAATTACCTTGGTGGGCACCTCCTGAGAGCTCAATCCCCATACTCCATCAACCTCAAGCTTCCCCATTTTCTCCTACCTCCCTGTAATCATAGATAAGAAGGTCATTCCCTTCAGTCTTTACGTCAATATATTTTTTTCCGTTCATATCCCCACTGACATGAAATGCCTTAATGTTTCCCCAACAATACTCTGTAGTGGGGAGTAAACGAAAGACCTCTTCCAGTAGTTTCCTATTAATCCTTGTTACCTTCATCTCCTACCTCTGCCTTAATTTGTTGTACATACTTGGATATTGTCCCTATGGACAAACCAGTCATTACTTGGATCTCTTCCTCAGTATACCCACTTGAATACAGGTCCTCAATCCGGGCCTTATTGTAGTCTCCCCTATTGTATGTCTTATCATAGGCATCAATCATCTTGTCTTCGACCGTATTGATCATGGATTTAGTCTCTTTGTGATGTCCATAGTTCCAAGAACTGGTCTTAGACCTATGCTTATAGATATCCTCCCTCCAGATCGATCGGCGCTGCCAGTCTATAAAGTTTTCCAAGGGATCATTCATGGTTAGCCTCTACCTTAAACTGATCACTCAATTGTTCTCTGGTCATATCCTTAAAATAGGCTATCAGGGCCTTCAAAACATCGGCTACAACTAAGATATCCTCTACCCGAGACACTGCCTTCATATTGTGGATGCCATCCCTGACAGGTATGTCTATCTCCAATACTGGAAATCCCATATCCCTATATAACCAGGCCTCACTCTCTTCCCCTTTCTCATTGAACTTATACTTTCCCTTAAATGGCCTTAGGGCCTTCTTGACATGGACCATATTGATACCATAGACATTCTCCACGGTGAAGTTCACTGATTTCTTAAAGTCCTCAGTAACATCCAGAACAATCATCATGGCAGTCTTGGGATCATTCTCGCGGGATACGTATCTGGCTCCATCCATATGGCCTTCTTCGTCATTGGTCAGTTCTATCTTGACATCTGTCTCCCCTAACAACTTACCAACTGCCAGAACACTTGCTATGTTGTCACAGGGACCTATGAATTGACCATCTTCTATGGTACCCATAGGATCATTAAAGACTGTGTCAAGGTGAGCAGATACAATTACCTTCATGACTTTTTGTCCTCGTCATCCTCCATTAATAACTCGCCAATGGCCTTAGAATTTAGGCCAAGATCCTTGAACTGCTGTGTAAGCCGGAGCCTGGACTCTTGCTGCTTCATGGCCAATTCTGTGGCTGTCACATTCATAGCCTGTGACCCCTGCATAGCCTGTGGCGCCTGATTTGCCCCATTGGAGTTATAACTACTACCACCCCACGATGGATTGTAAGGAGTTATTGTTATTGGAGACTGTGGATAACTAGGTGTAATAGGCGGGATGCTGAAAGCCTGCTTGTACCCCCGATCCCACTCACTCACCCAATCTGGAAACTTCAAGGGACTACATTGCCTATGGAATCTAACCTCTCTAAATCTGTCATCTATTTTGATCAGAAGGACTTCGAAGGTTTCCCCCTGCTCAAAGGCCTTGTTACATTTGTCACAACATATTACCTCATTTTCAGATCGTTCCATTATGGATGTCCTCCTTGTTGATAAGTACTAACTCCTGTTACAGCCTCCAATTCATCCGCAATCCATTCATGAATTTCAGGCTTCTTGGTTTTCTCCCAACTGAAGGGACAGAACTCTACTTCTTGTAAACCTTCAGTATGTCTAAGTTTCACCAGTATATTCCAAGCATCTGGTCCACAGGAGGGAAAGTTCTGAAAGTAACATCCTTGGTGGCACTTCTTGAAACCCACCACTTCCCCCTCGGCCAGTCCAAACTTTTTCCGAACCCAGTCGCCCTTTGAGAATGGGCAGTTGCGTTGGTTTTCACTTTTTTCCATGTCTTACCCTTATGTCTTTTAAAGGACCCTCCCCAATGGGATAGGCATCACACTTTGCCACATCCGTTTGGTCCTCCCGGGGATACAAATATACATCTTCCCTATAGACATCCAATAAGGGGACCTCAAAAGAAGGATCCTCTGTGTCCCTAAAGGTATGAGAAGGCATATGAATATACCGGGTATTTAAGGACTTTTCCATTACTCTACCTCTTTCTCTCTACAAAACCAGCAATCTCCTCTCATATCAACCTCTTAAAGAACCTCCATACGCGATAGGATAGCCATTGCCAAAAGGATATCCTCCTAAGGAGCCACTCATAATGCTTTAGGCACTTCTCAAGGAGGTCATCATCAGAGTAGTTGTAGGACTTCTTCGTCATCTTTTAGACACCACCCTAGGACCTCTATGACCGTCTCCACTATCTGAAGCTCATGAAGTTGTTTTACCCTATCTATCTCCCTATAGTATATGTCTCCCCTCCCCAGGAGGACCTCTTGTAGAATCTTATGTCTCCTCAGGGCCTCTTTAATGTCAGTTTCTGTTTTCATAACCTTCCCTATCATAGACTATTATCACACACTTTTCTTTCTGGATTCGAAAAGTAAGGACTGTGCGATCGTAAATGGTCAGATAGTCCTTCTCCCATTTTGTGGTCAGGTCCTCTCCGGTAAACTTGAAGGGCTCCATATAGGCATCCATTGCTGAAAAAATCTTGATTGTTCTTACTTTATTGGGGCTCATCTCCATCTAAGCACCTCTGGTCCCTCCAGTATTTACACCACTGTATTGTGCAACCAATACAAGGGGTTACCTCCTTGTAAAGGAGGTAGGTGTAATAGCAGGTGGCCTGATTCTTACTTATCTGCATTATCTCTCCGAGTCCAAGTACTTAACCTCATTACAGGTGGTTATCTCATCATGGGTGAGCTCAATTGTCCGGAAGTCCGGCCAAGGAAACCTAACGAACATCCTTTGCCCTTGTACCCTTTCCACCTTACCTATAGTTCCCTCAAGACCCAGTAGGGGCATCCTACCCCGGGTAAACACAATGGTGCCAACTGGATAGACCTTCTTATTGGGACTCAATTCCATGGATGAACTCCTTGAGCTCGTCAATCCTCTTCTGGACCATGTCGTCATCATAGACATACTGGGCATTGAAGATTGAGATACAGTAACTGAGAATGGTCAGGTCGTCAGGGTTCATTTGTCTTTTTTCTTCCACTTGAGCTGTATCCTCTGAATGGGGAATGGTTCTCCTGACTTTCTGGCAATCTTAATGAACGCCCTTTCGGCATAGTTGGGGGGTCCAACTGTCAGGATCATCTCTTGGTGCTTACTTCTGCCATCCTTCCTTCCCCTCCGGGTTGCCTTAATGGTCTCAGAAGGGCTGACATACTTGGTTGCCTTAATTGCATCCTCATAGAGTATGCATTCGGCCACTTGGCCTATGTAACGGGTCCTCTGCTTTGTGTCATTTTTGTCCATGTTATTTGTCCTCCATACTATTATATAGTCCCTATGGGTATATAAACTGGCATCCTGACGGTTGGCAGGGGTCAATTCGCTATAGGGTGGGGATTTGCCGATTTTACAGATTCTCCTTGGTCACAGACCCCGTGGAGGGTTTTTTAGTGGTCAGGGGCATCTACATCTTTGGTATGGTGACCCCCCCTCCCCCTTGGGCGATATGCCATGCCAATGGGCGATTGTCATACGGGCAGGAGGGCTAAGTGCTTGAAATGTTTTAACTAACCCTTAAACCTTGCCCTTTGGCATTGTCAAAAGTGAAGTTTGGCAGAAAGTAAGGCACATAGGAGCTTGTTGGATTGATCAAGACATTACCAGTTCAGACAAGTTGCTTCTAAATCAGAAAAGGTCAAGGGGATAATGGGCAGGGCTAAATGGTCATCCCTATCAACTAACAACTAATGTTCCCTTATAGGGAGAAAGGATGTGCCATTATGTTAGACGAAACGAAAGTAATCAAGATTACGCCCATTATGTTAGTCATCGAAGCCCTGCGGAAAGACTGGGGACAGCCTATCAAGGATAAGAAAGACCGAATTACGGGATACAAGACTGGTATCCATACGGTATATTCAGGTCTTAACGATGCCTTGAGAAAGACTGGAGTGAGCAACCCCGTAGCATTTCAGGATGACCTTGCCAAATCTGGCGACTTCACTGTAAGAGTATGGAAAGGTGGAGCGATGTTATTCTTCACAGAGCAAGGCTTGAAGAAATACGGGTTTACCTTGCCCGCAGGAATCAAGGCAAAAGAGTCCAGTAATAAGAAGGCGGATGACCTTGTGAGTCGTTGCACAATCATCCTGAGGAAACAGAATGAAGTGAAGAGAGCATAGTAACATGACCTTTTGCCCTGTCCATTAATCCCTTGACCTTAACAATATGACATAATGTCCCATAGCTCAATGCAGAGCAATCGCTCGATAGGCGATGTTATAGGTTCAAGTCCTATTGGGACACCATGTAGATATAGTTATGCTTTGACTAAAGCAGAACATAGTGTATCTTAATATCGCAACCCAGTCGGCTGAAGTCTCTGGTGTACGGACAGAGGTAGCCTCAAAGCCCTAAAACTCAATAGACTTACTGGGGATACACGAATGGAAAGGCAGAGAGTAGGGAGTAAAGACATCCACGAAAGTCCTTGAATGTCCATATCAAGGTATCCAGTTAAAGAACTGTATGACCAAATAAGATGGAATAGACAGGATGAGTAGTGCGGACTAAAGGAAACCCTTGAAGCCAATCCGATGAATCCGAAGCCATCCTGACCAAAAGCAAGGCAATGCGTGGAGGAAAACTCCTGTCGAAAGACAAAAAGGATGGATAGGTAGGAGATGCGTAACCTTCTATAGTCTGGAACGACTATATTACTCCTGAACAACACAATCGCTGTAAAGGTAGTGAAGGTGGCAACACTATGGACAGCGTTGAACCCTGATTAGGGATTGAGGAAATTCGGGATTGAACCTGAACATTATTTTCGTAGATATGCCCAAGGTAAGGTGTAATACTACACGCTGACACAGGCTAAAAGCGGGGTAATTAGTAGGGGGAGATATTTTCACAATTAGACCTCTTAATAATCACTTACTATCTGCCCATTGGCCAATGAGGGGAAAGATAGTAAGTGAGCCTATACTCGTAAGTGCCTTAAAAGAATATTAAGTAGAAGCCAATCGGAACGGATTGGATAAACGCAGAAAAGATGCCATTGATTTGGCATCACAATATAGCAATTTGATTAGTGGCTATAAAATACTAATCCATGCTGGGCATCATGTAAAACTGCCCATCTTTATTAAGAGAGGTGATACTATGGAACATACACATGATTTCACAAGGTATATCTGTTGTCCTCACTGTGGGAAGAGAGAAGGGGATATAACAGAACAACCTGAGAAGAAAGAGAGTTACATACTAGACTATATTTTCAGCCCCATCATAGTTCTTATAGCAGGGGCTGCAATTGTTGGAGTACCCGCCATTCTATACTTAATCTTTACATTCCTGTCCACTGTGCATTGGGGAGAATAAGACTAAACAAGCCAAGGAGCATAAGGAGGTGATATTATGAGTAAGACAAAGAAGTATTTGTTGGCTTTGATTGTGGCATTGGTTATAGCCTGCAGTACCATACTCTGTCCTATATGTGGACTGATAGGACAATTCAAGATGGGACTTAATGGGATATACTGCGTATGTCCTAATGGTCATGCGTGGAAGTAGGAGGACATTATGGAACTATCAAAGGAAGAGATGAAGCAGATTGAGCACAAATGTCTGCACATCCTGCGGGATGAAGGCATCACTCCTGTGGGAGAAGCCTTGGTCATTGAGAGTGGAAGCCTTGGCATCAGGAAACTTGGCTGTGTGGACTTCCTTGTTAAGTGTGGCTACTATGTCAGATGGCATAGAAGGGAGAGAAGATAATGGCAAAGCAACAGATTGGTGGCAAGAATGCCAAGGGACGCCAGCATGTCCATCATGAAGGCAAGTATCGGAAGCAGGTTGACCGAACAAGAAGGAACAAAGAGAAGGCATGGAAGAAGCACTTGGCTAACCATCCCAATGACAAGGTGGCCAAGGCTGACATCATGCGTCTAATGGGAGCGTTTTGAGGTGAGAGATGAAACCCCTAAAACACTACGAAAAAGAGTGGTATTGTATCAGGCAACCTATGGACATTGAAGTCAACCCAAAGGATGACCAAGAGGTTCTATTTTGGTGGATGATAACTACAGCATAGAAGGTGAGAGATGATAGGCTGGATAATAGCAATAGCATTAATAATTGTGTGGCTCATCTGGAGGGGAACAGATTTAGGGGATCCTCAAGCATAGGAGGTGAAAGATGAACACAGAGATATGCAGGAAGTGTGAAGAGAATCAGTTCTGTGTTAAAGACAACCTGACAGACTGTCCAAAGATAACTGACAAGGTTGAGGTTGAGGATGGAGATATCAAAGAATAGGTTATGGCTATGCCCCCGATATAAGATATGCACCCTTTGGTGTCCCCATAGGGAGCCCCATACTTTTGTGATGAGGGTTTGTCAAGCTTGGAGAGAGGGATGTGGAGTCTGCTTAGAGGTTGAGGATGGAACTGAGCAAGAATAAAGTGTATTTCTGTAAATATAGTTCGTGCACTTGGCCATGTGGACATAAGACGCCACACGAAGTACGGAGAAACTGTATGCGGATGCCTAAAGTTGGCAGGGATGACTCCTTTTTCAATCCCCATAATGGATGTGGATGGTGTGGAGAGGAATCAAATGAAGCTGAGCAAGAATCTAATTAAAGAGGACAAGAGACAGACCACATTGAGTGCTAAGAAGGCCATAGATGTCTACTGCACCACCAAGGATTTATGGAGATTCGCCCACGATGTGTCTGAACTCTCTCAGTGGTTTGGAAGATATTGCTATAGGAATAGACGATTGTTTTTATTAGCCCTTAAAGATGAGATAGAAAGGAGACGGTTATAATGTATAAGATTATTGGTAAGAAGTTTGCCAGATTCTCCTCTCAAGTCTATATGAGAGAGGGAATGCTTAAGACTGTTCCCATAGTCTATCCCACCAATGTAAAGGTTAGACGGGTATCAAGGAAGAAACTTATCCGTGGATTTCATGGCACAAGGATTGAGGAGTAATATGAAAACCTTAATGTTTCTAATTGGTATATTTGTTGGCATCTTAATTGGATATACTATCAGTCATTTTCTATGGTTAGAAATAATAGAAAAGGTTATCATTATACTCAAAACGAATCCTATCCCTGTTTAGGAGACGATATGGAAACGTCAAAGAACAAGGAATTTGATGGAAGTAAGTACTGGTGTAAGCATTGTGGCAAAGAGACCACAGCCGTTGCCTACTACAGTGAGACGGCCTTTGGGACTTGTACGGTGGCTTCTATAAGGGAAGGGATTAAGTATGATGATTTAGCAAACTTTGAGACCCATGACTCTGACAACTTTGACATCTATGAGTATCAATGTGAGTTGTGTGGAACGAAGGAAAGCAATTTAGATAAGCTAGTAACAACTGACACAGAAGAAGTCTCACAAGTACTAAAGGAGAGGGAGAAGTTATTCAAGGACTTAAAAAAGAGGAAGAAATGAAGTGCTTGGGCTGTAAGAAAAGGATAACCGGTGGCATTCTTTGGAGTGTGGATGGACAAGAGACTTTCCACATGGATAAGGAGTTGGTGTTGCCAGTTATCAGGAGAGTCTTTGGCTTTTGTAGTTCAAAGTGTGAGACGGAATTCTTTCTAAGTAAGGATAGAATGAGTAAGGCTGACAGATTCAGGCAGAGGGCGAGCAAGAACATTGATGATGTTCGTAAGGAATTACAGGCTGCCTTCCTGTCCACTGACAATGAGAACACAAGAGACTTAATAGATTGTCTAAGGAGGAACTTATGAAGAAGAGAACAGGACCAACCTTCTTTAGGTGTGCCTGGAAGTCTGGATATGATGTCGATTGGTATGGAGTCTTCCAGCTTGGGCCTAATGGCATTACATTCTGGAGGATAGTCTCATCTTTAAAGACCGTCCTGACACCAGAATTATAGTTAAATGGGAAGGAGGAACTTATGAAGAAGAATAAATTTAAAGAGGCTTTAGAGGACATGGTAAACCAGTTTGCATTCACTTTGGATAACCCCCCAAGAATCACGGCTGGAGGACTGAGTGCTCTTGAACATGCCTTCATCATCTTAGGTTATCCAGACCCAAAGGACATGCCTGAAAGGAAGTGCCAGTATGGCAGGTGTAAAAGGACAGCAACCTCTGGGACACCAACGAAGAAAGGTTATAGAAGGGTGTGCGGACAGCACTTTTCCATACTGTCCCATTGAAAGGAGGACACGATGCAACCAGCAGCAAATTTTGGAAAGAGAGTGAAGATTCGAAAGGGAATTAGAGAGGCCAGACCTATTGTGAAGTCAGAGCCTCAACCTGTTGTGGTGGTTCCTGCCCAACAGACTCCCACCAAAGAGAGTCTAATGGATGCCCTACATCTAACTGACAAGGACTTGAAAGAGGAACCCAATGGAGAAGAGCTACAACATAATTGATGGGAAGCTCATTGATGGGATAGAAGTCTTCTCCAATAGATGGGGAACTGCTATCCACTTGACATCATACAGGTTAGCAAAGAACGGAATTCTTGTCAAGATTAGTAAGGACTTAATTCTTGAACTCCTAAAGCAATATCGTTTTTCCATTCAAATGAAGAAGACATGGCATCATGTGGTAGAAATCTTACCAAAGGAGGTGGACAATGTTTCAATACAAATGGATAAGAAAGACAGACATACCCCAAGGAATCAGAGAGTCTCTGTCAAAATACATACAAGGGGCAACAGAGTGGGAAACTCCAGCCGTCATAGCCGTTAACTCAATCCTAAATACACTGGGTTCACAGCAAGCCCTCTGGATGCTGTTAAGACAGAATGACAACAATCGATTGGCTATTTGGGCTTGGCAGTCCGCCTTAGTATGCTGGCTACATGGCAAGCCAATCTTCAAATATATAGAGGAAGAACAGAAAGGAGAAACAAAATGATAACATTACATCCATTCGTTCTTGCAGTCATATTGGTAGCATCCTTTGTATTGGGAGGCATCCTTATGCTCATGGTGGATTTGGTCAATGGAAAACTTATGGGGAGGAAGACTAATGGAAAAGAGTGAGAACGTGGGTGATGAGCCCAAAAGGAGATACCATTCATTTGCCACCCACTCAGAGATATGGCCTCAAGGAATTTATAAGGTATTCCATCAGAGTTATGCTGTGGTGGAGTACAATTATAAGACAAAGAAACTTACAATAGTAGATTCCTCTCAAAGTGTGCCATACAAAAGTTCATATGGATATACACATCGCCCCCCAAAGTGGAGTAGTGTCAAATGGCATCTCAACAACTGGCTGCCTCTGGGAATCAAGGTGGTGGCACATAAGGGAACATCTGATAGGTGGCTACACATCGAGGGGCAAGAACCAAAAAGATTCAGGGGCCAAATCACAATCAAGTATCGGGGAATTTTATAGATGCAACTCTCAAAGAATAGACGCCACTTGGATTTGATATACTTCAGGAGCTATGGGGGCAGAATGATAACCGTTGAGTGTGTGGTTTGTGGAAAGACACATGAAGACTCATACTACATGGCTCATGGAAAATGCTGGAGATCTCTCCCTTGGGGGGCTGCGGATGAGATCCATACCCTATGTTACCACGCCTTTAAGGAAGGAAAACCCTTGGAATTTAATAGGTCTAAATTTCTATCTAAGTATAACATAAAAAAAGAAAGGAGAAAACGATGAAACCAAGTTTGTTATTGAAGTGTTTGCAGAAGGCCATTGAATGTCGGCAAGCCCTTCTATTGACTGGTCCACCTGGCGTTGGAAAGACTGATGTAGTAAAGCAGGCTTCCCGATCAGCAGAGGCAGACTTGATTGTGAGTCATCCTGTTGTTGATGATCCCACCAACTACAAGGGTATGCCTTGGGTCATTCAAAAGAAGGACGGAAGAACAGAGGCAGTGTTCCTTCCCTTCTCTAACCTGAGCCGAATCATTGAGGCCACAAAATTGACAGTCTTTCTATTGGATGATTTAGGTCAGGCTCCCCCAGCAGTTCAGGCAGCAGCCATGCAGTTACTCTTAGCTCGTTCATTGAATGAGTTTAAGATATCTGATCAGGTTGTATTCATGGCCTGCTCCAACAGAAGGGAGGATAAGGCAGGTGTTCAGGGTATCTTAGAGCCAGTCAAGTCAAGGTTCTTTGCCATCCTACCTTTTGATGTTGACCTGACAGACTGGACAATCTGGGCAGCAGCGAATAAGATGCCCTTCGATCTCATAAACTTTGTGAGATGGAGGCCTGAGCTTCTTCATCAGTTTGAGGCCAGTAGGGATATGAAGAACACACCCTGTCCAAGAACGATCGCTCATGCTGGAGAGATCATGACATCAGGTTATCCGGATGAGTGCCGGCTAGAGATGTTGACGGGTGCAGTTGGGGCTGGCTTTGCAACAGAGTTCGTGGGATTCCTAAAGCTAAAAGAGTCTATCCCTGATATAGATGAAGTGATTGCCCATCCCACTAAGGCAGACATTCCAACGGAAGCCAGTGTGCTATATGCTTTATGTGGAGCCTTAGCCGAGAGAGCAGATGCTCAGACCTTTAAGCCAATCATTGAGTATGCTGAGAGATTGACCAAGGAATATAAGGATGCCAAGGGTCAAATAAGACAGGCAAAGGCTGAGTTCAACATCATCATCGTGAGGGATTGCCTACTGAAAGACCATTCCCTTAGGAAGAACAAGTCCTATTTGGAATGGCAGACAAAGCACAAGGACACCATACTCTAATGGAAATTTCAAAGAATAGAATGTACATGTGTGAAATTCGTAGGGAGTGTAAGAAGGCATACCCTTCAATGGCCTGTGAGCATAGAGAACCACACATTCCGAAGTATCGTCCATGTAAAGGGTATCCTTGCACCCATGTGTCTGACAGATCTAACACGGGGAATGAGCCCCTATATTGTAACTGCATGCCAGTAAGGAGGCAGAACCATGGCAAAAGCAAATGTGAGTTTAACTCCTGATGAGAAGATGTCATGGTCGAAGACCAGATTGGTTCTTGACCATACCTTCTTTGCCAGTGTAGGATTACAGTTGGACATCCATGAGGATAAGGAAAACAAACTACCCATCCCCACGATGGGGACAGATGGAAAGGAAATCATTTGGTCAAGAGAGTTTGTGAGTAAGGTCAATACAGAGGAAGTGCTTGGTGTAGTGGTTCATGAAGTAATGCATGTGGTTCTACTTCATCCTTTCAGGCGGGGAAACAGAGACTTCCTGATTTGGAATCTGGCTTGTGACTATGCAGTCAACCTGATGTTAGTAGACTGTGGCTTCAAACTTCCACCAGGAGTCCTACTTGACAACAGATTTGCTGGTTGGGAAGCTGAGAAAATATATGAGTACATAATAAAGAACGCCCAGAAGTATAAAGCCATGATCAAAAGCTTTGGTGAGGGAAGTGGAAATGTTGGGCAAGTATCAGACTATCCTTCCAATGGAAGTGAGGCAGAGATGAAGGCTGGAGAGCAGTCCCAACAGATCGAGAATGCCAAGGCAGCACAGGCAGCCATGAGAAGACAAGGCAACTTACCCGCAGGATTGAAAAGGATATTGGAAGAACTTAATCAGCCAAGAATCAATTGGAAGGAAGCCTTGTCCCAGTTCATTGAAACCACCTCAAAATGTGATTACACTTGGGAGTTACCCAATGCTAAGTATGTGGGTCACAACGTATATCTTCCCACAGTCAAGAGCCCAGAAATAGGAATGGTAGTTAACCTGATTGATGCCTCTGGAAGTATTAGTAGAGAAGAACTGAAGGAAGAGGTCAGCGAGATTCAGGGGATACTGGCAGCCTATGAGAAGATGGAGTTACAGGTATCGTTCTTTGATACCAAGGCCATGCCCTTCCAAGAGATAACGGATGATACCGACATCAACAAGATGAAGATTGAAGCAGGTGGGGGAACAGACTTCAGGTGTGGATTCAAACAGATGGAAAAGGAACAACTTGAACCCATCTGCATCATTGTATTTACAGATGGTGAGTGTGATTCTTTCCCAAAGAACCCAGATATCCCTGTGCTGTGGCTATTAACCTACAATAATAAACGCTTCAAGCCACCCTTTGGGGATGTTATTATAATGAACTACGATAAGGATAGATGATGGAACTGTCACCAAATCAATTATACATCTGTGGTAGACACAATAGCTGCGACAACAACCGAAGAAGATACCCCTGCTCACATGCAAAGCCACACCCACTCGGTCATGATTGTAGTTACCGGTGCGACTCAACGGATAAGGGAACACGGCGGAAGATAACTTCTCAATCCTGTAGAAGGATAGCTAATGGACATATCAAAAAATGAGAAAAAAGATCTGGCAGTTATTTGTACATCCAGAAGGGAAACAAAATGGGAAGTGGTTGAGGTTGAGAAGAGACTTACCTTTAAAGACTGGAATGGGATTTCCTTCTTCCTTCATAAGGATCCAGAAGGAGGTGAATGGATTGTCACAGAGAAATCCACAGGATTAAAGATAGCAGGGAACTCAACAAGGACAGGGGCAGTAAGAGCCTCTTGGAGGAAGATACAAGTTAACACAAAGAGTGAAGTGGAACTTCTAAAGGCTATAGCTCAACAGCCCAAGGCTCCCAAGTATTGGGAGGTACCAACAAAACTAAACAGACACCAACGAAGATACCAAAAAAGAAAGGAGAAAGCACTATGAAGAACATAGTTTTATTGGAGTATGAAGGATTGACAAAGGATCGGTGTAAGACAGTCCTTCAAAAGGTTCAACATTGTGGATTCAATGCTGTCATCAGTCATCTTAAGTGTCAAATAACAAAGTATGATCGGGAGTTGACTCTTGATGAGATGAAAGAAGATGCGTTGGATTTACAACCTATCCAGCCAAACACAATCTACATTAAGTGTGAGGTAGTGGGGGCAGACAAGTACCAAGGGAAGGGTGAGGTTACCATGATAGCCCCCCGACCATCCTATACTTGGGCAGCCAAAATGTTGAAGACAGGTTTAACTTCTCCCTTGACATCCACAGTCGATACGGAAAGCCCAGTGGAAGATGAGATCAGAAAGTTTCCCCTTGATGTGATTCCAAGTGTCAATTTCGTTAATGGGAAGGGAGAGAACCTTGGGTGGTACCACCTCAAGTCTAATATCCTTTGGATATGTGATGTGGTTCACAATCCAAGCAGGGCAAATCAATTGCTAGACCAAGCCATCTCTACGATCTATGAGTTACAAAGGACTGGAAAGATTGGTTTCATCAAGAAGGAGACTGATAAAATTCTTGACTTGCTGAAAGGTGGGGGTTACAGAGAGCCTTGCCTATTCTGGACAGGCTTTGAGAATGATAATGATTCCCTTCTTCTTGGTGGTCAGATTGCTTTAGCTGATTATATTGAGAAGGACATTGACCAGATGCTAAAGCATGGCTGTGATATATTCTTCTTGAGGGAAGTCTTAAAGAATAAGAATTCCACGGCTACAATCTCAACCACAGGTAAGGGAATGGAGGTAGCGGTAGAGATTTCTGTTCAGAATTGCCCAGCCCATACCACAACGGAAGAACAGACAGAAGAGATTACATCCTTCCTTAAAGATAGGATGACACAGTTGGGTCGAGATTTCTTCAAGACAGTAAAGGAAGCCATAGATGTGAAGAGGATAGAACAATGCAGATGAGCGAAAACAAAAACAAGTTTCCTTTTAAGGTAGGACAACGAGTTGTCCTTGTTCACTTTGAACAGAATCTTCCAGCCAAAGCCTTAAAGGCACGAGTCTACGCATGGGGTCGTAGAGTCCGAATTGTCAGCGGATGGGAGTCTTGCAAGGACTACATACAGAATACTACCAGAAGCCCCACCACCTGGTGGGCTCCTTGTAAGGAGGATGAATGCCCGACTAACGGATTTAGATTCACCGTTGGGCATTGGCGTAAAGAACGGAAATGCCTTGGCAAAAGAAGGAAGCTTGCTACTGACAATACTGATAAATGGATGTTGGTAAAGGATTGGGAAGCATTGGACAAAATGCAAAGGGAAGAGTATGCTAAAAAGCAAACTGTATAGACATCAAAAGAGGAATCTCCAGTTCCACCTCTTGTACAATAGGAGTGCAGACTTCTCTGAACAGGGAACAGGCAAGTCCTTGATTGCTTTGGCAAAGATATCTATGCTGAAACAAGCTGGTGTCCTTGACAAGGTGCTTGTGGTATGTCCACGATCAGTCATAGATGTGTGGAAGAAGGAGATAGAGAAGCATACTGATCTAACCTCCATCAGTCTTACTGGCTCCTTACAGGACAAGATGGACATGCTGGAGAAGGAGGCAGACATCTACATCCTATGCTATGACTCTATCCCTGGTAGAAAGAACACCTTAGGCAAGATGCTAATGGCATTACAGAACAAGTACTTTGACTTTCTGATAGGAGATGAAGTGACACACATAAAGTCCTATACAGCCCTAAGAACTCAAGCGGTCACCCTCCTTTGTGACAGCATCTCCAAGGTTCTATTCTTATCCGGAACTCCCATATCTAATAACCCCTCCAGTATCTTCACATTGTACCGAGCATTAGACTCCCGAATCTTTGGGACTAACTTCTTTAGGGCAAGGGGATACTACTTCCAGAATCATGGGGGCAAGTTTCCCGACTGGAGGATTCGTCCAGAGATGCAGGATGAACTGACAAGAAGGATGTATCAAATAGCAGTAAGAGTAAAGAAGGATGAGTGCCTTGATCTACCTTCGAAGGTGTGGCTCCCAAGATACACTGATCTCAAGGCAGACCAGAAGAGTCTGTATACTCCAATAGCCCAAGACTTACTGAAGCATATCACCCTACCAGCAGGCAGGATTGATATAAAGAATGCAATGACCAAGATGTCTAAGATGTCTCAGATAACCAGCGGATTCCTTTACACAACTAAGGACACTGCAATATTTACCAGCAATCCTAAATTAGATTTATTAAATGAAGTCCTTGATGAGGTGGGAAGTGACAAGGTGGTTATCTACACGCGCTGGAAGGAAGACCTGAGTATGATCGTTGGTCTCCTAAAGAAGAGACGGATGAGGCATCTGACTATTGAGAGCACCACAAAGGATCGGGGGAAGGTGGTCACCTTCTTCCAGACCATGCCCAAGTATAGGGCATTGGTCTCCAATGTGTCAACCGGAGGATATGCTCTGACACTAACGGCCTCCCACTATATTATCTATTATGATTTTAACTTTAGCATCATTGATTTCCTGCAGAGCCAGGACAGGATCCATAGGATAGGACAGACCAAGACCTGTTTTTATATTCCCCTGCTTGTGAAGAGTTCGATCGATGAGTACATCTATGAGAGTCTAATGAAGAAGGTTGACATTGCCAAGGGGATATCAGACAAAGAGGGCATCAATAGACTGAAGGAGAACCTGAATGCAACTCTCAAAGAATAAGGTTTATATCTGTGATTTAAATGTAAAGGGGCACAATTGTAAAGACTGTAATCATGGGATAAAACATCACAGATACATTGAGGCGTGCTTAGTGCCTTGTGACAGGGGCAAAGGAGCCCGCTGCATAGAGGTTAAGGATGCAGATATCGAAGAACAGAAGACGTGAATTATGTGTTAATGGAAGTATATGCACCTGCAAAATCTATACTAACTTCAAGGAATATCTCAAGAAGACTTGTCTTAAAAAGCATCATCCAGAGAACCCATCCTCATGGGTCTGTACCCGATACAAAGGACATACTGGAGTCCACGTTGCCTGCAACTCCGACACCCATAATCTAGTAAGTTGGAGGAAGGATGAAACTCTCAAAGAATAGAAGATGGTCTAAATGTATTAACGGAAGTCTTTGCACATTCAATGGATTCCTGTGTCAATCAAGGCATAACGGAAGAAGGTGTGACAGGACACTTAACCATGATGGAGACCATATCTATTGTGGGAAATACTTGCATCAGCACAATATATCACGCTGGAGACAGGAAGATGCAGTTATCAAAGAATAGAAGACGTGACACCATCTGTATCAATGGCAGTCTTTGTCATAATACATCAGGGAATTGCCTTGCTAGATGTAGGGGATGGGCATGTACAAGAGAGGGAGGACATCTAGGACCCCATGTGGCCTGTGGTGGTGTTAGTAATGATTCTCATAATTATTATTGGTGGCGAAATAGGAGGAAGAAGAAATGAAATGTGGAGATTGTGGACATGAGAAGGGATTCAAAAGAAACAAGGTGTCACTAGACAAAGGGCTTTGTAGATGTAGATGCCATCTGGTAGAGGTCAGGAAGCCAGTACCAAAGAAGCCTAACAAGGTTGAGATCCCCAAGACTGCTTACAATAGGAAGGTTCTAAAGAAGTGGTTAAAGGATTATTTGTCTGACAGGTTTAATAACTGACCCCTGACTTCTTAAAGGCTGACAATTATTAATAGTACTTTGGGGTATATAAAAAGTCATTCTGACGGCAGGTGGGTATGGAAATATCAAAGAATAGACGAGTAGAAAAAAGATGTATCAATGGAAGTCTCTGCTCTCATGGTAAAAGGCGGTGCTATGAGACTGTTCATAATAGTGGAGGGTGGGTATGTACAAGGGAGCATGGCCATACAGGATGGCATGTGGCCTGTAGTGGTCCAGGTGGTTTGGGGAAGCACAACTATTGTAGGTGGAGTCAAGATGCAGATAAGTAAGAACAGAAAGGTGATAGTTCGCTACTGGATAAAGAAGAATTCAGTTCATGGATATCACTATGGAGATCGGGTGGAGTTACTGCAACAAGGGAGGAAGTATGGCCATGACTTTTGCCGTAGGTGTCCTGGATGTGTTCAAACCGTTGAAAGTTATCCAGGTTGGTGGTGTCTCAGTTGGGATCTTGTGTACGCCCTGAGTAAAAAAAGGCCAACAAAATATGGACTTATCGAAGAATAGATTAGTATATAAGTGTATTGGTAGGGGAGCTATGGGGTGTGCGAGGAAGACGTGTCCCCACTATCCTTTGAATCATAGGGAAAAGGATTGTGGCCCTGGGGCCTGTGCTCATACTGATACAGTCTTTTGCTCCTGGGTTGAGGCGTCGAAAGAGGATTTTATAGAACAGGAAGGACTATTAGATAAAGAGGGGAACTCACGGGAATCGTCAAAAGATAAAGTTTTATAGAGGAGAACATGATACCAGCACAAACCAAGAGTGAAAGAATAGCCAAACATCAATGTGTTCACTGTGAAAGGATACTTCCTATTGGGTATATTTATGAGTCCTGCCCAAGTTGTAAGAAGATTATCAAGTTGTCCAATGGCTCATGGCGATGGGCTCAGACCATTGATGTCCTTGACCATTACGGATGGCGATGTCAATGCTGTGGAGAAGATGAGCCAATGTTCCTTACCCTTGACCACAAAGAAGGGGCAGGTAATGTCCATAGAAGAGAGATTAAAGGTAAGATAAAAGATTGGTACACATGGGTCATAAAGGAGAAGTTTCCAGAGGAGTTTCAAACCCTCTGTTATAACTGCAACTTAGGAAAGTCAAGGAATGGAGGAACCTGTCCTCATGCAGATAAGCAAGAATAGGAAAAGTGACAGAATTGTAAAAGGATGTCAAGTAATGGTGACCTGGGGTGCACCATATACTTTCACTAGATCAGGGAGTAGGGGTTTGGTACTTAGGAGGATGAGATATAGGAGATGTATGGTGAACTTCAGTACCCTTACAGGAGGACCACCCGATTTTAGAAAACCGTGGGTATTTGAGGTTAACATGAGGTACTTAATAAGAGTACGGTGATGTTATGCAGATAAGCTATAATAAACATAGAAATTGCAAACACTACCTTATTATACAAGATAAGGCTGGTCATAGAGGATGTGTTCGTCTGAGAAAGAGTCATGATTCTGCTATGACCTTTCGAGAAGAGATAGAATCTCCAAGTGGGGTTATCGGACTGATGGGCCATGACAAATCAATGCTATGTTTAATATTAAAGACATGTAAGTATGCGGAACTTGAGGAACCATGCAGATAAGTGAGAACCAATATACAAAGTGTATCCACTTCCAATGGGATACACCAGACGGGTACGGTAATAGAGGATGCGTCTGTGAAAAGATGAGAAAGGAAGATCCTGGTAGATTTATTTGGGTAGCATGTGGAAAATCTCCTATTAGAGAGATTGCCCCCTTGAATGGGAATAAAGACACTGGGGATTGTAATCTGGTTCGAACTTGTGAGTACAAAGAATATAGGAAAAAAGGAGGTAAATATGGGAAGAAGAGGAGTTTTGCCACAGGAGATAGTAAATAGTTTCTTTCAGGAGGCCGTAAGGGCCACTAAGGCTGGAGATTTATCAATGGCCTATGAGATCTATCAGAGAATCATTGATGGTCACATTGTAGCCACCCCAAGTCAGGTAGCTGAAGCAAGAGATATGATGATGGAGATCAAAAGGCAACTGGGTGGTCTTGCCCCTGACAATCGGCGTATTGACGTGGATGTGAATAAAGATCTCCATAATATTAATGACATTAGGGACTTCGATCCCCTATGTCCAGAGGACTATGAGACCCTAAAGGACAGCATCAAGAGGTATGGGATTGAGTTGCCCATCACAGTCATGGAGAATAATGCCTCAGATGGGGGAGGCTATGTCATCATTGATGGATATTCGCGAGTCAAGATAGCCAAAGAGTTGGGGATTACCATTATAGAGGCCAATGTGACTGGAGTCAGAACCTCAAGGAAAGACGTAGGAATGATGAAGGCAAGGGGTTTGAGGGCAAATTTTGCCAGAAGGCAGTTGTCAGGAGAGCAAAGGTGGAAGTATGTTGAGGAGTTAGAGAGGTTAGATCCCTTCCCAGGTACAGAAAGTGTGGCAGGTGCTACAGTTTCTCGGGCAGGGGGAAGAGGACGTAAACTTCCAGACTCTATTCGATCTTTAGCCAAGAAGATGCAGATGTCTCCAAGGCAGACTGGCCGAATCAAACAAAAGATGGAAGGGGAACGTCTTAATGTCTCAGACTCCACTGATGTCAAGAAAGGCTGGGAAATCATCCCTGAGTTTGTTGGGGAGTATCAGAGCAGCCTTGACCAAGAGAAGCAGAGGTTCGCCAAAGAGTTTTCAAAGCATCTTCACAAGCATGGACACCAAGAGACCTGGCCCAAACCTTGGAAGATTAGGGTCAGAATAAGTAGGGAGATTATTGAAGGACGATCGGGTGTAGAACATACCTATGAGGAACAAGTTGTTCCCCCAGAGTTTGAGGAGGAAGAGTGAAGACACACTTTATTGTGCACACAGTTTGCCCAATTTGTGGTAAGCCATATAAGTACAGAAAAGAATACTGGATGAAAAATCAGGCCTGTTCACGAGAGTGTAAGGATAAGTATCAGACGAGACAGGTTGAGGAGAGGAAAAAGAGTGAAATGTGCACTTGGCGGTGAAGAGATAGGTAAGGCATTTTCCATTACTCCAGAAGGACCCATCTGTGAAGCCTGCTGGAATGACTATATAGGCTGGAAGAACAAACCCATGCCCATTGAAAAGATTAAAAAGGAGAGGAAGAAGGAAAACACAAGAAAGGAGGAAGTATGAAGAAACTATTACTGTTGGCTATGGTGATTGGGTTGTTAATAGCTGGACTTGTAACTGCTTCAACCGTTTGGATGAAAGACGGAAAAGAAGCAAGCCTTACTGAAGTAAGAAGGGAGATTACGAGTTGTAGGCAGGAAGGTTTCAGTAAGAAAGTTTCTAACATTAACCAGTTCGTTCAAGAGTGCATGGCAGCCAAAGGTTACACTCAAGAGGAGAAAAAGTGAAAAAACTATTACTGTTGACCATTGTCCTAATGGCGTTACTGGCAGGATGTGTATGGGATTTTGTAGTAGTCCCCCCACCTCTGCACAGCCCTGGCTATGACCAATTTTGGTATCCAGAGTATTATCCCTACCCCTACTACTGGCATTATCACAATAGGGGTCATCATCACAGAAGGTAAAAATGGGCTGGTAGCTTAACAGGGAAAGCATCTGCCCTGCAAGCAGAAAGATCTCAGTTCAAATCTGAGCCGGTCCACCAAACAGAAGGAGGTGAGACAGTCGGCAGAAGCGTTTGCATAAACATTAACCTATAACAAAAGGAGATGATCAATGAAGAAATATCTATTGGCTTTACTATTAGTTTTGGCTATGGTGGTTCCAGCATTTGCTAGCAATGACGTTGATATTGGCGGGGCAAACTCTGGTATCGTTAATACAGGAAACAATGCAACCATTACGGGCGGAACGACTGGCGGAGCAGGCGGTGCAGGCGGTGCTGGTGGAGCAGGTGGGTTAGGTGGAAGTGCAACGGGAGTTGCAGGAAATGTAGTAGGAATTGCCCCAGGTGGGGTTAATATCTTTAAT